TTTATTAAAATTTGTCATCTCAATATCATTATTATTATTATTATTATTATTATTATTATTATTATTATTATTATTATTATTATTATTATTATTATTATTATTATTATTATTATTATTATTATTATTGATGGCAGATGTAATTGATTTACCCAAATATTGCTCATTACCTAAGCTATTCTTGATTTCGCTATTACCATTACTACTATCACTTGAACTATTATTATTTGAAGAAGACTTATCTCTATTAACCTCACTAAAATCAGACAATCCTTGTACTAATTCAGCTTCAGTATCGTTCGCATAATTTCTTATAATTACCCGACTATTTTTGGAAGGTACAAATATACTTAAATCTATTTGTTTTATATCATCTGTATATTTGTTATCATTTATTCTTACTATAATATCATCACATGATTTTCCAGTACATTCGTCTATCGAATTTGGACCGGATTGTTGGTTCATCTCTTGTTTTTGTGATAGAGGAGAAGATTGCATTGGTTTTAGAGATTGTGAACTCATGGTTCCATTAGAATCTAAATCAGAACCTAAATCAGAACCTAAATCAGAACCCGAATCTGAACCCGAATCTGAATCATTATTAAATAAATAATTAATTTTATTTGTAGGCTTACTCATTGGTGGTTTATTAGGAGGAATATTTGGTTTTGTTGTAGGAGCTTCAGGTAGATTTAGGGAGCGTGGTGGTTTGCTACCAGGAGCAGGCATTCCTAAATACGACGCAGTAGTATATGGGGGGGTGTCATCTTTTTTACGACTAACGGTCTCATTTGCTTTTTGTTGAGCATTTTCTAACTCTTCAATTTGATCTCCTAGTTTCATATTGTCTAATTCATTTTTTTTACGTTTAGCTTCCTCTTTTGCCTTTTTTTCAGTATCTAAACCGAGCGTGTCTAATGATGGACCTATAACAGATGGTTTTATTGGAGTAATTTGATTCACATCTTCATCCGCCTTTTTCATGTCTCGTTGTTCTAATTTTTCCTTGGCTTCCTTTTCCTTGGCTTCCATTTCCTTGGCTTCCTTTTCCTTGGCTTCCTTTTCCTTGGCTTCCTTTTCCTTGGCTTCCTTTTCCTTGGCTTCCATTTCCTTGGCTTCCTTTTCCTTGGCTTCCATTTCCTTGGCTTCCTTTTCCTTGGCTTCCTTTTCCTTGGCTTCCATTTCCTTGGCTTCCTTTTCCTTGGCTTCCATTTCCTTGGCTTCCATTTCCTTGGCTTCCATTTCCTTGGCTTCCTTTTCCTTTTTTCGTTCACGCTGAGCATCTTTCTCTTGTTTTTTTTTCGCCTGAGCAGTTCTGCGCTTCATTTGGTCTGGACTTAGACCACCAATATGAATAATATTTTTTTTACTACTATTATATTTTTTCATTGTTTTTCTTCTGATATTTACAAGTCGTTTGCCTTTTTTCTTTGAATTTTCATATCTACTTTTCTTTCTAAAAGCACCTTTTTTTCTTGAATGGTTCTTCCTAAGTTTTATTTTATTTACTCTATTTTTAGAAAGTTTCATAAGGATTAGTATATATACTAGTTTTAGAAAAAGTATTCGTGAACTTTTTATTTTGTTATGTTATATTAATATGTTGAGCAAACTAAAACAACTTAATTCAAATAATACCAGTAATGTAAATTCAATCAATTGTCCGAAAGCCACATCACCTGTTAATATTTCAATGGATAGCATCATGGGTCCATGTGTACTAAAATGCGACTATAATTACAACTACAATGTATATTCACCCAATGTAACTAATAAACAGAGTTACTTGTCCTTAAATTATTCCGGTAAATATAATCCAGTTACTTACAATGATGAAAAATACAATGTTCAAGAGATTCGTGTATACCAACCATCGTTACATCAATACAAAGGTACAAATGCAGATGGTGAAATACTTATCATACATAACGGACCGGGCAAGAATTTAATCGTATCGGTTCCATTTATGGTAGGTGGAAAAACAGACAAGGGGTCTTCTCAGTTAGCAAAGATGATAACAGAATCCGCATCGAGGATTCCATCGGTAGATGAATCTGTTACATTGTCTATGGGTGATTTCAATTTGTCTAATTTTATCCCACAGTCCAAAGGGTACTTTTCTTATACAGGAACATTGCCATATGAGCCATGTAATGGAAGCTACAATTATATCGTATATGCCGTTGATAACGCTTTGAATATCCCCAATGATGTATTAGAAAAATTAAAACAAATAACTGAGAATACAGAATGTAAAATAAACGAGAACAATGTATTTTATAATAAAAATGGAGCCAATTCAAAAAATAGCAGTGATGATATATTCATTGACTGTCAACCGGTCGATTCAGACGGCAATATATTAGTAGATATGAATATGGTGGAGGGGAAATCAAGTTCTTCTGATTCGGATAGTGGAATTGATTTCGAAAAGATAGCCCCCTATTTATACACGTTAATCGGGTTGGCTGTTGGGTATATCATAATTTACATAGCTCAATATCTATTCGATAATACATCGTCGACCACAACATCGTCGGTCACAACATCGACATCAAGTGGATCCAAGTAACTAAAATACCCAGCTATGTGTTTCGATTGTAAAACATTCATAATTATTATAAAACGATAATTATGAATAAAATATTACCTACTATATTTTATTATATCTAGATACATATTACATCTTACATCTTACATGATTGATGAGGTATCTGTAATAGACATTGCACTATAGATATTATCTGATGCAGGAATATAATGTAAATGACTAGGGCCAGCTGTTTCAACTAAAGGTGCCATTTGTTTCACTACTTCCTCCTCTAAAGTAATGGGGAATTGATTAAACGCACTTAAATGTCTATTTTGTGTTAATTGACTAGGTAAATATTTTTGAATACCAGCTGAACCTGTCATACCACTTGAACGCTGAATTAACTCGTATGCGGCATATAATGCAATGATGCCAACAATTGGACTAACATTCATAATCAAGTATACTGCAACAAGAAGTACACCAATATTTCCGTAAATATTATCAATAACAGGTGCTAATAATTGAGGGGTTTGTATATTAAACATAATATATATTACCATAACAATCAACAATAATTGATGGTGACGATTATTTGGCTTCATAAGTTTATTGAACAATTCCATATATCATATTATTATATTTTTTTATTTTGTCATATTCTAAATAGATTCGTATAAAATTGAATAAACACATCGCTATATCATTAAATATAATCATGTCATACTTAGGAAAAAAAGGATATACTATTTATAAAAAAGATTTGGCTAGCAAAGAACAGCAATTTATACGAAATGAATTAACCGTAAAACCGTATCTTCCTAAATCGCCAGCCCAACCGGAACCGTTTCCAATATATCGCGAGTCGCCCAACAAGTTCTATTTACCCAGATATTTTGGTCAAGACAATTTCGGCGAAATAGCTGATAATAAACTACCAAAGGGCGATGATATTGACATTAAATTTAATGGCGAAATGAGAGAATATCAAACGAACATCGTAAATAAATACATTAATTTTGTGAAAGACAGTGGTGGTGGGCTATTGGATGTTGATCCAGGTAAAGGTAAAACGGTAATGGCTCTATATATAATATCTCAATTAAAAAAAAAGGCACTCGTCATTGTTCATAAATCATTCCTATTAAACCAATGGATAGAGAGAATTGAACAATTTCTTCCTAATGCCCGAGTTGGTAAAATTCAAGGTCAAGTTATCGATATTGAAAATAAAGACATAGTCATTGGTATGCTTCAATCACTATCGCAAAAAGAGTATCCAGAATCCTTATTTGATTGTTTTGGAATATCCATCTACGATGAAACTCATCACCTTGGAGCAGAGACATTTAGTCGATCCATGCTGAAAATACAGACGAATTATACACTTGGGTTGTCTGGGACAATGCAAAGAAAAGATGGTCTGACAAAAGTATTCAAAATGTTTTTAGGCGATGTAATTCACAAGGAAAAAACAGATACATCGGAACATAAAGTTATTGTGAAAGCCATCAATTACAAAGTAAACGACGAGGAGTTTAACGAAATAAAATACGATTATCGTGGGAATCCATTATACAGTACAATGATTTCCAAATTATGCAATTATAATCGTCGTTCCGAATTCATGTTAAATATATTGGAAGAGGAATTAAAAATAAACCCAGAACAACAAATTATGATTTTGGCTCATAATAAATCGTTACTAACCTATTTGTATAAAGCCATTGAGCATAGAGCTATTGCTACAGTCGGATATTATGTAGGAGGTATGAAAGAAGAGCATCTGAAAATAAGCGAATCAAAAAAAGTAATCATTGCAACCTATGCCATGGCATCAGAAGGTCTGGATATAAAAACATTAACCACACTTATCATGGCTAGTCCTAAGACAGATGTATGTCAATCAGTTGGTAGAATATTAAGAACAAAACATACGAGCCCATTGGTGATAGATATCATAGATAGTCACGATATCTTTGAAAAACAATGGTTAAAACGACGACAATATTATATCAAACAAAAATATAATATCATATCCAGTAACAACACTGATTATTTTAATAATACATGGGAAACATTATACGATCCCAAAGACAATGAAAAAAGCATAAAGAAAATTAAAAAAAAGGATGAACCGTTGAAAGGAGTGTGTTTATTGAATATTTAAATATTTACAGAATTGATAATATGACTATTAGTTTGTACAATTATCCATTTTCGTGATGGGTGGTGGTGTTGCTAAAGCTGAAGTACTAGCAGATAAAGAAGGTGGTGCACCAGTTGAATAACTCGGTGTATATGGAACATTGGACATGTATTGAGCGTAACCACCTCTTTGTCTTTTTCCGCGTTTACCTTTTCTACTTCTTTTTACCTTTTTTGTTCTTTTTAATGACTTCTTTTTGTGACTTTTTCTCATTTTACGACTTTTTCTCTTCATGCCTCCGACAGTTGGGTTACTAGTTGAAGCATCCATATTAGCAGGATGGTCTGTTTGACCACCTGGGTAAGAATTAAAGGATGCTAAATGAGCACCATGAACACCAGATGTAGAAGCCAATGATTGGTCCTTGGAGAATCCATAACCCATACCTCCGCGATGTAATGTTCTTCTATGTTTCTTCATACTTTTTTTACCTCTTTTACCACTCTTCTTCATTTTCTTACCAGTCTTCTTCATACTCTTTCTCTTCTTCATCTTCTTACCACCAGTAGATACCATTTTATACATGCCTTTTTGTTGTAATGCTAAATCACTTGTGGTAGACCCACCGTAACCAGTAACTGCACCTACTTTGCTTGAAAAACCAGGATTAGAAAAATGAGCATTTTGTGGATTAACCAATGATGATTGTTCAACTAATGATGACATTTATATATATATATTCGAAATAAAAACAAATTCATTTTACAGTTCGTTGGTTTTCAACTAATATAAATTACGCACAACTTGATCTGTTCTGGTTATATTTCGATCGTTATACCCATTCCCCCTATTGTCTCTATTATTACTGCTACTAATAGAAATGGGAACATATTTGTTAAATTTGCTACTAAAGGAACAATTCATATTGACACATTTATTCAAATAGACATATTTATCTTCGTTTGTATTTTCAAATTCATCTTCATCATCACTTTCTTCTAGAGCGTCTAAATTTTGGTTCTCCTTGATTTTTCTAAATATTTTATTCATCATAACGCTTGTTTTATAATCTGGAATCATTGCAATGTCGTGTCGCTCTAATTCATCAAGTCTGTTTTTGACATAGAGGTGATAAATGTCGTTTTGTATATCAGGTTTTACAGAAAAAACTTTAGTTACCATATTTGTATCATAGTCTTTGTAGAGTATGCTATTATAACTATTATGCATTGTTTGATAAGATCTGGTTTGAATGGAATAAACTTTATAAGACATTTTCTTGGCAATATCAATTGCTGTATCTAAGTTTGTTTCGATTACAGGCAATCCTATAACAATCCCTTTGTTCGTCAAATAACATTGTTTTAACTCTTTTGACAATATATCACGAATAGTTACCAGTTTTTTCAACTCATTGTAGTGCTCAATATTTTTTCCCTTATAATAGTGAATCTTTTCAATTGAAAATACACCTTTATTATCGGATGTAAATAGAGTCCCATAAAAAATGGTACCCAACACTAATTTTTTTTCGAATATTTGTGGAATTATTTCCACCTTGTTAATATCTTTTGTTCCGTTCCGCCCCATTTCAATAAAAACACACACCTTTTTGTCTTGGAAATAAGTAAACCATACTAAATGTTTTCTTCCATATGGTATTAAAAAGTACAAGTCACTCGAAACTTTATTATGGGTAGTTTCATAAGAAAGTTTCAAACTAGGTAATCTAGCCAATAAATTGGTTTTATCAGCAGGTGATAATCGCATAATATTATAAATAGACAAATCTCTTTAATACTATTATGCTAACAATATTATGCTAACAATATTATGCTAACAATACATTAAAAGGTAGAGTAATTACTTGAACCAAAGTTGCTAGATGACATCAAATTATCCGATGTTAATATTCCACCAGAGTCAATATTCATTTTACCCATGGGACCTGGTTCAGACCCAGACCCTGAGACAGACCGTGTCCCAGAGCTATTTGTTTTAGAATTACTTAGTTCTTTCAAATAATTCTTCAGTTCATTTTTCATGTCTGTATTGTTGATCGCACTATTACCACTACCATTCCCAATATGTTGTTTATCGCTATCCACGCTGCTATTTTTTGCTAGAGAATTACTCTTTATTGTATTAAAAAGCAATTCGTACTGTTCTTGTGGTTTATTTACTAAATCTTTTACTTTGGGGATCGTTAAATTCGTTTTAAAAAAAGTAAACAAATAATGAACTAAAATAATTAATATTAATGAAATTACACTCATTTGAAAAATCCATGAAAGCATATTATATATTTATTTATAAAGTTTTAATACCGATAAAAACGTAATCATGTCTTCTTTCACGGAATGTGTTATTTCATTTTCCTTAGTTTCAAAATAAAAGGAAATATTATCTTCTACTACTAATGTTAATAAACTATTCGGAACTAATTTATATTTCTTTACTGAAATTTTTTTATATGTATAATGAATCGGAATATAATATACTTCATGTTTCGTGTGATGATCTTGTTGAATTCTAAATTTGTGTTCCTTACTAAAGTCATATAATGTTGTTTCTGGTGCCTCGTCGTATTTATATATTTTGTCGTTCATAATTTCGTATATTCCGTCTTTCGTTTCAAAAGACAATTTATTGTGTTCCTTTTGTAAATATTTAGTTAGATCGTCCAAAGGAATTATTTTAAAGGCATTGATTGGATAGATAAGCATATTTGTGAATATTATTATTATAAGAAACCATTTAAACCGATTATACAATTAATAAATAATCATGGTAAATATTATTATTGTCGAAAAAAACGGTGACCTAAAAAGCGCCAAATATACACCAGGAAAGGATGTGTTATATAAAAAGTGTAAATTTAAGAAGGAAGAAGGCTTTGAATTAAGAACTACATGGAAAGTAAAAAAGAACAAGGATGTATTTGAATATGTCTCAATGTATGCGCGTGATTCAGGAAAGGCAAATACAGAAAACAAATATGATTTTCCTCCACCAATAGATACAGTATTGTATTTCGGATGTTGTGCTTTAATTGCTCATAATGGAACAGATGAATGGATTGATTTATCAGAAGATGAATGGTCGCAAGTTTACGAAGAATTGTTTGGTGGGTTTGAAAATTTAGATGCTTCTGCGAAGGAGGATGAAATGGAGGAAGATGAACTAGAACATATAGCTGATGAATTAAAAACAAAGTCTGGATATCTAAAAGACGACTTTGTAGTAGACGATAGCGAAGGTCTTGGTAGCTCAAATGGAAGTGATGATGAAGCATCATGGGAAGATGCTACTTCTGAACTAGAATATGATGAATATAGCTATAGTGATGAGGATTAACATCAAAAAATAAAAAATAATAATTTACGATTAGTATATTATTATCTCCAATACAATGTCCAATACAATGTCCAATAGTATATCAGTAAAATTAATTTTAAAAAAATTGATTAAAGGTAAGTTCACATATATAATGTAAATATAGATACAATGCGTAAAATAGAGAATCCAGAAGAATTTCGAAAGAATATGACTATGAAGTTGAAACATATTATAGAAGACGAAAAGTCATGTGTCAATTTGGAAAAAGGAATATACAACTATTGTTTAGATCATGCTACCAAAATGAACATTGTTAAAAAATGGGACAATAATTATTTCGTAAAAATTTATTTGGATAGAATAAGAACAATATATATAAATTTAAAAAATAGTAATCTTAAAGATTTGGTCGAATCTAAAGAAATAAAACCACACGAGATTGCGTTCATGACTCACCAGGAAATGCAACCCGATAAATGGAATGATTTAATCAAAGAAAAGAAGATTCGCGATGAAAATAAATATGAACCTAAACTAGAAGCATCGACTGATAATTTTAAATGTTGGAAATGTAAATCAAAAAAATGTACTTATTATCAGTTACAAACCAGATCAGCAGATGAACCTATGACAACCTTTGTTAATTGTTTGGACTGTGGAAATAGATGGAAATGTTAAGAATATATTACTGGGTAGGTATAGGAAACCTATCAAAAAAAATGTAGAATAGGTATATATATATGAAAATGTTGGTTGATTATAAATACAATACTTATAGATTAATAGTTTTAACTTTTATAGTAACCGCCTTATATGATGTTGCGCTTAGAGAATTATCACTATACAATCTTATACCTAGTATTAAAGCTTTTTTTCCATTTATACAGTATTTGGAACCCTATTTTATGAAACATACAATGTTGGCAGCAGCATTGATTGCCGGATTTGTTGGCGCCACTACTCAAGTAATTCTTTTATATTTTATGAAATTTCCTACTCGCAGTAGTTCCGCAAAATATATAATTCAATTTATGGCATGGACATTTATAGCAAGCGCCTTATACGGATTTATAATGAAGTGGAGTAAACTATTCCCGTATTTAGAGGAATATTATTACAAACCATTAGGACTATTCAAAAGTTTGTATCACGACGGCACATCTGGTTTAATAGTTCAGTTTACTTTATTATTTTTCCTACAATATACAAATGACAACTAGTCTTGATGAAATAAAAGAACTTTTACTTGTACTAAATAAAAGTATGGAAAAAATGAATGAAAAATTAGATATAATTTGTAATAATAATAAACTAACTGAAGAAGTAGCTAGTGAATGTAAGAAAATGAGCTCACATATTGATTTTGTTGAAAGTGTTTACGACAATATGAAATACCCTATTAATTATATATGTGGAACCATAAATAGTATATCTAATAACAATACAATATGTAATGAGGATCTTGCATAAAAATCTAAAAACTAAAATAAAAATAACAATATACAATTTTTATTTTATTATTAACCCATCTATTTAGATAATGGTATTGTATTGAAATAATTCTACAAACATTTTTTTTGAGGGGTGGGGCCTTTTGTATCAGCTGGTATTTTCCAATCTTCACCATATTGGTTGATTAATTTTTCTTCATAATTAAATGGTAAATATAGTTTATTATCGTTCCACATATATTCTATTAAATTATTATCAGGGTTATAACAATTACTCCATACAATCTTTTCCCAAGCATCATAAAAATTTCCAGAATTGTCTAACTCCGCAAAATAAAAATCAATTGGTCCATGAGTTTTGCCAGCATCGATTCTAAAAAAAGTATTTTTATCATAACTAACACGCATATTGTTATCAATAAATAGTTGTTTGATTATATCGTGGTTATTTATATCTGTAATAATATCAATATCATCGTCATTATTTATACAACTGTTTTCTCTTACAATGCCTAATAATGTACCATAAGCTATAAACCAATTTTTAATATTATTATCATTTAATATTTTACTAGTTATTTCTAAAGAGTTATTTAATTTATCAGAACTGTGTTTTGCGCCTCCCATTATAATATAATATTATATATTATAATAATATTATGAATCAAGCGAAGATTCAATGTATAACTCATGATTATTGTAATAATTTGAATAAATACTTTTGGAATGATTATTACAATAATACCAATGACGAGATAAATAGGCCTAGTACATTTGCTTCATTTGTTCAGGAAAAATATATGACTAAATCTACAAATGTTTTAGATTTAGGTGCAGGAAACTGTAGAGATAGTATATTTTTTTCAAAAAATGATAATCAAATAAAAGCGATAGACTATAATGGAATTCTTAAAGAATAGTATAATAATTTAGAATTAATTAGAGAAGATGTTGAAATATTTTTATCTACTAAAACTAAATTGGACAATTATGAATTAGTGTATATGAGATGGTTTTTACACGCAATGCCTTACGATAAAGCGGAAAATATATTTAAATTATCATCAAATATATTAAAAACTGGCAATATCATTTGTATAGAACTACGATCATTGAATGACACAAAATTAAAAGATGAAAGTATTTACAATGAAGTAGATAAATCTTATACAACAACTCATAAACGATGGTTATATAATAAAGAAATGTTAGAACAACTATCATTAAAAAATAATTGTAATATTATATATTTAGAAGAAGGCTATTTTTCTCCAAATAAAAATACTGAAACACATAACCCATTACTGATTAGAATGATTTGTCAAAAATGTTAAGATGTATTTACACCTTTTAAATTTTAAAATGGGACAAATATGTGTTTGTTTTAAAAAAATAATATATATATATATTTTTATAATGACAACTTTAATAAAACACATAGAAAAATGTTTGAACTTAACTGATGAGTATAAGTCTAAAGTAACACCAGAAATTTTAAATATGGATGGAATGTCTGGTAAAAAAACAAGACATTTTTATAATAATATTTGTTCAATGAAAGATGCAAGGTATTTAGAAATTGGAACTTGGAAAGGTTCTTCAATATGTTCAGCAATGTGTAATAACAAAATGACTTGTTTGGCCATAGATAATTGGAGTGAATTTGGTGGTCCTAAAAATACATTTTTAGAAAATTTCAATAAGTTTAAAGGTGAAAATAATGCTACTTTTATTGAAAAAAATTGTTGGGATATAGATGTTTCCAATTTGGAAAAATTTAATATTTATATGTATGATGGTAATCATACTGAAAAAAGTCATTTTCAAGCATTAAATCATTATTTGCCTTGTTTAGACAATGAGTTTATTTATTTAGTAGATGATTGGAATTGGCACACAGTAAGACATGGAACAAATCAATCAATAAAAGAAAATAAATGTGAAATTTTATATCATAAAGTTATAAGAACTACTGATAATAATTCCCACGGGAACCCCTCAGGCAAGAATTCTGATTGGCATAATGGTATTTGTATTTTTGTATTAAAAAAATAAAATTATTTATAATTTTTAATTTTTCTTGTATTTCTTATTCTTATAGTTTTATTTTTTTTATTATAAGCATATTCAAAATAATTTTCATAATTTATTTTCTTTACCTTTTTTATAGATTTTTCAACTTGTTCCTTTACACCCTTGGACATTTAAAACGCCGTTTTTTTATTAACTAACTTTTGGTAATTAAAATATAAGAAATCTTTACTATATATATTATTAATAATATTAAGGCATTCATCATCAAAATATTTTGTTAAATCGTATATTTTTGGAGTTTCTACATCTTCTATTTTATCTATTTTAATATTTTTTGGTATATCTAAGTTTTCATCACAAACAAACAAATACTGAGGATAATAGTGTATAATCGTATAATCAAACGACATATTAAAATCATATGTTATTAATGTGTTTTTTACAAAGTATTTAAAATCATTTATGTTTTTATTTGGATTTTTGTATAAAAAGGCACTAATAATTCTATGATATGGGTTCCTACTATTTGCGAAATACTTATATTCTATATTATTTGTTATAAACTTATTTCTCTTAATATAAGGAATATGTGCTAAATCTAATCTTGATTTAATATCCCAATATTTATGAAGTATTTTGTTATTTTTATTATCAGCAATTTTTTGTCTAATATATTTTCCACTATTTTTTGGAATATGTATAAAAATATTATATTTATCATCATTGGATTTAAATATTAACATTATATTTTAACATTATATTTTAACATTATATTTTAACATTATATACTATTAAATTATATATTTTGTCCCATTTTAAAGTTTCAAGGGTGTAATTGTGTAAAACAACGAAGGATATAAACTATACAATGTAATCATATCGTATATAATAAAAATATAGAAATATTGTTATTATATTAGTACCAGAATGAACAGTTTTATTATTAACCCAGCTATTTAGCATATAGATGACATACTACTAGTATTAACAAACCTATTTCTACCTATTTCTACCTATAAGTGTTTATAGTCAGTCAACTTATAAAATTTCCAAGTCTTTAAGACGCCAATATTCAGAAGCACCATTTGGTATTGGTCTGCGAATGATAATCGGAATTTTCTTCTCTTCCAATTCTTTCAAAGCAATTAAATATCCATCAATAATTTGAGTATTAATTGTAACGAGTGGCTTAGCCCCATTGTTTATCTGTTTGGCCCGAATGCCCAATATTCTAGTCTTTTCATATTTTGTCAATATTGGAATAGTCTTGTGTAAATCATCTACTATAATATTATCCTTGTTTCGTTGTACCTTTGTCAGATTATATACTTCATTATAGTTATGAATTTCACATTCTGGATGTTGGTCCATTATGTAGTTATTTTTTTGTTCGCTGTCGAATTTTTGTAAATAATCATCATCTTCTTCTTCGTCTTCCATAGAGTCATAATCCGAGTCATTTTTTTCAAATTGTAATGGAATGTCAATATTAACCAAGGGAGAAACAGCTGTGTTAATACTATTTTTAAGGAGTGTTTTGGGCTTGTTTTTTTTAATAGATGGTTCTAATTCATTAACACTACCATCATCAAATTCTGTATCATCTATATCGGAATCGTCATCATCATCAGAATCATCGACGTCAGAATCATCATCAACTGGTGGTGGAGGTTTATAATCGTCATCACTGTCGTCTGCGTTTATATCATTATCACTTTCTCCTTCATTTTCGACATCATTCATCAACGTTGACTTAAATACATTCGTGGCATTGGATGCAATAGATGTAATAGATTGTTTTAATTTCATCAACGGATTTACGTCTTCAACATCGGAATCTTCACCCATTAGGCTATTCATATCTTCATTATCGGATTGTTCTAAATCACTCATTCTCTTATAATAATATATTATTTTTACTTTTAAATAGCATCAATTTTTAATTAAATTATAATATGACGAACAAAAGTAATTATATGAACAAAAAGTTAATAAATAAAAACGATATAATATTTTTTCTTTATTTATTAACTAATACATTTTCATTTATTTTAATTGTTTTTCTCAGTTTTCCAAACTATATCACATTTTCCACATAAATAAATATATAACTTATTAGTATCATCATAACGGATATAAATAACCTCTCTGTCTTCAGGTGTTTCGTCGTGATTCGTACTACATTCACTGTTTGGGCATTTGATTGTATTAATTCTAGGTAAAGTAGGATCTAATTTGGTATATTCATTAATAATGTGGTTATATTTTTGTTCACTTTTAATGAGTTGGGTCTTTGATACACAAATATTATTTTTTGTTAGAGTTGTGTCTTCGTTACCACAATTCCTACAATAATATATCAACTGGTCTTCTTCTTCCGATGACAATCGAATATAATACATGTTATGACATTTATTGCAAAAGTGCATGTTCTCTATTGAATAATATAGATATTATTATTTAACTCCTTTCAATTTTTTTAAATATCGCATCTTCATGGTTCCATCGAATTTGAACATTTAAATTATATATCGATGTATTAACAATAACTTGTACATCATCTTTTCGTTTATTTAATATCTCAACAATGGCATCATATTTTCGATTGAATTGAGCCATCATTTCGTCTTTAAATAGAACCGTAAATAATTCTAATCCTTTCGTCGTGTGGTCCCTGGTCATTATTTTATTAACACAAAACTCAATGTTTCTGAATAAAATAATTTGGTTATATGAATTAAAATCTCGATGTTTTTCAGTAAATCCAGGTTCATGTAATAGTGGTTTATCGTCCATTACACTCATGATTGTTAATAATATCGTCCTTATACTTTGACATCCTGTCCATTGTTCCCCCTTCCATGTATTCAAAATAGAAAGACATATTTTCCCATTGCGATATAAGTTTGGATGAAATCGCGTTGCTCCATCAGATGTATTGAATTCCACTTTTGGTGGTTTATGTGGATAATCAGGTGGAAATGTGAATGTGAAAAAATAATTTCCACCAATATAAACAGAATCGAACGGTCCGGAAATATACGCATATCCCTTTAAAATATTTGATTCATCATGCTTGTAATAGATACCTTCACTATCTAGTGGTGATTTTATCATTTCCCTTACATCTTTTAATAGCCGTTTTATAGTTTCTTTGGAAACAGTCACTGTTTCAGATTCATTAATTGTTGACATACTACATAATATACAGTATTTTGTTTTTATATCTTCTTCATAAGATAAAGTCTTGTTATTCATATACAAATGCAATTGTATTGGTTGTTCAAATATTTCAAATATTTGAAATGTTCGGAATGTTCGGAATGTTCGGAATGTTCGGAATGTTTTATTCGTTTTAGGTGAATGTTTTTGATTTTTATCCTCCGATTTTTTATTATCCAAGTTCATTTGGTAGATTTTTAATTTCAGATAGATGATTTATAAAAAAATTGACATAAAAATAATATGGTTGTATATATCATATTATACAATGTCAAAAATGAAACAATCGTTTGACTCTTATTTAAATTCATTTTACTCACAAAAGGGACAAGGACATACACATACCCGAATCGGTGACAATGATTTGAATGTAAAAGGAGGCGTATACACGATTACAAATTTGCCTGAATTCTATTCCAAATATATAAAACATGTATTCGAAGATGGTAAATTCGAATTCTTGACCGAAAAACAACATATAGATGCTGGTCCCCTGTTAATTGATTTCGATTTCCGATATGATGTATCGGTTGAAGAGAAGCAACATACTCTTGATCACATCAATGACATGGTTGATTTGTACTTTCAAGAAATTAAAACAATACTTAATATTCCAGATGGGACTTCAATACCTGTATTTATTTTCGAGAAGGATAATGTAAATATGCTTGATGAAATTACCAAGGACGGAATTCACATGATTATAGGTATTCATATGGATCGTAACTTACAGATTCTTCTTCGAAACAAAATGTTGAACGGTCTTAAAGAAATTTGGTCGGAGTTGCCTTTACAAAATAGTTGGGATGAAGTACTTGACGAGGGTATTACCAAAGGAACTGTCAATTGGCAATTATACGGATCCAGAAAGCCAGGCAATCAACAATATGTATTAAGACAATATTATGATTTGGAATTTCAAGATGATAATTGGTGTCTCAATATAAACGATGTTAAGAAGTTCGACCTAAAGCAACGATTTCCCGAACTGAGTGCTCAATATAGTCAACATCAATCATTTGAAATGTCAGAAGACATTCGTGAAGAATATGAGCAAATAAAACAGTCGAAAAAAAATAGTCGAAAAAGTAAACTCAAAATAGTCGATCGCAATAAACCACTCAGCATCGCGGATGTAACAAATAAAGATGAGTTGAACGAATTAGTAGAACAGTTTATCGAAAACATCGATTTAAAGGATTATCATATCAAAGAAACGCATTTATATACGATGTGTTTAAATGAAGAATATTACAATCCGTATGATAAATGGATTCGAGTTGGATGGGCTCTGAAAAATACAGATGACAGTTTATTTATCACATGGGTTGCATTTAGTGCTCAATCATCAAAGTTTGATTTTGATAGTATATCTGACTTTTATGATATGTGGTGTAGATTTGACCGTGCAAATGATGATGGTCTTACAAAGCGTTCCATAATTTACTGGGCCAAAATGAATAATTATAAAGAATACCAAAGCATTCGTGAAGAGACAATTGATTATTTCGTAGAAAAAACCATTGAGCACGATACTGATTTTGATTTTGCTCAAGTATTGTATCAAATGTTCAAGGATGATTTTACATGTATTTCCATTAAGCGCGATATTTGGTATATTTATATTCAACACAGATGGGAAGAAAATGAAGGTGGCACCAATTTGCGTATGGCTATTTCAAAGGACCTTCATAATATATACTTCAGTAAAATGATCGAGATTTCAACCTATATTGGAAGCGGTTCATTAGACGCCACAAGTGATAAGCGTGCTGCATTGGAAAACAAGTGTAAAAAGATTACCATGATTTGCAATAATTTAAAGCGACGAGGTGTGAAAGATAATATTATGCGTGAGGCAAAGGAAATCTTCTATGATAGTGAATTCATTGATAAGATTGATGCAAACCCAAGATTATTGTGTTTTAATAATGGTGTATTGGATTTTGAAGCAAAAGAATTTCGCAAAGGTAAACCCGATGATTATTTGTCAAAATCAACCAAAATTAGCTACATAAAATTAAATGTGGCCAAACATAAACAACAAATAGACGAAATCAACGATTTTATGAATAAATTGTTTCCTGACAGAGACCTTCGCACTTACATGTGGGAGCATTTGGCGTCAACATTAATTGGTGAAAATAACGACCAAACCTTTAATATTTATAATGGTAATGGAAGTAATGGCAAATCCAAGTTAGTTGAACTTATGTCTGCTTGTATGGGTGATTACAAGGTAACTGTTCCAATTACATTGATTGCTTCCAAGCGTAATGCAATTGGTGGTACATCTTCAGAAATTGTCCAGTTAAAGGGCTGTAGATATGCCGTGATGCAGGAACCAAGTAAAGGTGATAGATTGAATGAAGGCATCATGAAAGAGATTACTGGTGGTGATCCATTACAAGGTCGTGCATTATTCAAAGACAGTATTACATTTATTCCTCAGTTCAAACTGGTTGTTTGTACAAATACATTATTAGATGTCAATAGCAATGATGAAGGTACCTGGAGAAGATTGTGTGTATGTGAGTTCAAATCCAAGTTTTGTAAAAAGGAAGATTTTGATGATGAACGCGAACATCAATTTGAATTGGATAAGAAATTGGGTACTAAATTTGCTAGTTGGTCTACAGTATTCATTTCTATGTTAGTTGAAAAGGCATACGAAACAGACGGTCTCGTTAATATTTGTGATGCAGTAAAGGCAAGCAGTTCTAGTTACAGAAATACTCAAGATTACTACAGTGAGTTTGTTGCCGACAAGGTCAAGAAATGTCAAGGTGATAAAATCAAGGAGACTAGTCTATATGAGGTATTCAAGAATTGGTATCAATTACACCATGGTAAAAATGTTCCAAAAGGTCGCGATTTATTTGAGTACATGAATAGTCATTTTGGTAAAAAGGTAAGGGGGTCGTGGAATAATGTTTCCATCATATATGATGAATATGATCCAACATTAGACGACGATGATGATGATTAAAAATATGAAATAAAAACAAGTACATAAAAATATGAAATAAAAACAAGTACATAAAAATATGAAATAAACATTTTTATTTCATATTTTTATGTACTTGTTTTATTGTGATTCTAATTAATTAAACGCTTCATTAAAACGGCATTATAAACGGCTGCATATTTGATTTCAACATTATTGATTCGAATTGTGTGACTTTTATTTTTAAAGAATGTATTATTAAATATTATAATTTGATTTTTTATATTACTAATGTTTATTTTCTTATATAAATCAACTAGTTGTTCCGGTGTAAGCTCACCCTTATAGCCTTTCATTCCATGAATTCGCATATACCCGATTTTATCAAATACGTTTCCAAAATTTAGACCAGATGGCATATCGCCTAGCCAATTTGTGGTTCGAGGACTACGCTGAATATATGTTCCGCATATAATAATAGCCATATCTTCCATTCGTTGATATACATATTCGGTTAACCATGATTTATTTCTAAACTCAACAACCATATTAATATTTATTGGAAAATATTTTTTAATATCAATAATTCTCTTCATATTGACTTCACTATACATAAATGATGGAGGCAATTGAAATAGTACCGATAATATTTTATTTTGACATGGTTGTATTCTTTCCCAAAATGTGTTCCAATGTGATTCAACATCTTTTAATCGTTTTGTATGTGTTATATATTTTGATGCTTTAATGCTTATCTTTACATTTTCAGGATAATTACTCCACGAAGAAACAATGTTTGTACTCGGTAAATGATAAAATGTACTATTTATTTCAATACAATTTAATTCGTCTATTTCCATCCACGATTTCTTTCCAAGCATAAACCCAGCAGTTCCAACGTAATGATTCATCGTTTTGCTTCTTCTACTATATTCAATTCAATTTATACACAATTTGATATAAATTGAATAGTAATCAATTTTTATTTTTACGAATATTTGTTAATCAATCATATATCAGCAACAATATAGATAGATTTCAAATTGTTAATTGCCCAATGATATACACTCGCTATCAGATAAAATAAGAAATTCGCGACACGAGGATAAACAATTAACATAAAGACAATTAACCATTGTCGTTTTTCAGTATAACGCCTTGTAAAAATAATTCCAGAAGCGTATACAATGATAATTAACCAATAAATATGGGTCAATAGATTAGACCACCAACCTAAATATGTATTTCGTGCATCTTCATAATAAGTTTTTCTATCAGATAATTCAATTGTGTGAATCTCATTCTCAACATTTGTTTTCATTTTACTATTTTGATTGGACAGTACATCAAACAAATCTGTTGTATTTTGCATACTATTCATTTGTTGTTGTAAAAACAAGTGTTCGCGATTTAAAATATTCATAACAGATTGATGTTTTTCCGTCATATTTCTTTGTTTGTCCATGGCTGTTTTTTTATACCGTTCTTCTATAATTTTCGCATTGCGGTCTTCAAGTATTTTCTTATTACCATTCTGTTTTTCAGTATATGAATTCAAAAAATTAGTCGCTACTTCTGTAGTATTGTTAATCATTTTATTAAATTTGGGTATATCTATCATTTTTGATAATTGTGTAGCATCGATACAGTTCATTATATATTATTATATAACTAGATTTAAAAGTTACTATATTTTGCATCGGAATCATCAAAGCCATCTACATTGCTTGTATTCTTAAATATATTTATATTGAATGAGGGAGTATCAAATGCATTTTTTATTAATCTACTTCCGGTAAATTCCTCTTTTGTAGTTGTTGATGATGTTGTTACATGAGCGGATGGTGCTTTATTTCCTACACATAATTGTGTAGACGCATTCCACGATATACCACTCGTGTTGCCGGGAGGACAACATTCTTGTCCGATACATACAATTCCATTCTTTTTGTTGATTTTTGGTTGATCTTGGGCATTGTTTCCATTAGTAGTAATTGTAGATTTTTTAGGGTCAAATTTCCAATTATATTCGTCATATACAGTATTATCTCTCTTCATTATGTCTACTAACTGAAAAAATAAAATGATGATTAATATTGCAACTAATATACCAATGATAGACATTCCAAATGTTTGAGACATTAATCCTTTCTTCATCATTATTCCTAAAATTAAAATGGGAATACAGAAATAAACAACTGTCTTCATTATATTTGTTTGAGTCTCATATTTACTGCTATAATAATTGTTAATTTCAGCCATTCTCACCTTTTCATTTCTAGTATTTTTTAGATTGGATAAGTTCGAATTAACATTAGCAATTTCACCATTAAGGACATTCGCCATAGCCACATCATTTACTAAATTATCCCGGGTTTCGACCAAATCAGCTTGTGCGCTAGCATAATCTTGGCTAATATTGTTATACAAACTAATTTTTAATTTCTGTAATTCATCAATATTATTCAATATTTTTTGTTGTTGCGAAATATCAGGGTTTAATTGAACAGTTAATTTTTCTAATTCGGTATATAATTCAGATATTTGAACATCTACTTGTGAAATAGAGGTAACTGTTTGTATTTCATCTTGAACTCTATCTACGGAGTGTGCATTCATTATATATTATGAAGAGAGATAATATATAATGTATAGGATGTTGAATTTAACTAGCATATTATTTACATTATTTGTATGGTTTATATGGTTTATATGGGTTATATTAACGAATATATTTCATAGTTATATAAGCTACAGTTAATGCTAAAATACTCCATATGATAAATTTGCTATTTCTACTATTCATTTGCAAAGTTGAATCTTCGTACAACGCAGAACTATGCTTAGATAATTTGTGAACATCACGTATTTCCTTATAAGTTTTTTCATATTTGTTTAGGTTTGATTGTAATAGATTGTATTCATTCATTAATCGTTCATTCATAGTAGCATCTTCCTTTGATATTTTATCAATTTTTGTACGCATTGTAGACAATATATTTTGCAATTTCAAATATTGACTTTTAACCAATTCCATATCACGATTTGAAATAATACCTAAACTACATTGTGTGTCAATTGACATCATTTCACCCGTATTCATATATCCATCGGATTGTTCTTGATTAGCAAAATTAATAACTTTACTACAACTGTTACTATTTTTCACTGATTTACTTCTAACATACAACTGAATGGTTGGATTCATTTGACGATTACCATTCGGCCACATTTTATTATTTTTAATATAATATGTACCATCATTTGTCATAACAAAACCAGCAGAACTAGGTGTATTTATACATTTAACTTTTACTTGTTCTAAGGATAATCCAGTTCCAGATACAATATCATTTCCGGCTGAATCAAAGTTTCCAGCAAATTCAAATGAGTCGCCATCATTTGTTAAAAGATCATCTGGGTACATTTTTGTTTTCAAATCGTCCGTTACATAATAAGTTTTCCCCATATTGTTTATATTTGCACCACTCATGGTATAAGTAGCATATGTATCATACGGGTCTACCAATTGAGGAATAAAATTAAAGAAGGTGACCTTTTTAGGTTCTTCAAATCGCTCAGGTACATGTCTACCCAACCGATGATTGGACGAATTTGTAGGACAATTTGAAGACCCATTCTCATATGTGTCAGAACTTCCATCACCCAAATAGCAATATGCCCTATCTGAATCATTTGGTCCCATTTGAAATGTATTAACACCTTTATCTTCTGCGCGTTGTCTACATGATTCAAATGTCGTTTCGCCCAAATCTGTCTGTATTTGCCCTGAAGTTTTGTTACATCCCTTGTATACTGGTTCTGTTGTTTTTGCAGGCCTTGTTATATATATATTTTCATCAGCACTGGAACAATACTGATTTGATATCATTGGATCACCTTTGATTATTGGACCAAGATTTGTCTCTAATATTTCATTATATGGTGCAGATGATAAGGATTGAACTTGACCAGAATTTACAGTAACTGTTTGTGCCTGTGTGTAATTATCAGGGCATTTATTATTCCCTTGTATTTCATTTCCCATAGCAAGGTCGGGTAGCTCTTTATAAACACCACGACTTGTAACATAACCAATTGAACCTGTCTTTTCATCTCTTACCCAATTATTATGCGCACGATTTGTAGAGTTATTGGTGGCATGAACATATAGCTTTGAATTTTCCATCAAGTTTTTAATAGAGTTATTGTATTCTTGTAATTCTCTATTATACGCGTCTTGTATTGCTTTCAGTTCTTCTAGTTCATTTGTATTTTTTTCAATTACTGGTCCACCACAATTAGAACCAGCAATGCCAACTGTGTTTGCTTCACACATAACCATTTGTCCCGGATCTAAACCACTTGGTATATCAAATGTATTGGGAGTTTTTTTTTGCTCTGATCTAGAATAATTTTTATATCCCTCTTTTATTTGTAAACCAGAACCCACTCTTTTTTTCTTTTGTAAATTACCTTCATGTTCCTTTCTTTGTTGTATATAAAAATTGCCGTCCTTTATAGGTCCAACCATTACTATTAATATATTCATAGAATAAAAATACATAAATAGTGTGTATTTAAGGAATCATACTAAACAAGTATGATATGGAATCCGTTATTTTTTTGCTATACTCAGATATTTGAGAATAATAGTAATATAAAAAAATTGTTATCCATATACTCACGAATAGATAGGTTGATGTAGAAATGCTGTAATCTTCCGATGAATATAAATGAATAGACATGTAAATAGTTACAATGGCTAAAATAAACCATAACATATAATGATAAAAAGCGGATGTCTTTTTCAGATTACTTTCTTCGTCGTAAGCAATATATTCATTGTTATGTGTCGCATTCAATACTTTATCTAATTCAATTCTATCAGCCTTTAATTTTTCAATCACTTCATCTAAATGTAATTCTTGATTATTAATATTTACTTTAAACAACGATTTGCTTTTAATAATACCTCGTGTATTATTTATTTGTTTTTGAATTAATAATTGTATATCATCTTGAATATTTTTCATCTTGGTAAGTAATTTAAATCCTCCATCGCCACCCAATGCAGTAGATTTATTGGGTGGGATAGAGGTAATTACATTTGTTTGATTTACATTCTCTCCTGGTTTACTACTAATACCACCATAACATGATTTTGCCCAACCATTGTCAACTTGTTCTGGATAATATACAACACTTTTAAAGGCTTGTTTGTTCTGTACTGCTTGTAATTTACATTCTTCTAATGTATCAGATTGGCCCAAATATTTCCACATATCATTTTCCGATTTAGGTTGTGTTATTAATCCACTAGAATAGTTTGTATTTTGTAAATCGTTCCAACCACCCTGATTTACTGATTGTTTTGATAATAAAGACGCATATTCTTCTTGTATATTATTATATTCATCTATTTTCATTTTTAATTCTTTATTACTAATATTGTTTGTAATTAATGAATCATATTTTATTGGATTTTTATTAATGATATCGTCAATATAAGTCATGTATATATAATTTATTAGATATTATTTATACATAATAATTATTCTAAACAGATAGAATATAACTGTGAAAAATATACATTAATGTTAAAAAAATCAATATGTATAAAGTAGTCATCGTGCTATGTTCTTTATTGGTATAGCATATGTAAAGTAACCATAGAATAACGAACATTAATATAGTCCAAATCCAATAATCATAAAAATTTTCGGTCATTCTTAACTTCGCGTCTTCTTCTTCTCCTACAATTTGAACTAAATTCTTCTTAATTTTACGAATAGATTGTCGCCCATTGTCTATTTTGTTTACATAATATGTAATTTCATTACTACTACTATTATCATTACTATTCATATTTTCAATTATAGTAAGTGTCGACTCATTGTACGGATGAATCATATTTTGCTATAAATTACTCATAGAAAATGTTTTAACCTCGAAACATAAATCCGTATATCCATTTCATTATAATAAATAAAGATATCGGTACGGCTAATTGTATCCATGACATATGTAAACCTGTTAATAATCGAATACCATATACGATACCAATAAATAGTAACAAAATGATTAATATTTGTTTTTTATACCAATCTAATTCAGTATCAAATAAACCTTCTGATGTTATTGTTTGGCTACTTAATTCATTGACTCTAGACTTCATGTCTTTATTCTCTTGTTTCAACGAAGCTATATCAGCATTCAATTGAACCATTTTTGAGTCATTCATGTCAATTGCAACTTGTAATTGATTTTGCAATACATGTGCGTCACTATTTATATTTGTAATAACACCATTGATACGTGTGATTTCGGATTTATCCTTGTTATCTTTTGGATCTCTTAAATAATTTATATACTTGGGTATAAAATTTTCCATGATATAAAAAAAACGGTCGTTTAATTCTTCTATTTTTTCTTTTGATGTTTTTAATAAATCCATGTATATTTATTATTGAGAACATAATCTATAATAATCAGCAGTAATTGCTGTTTTGCTTGGTCGCACTATTTTACATATATCTCCTGGACGCATACCAATCGCCATAGCAACTGGATCAAATCTAGATATTTCAGGTATTTCTAAATCATTTTTAATGTTGTATTTCTGTTTCATTTCAGAAATTTGAGTTTCATTCATAATCTCATGCTTGGGCACATAACTATGTTCTAATATATTAAATTGTAATCTTTCTAAATTATACACGATGATGAATATACCGTCTTGTTCCCAAATTTGTCTTAATATATTTAATAGTGGTTCGTGTGGTTCTTGTTTGATAACAATTATTAGAGTATCACCTTTTGATAGCACTTGCTCCAAATTAAATAAATCGTCAATATAGTCATTTATATTTTGTCTGGGTAATGTTTTTGCTAAATGATATTTTACATATACCTTCTTTTTATTCTCAATGTTATCATCACTTGACATTAGCATATCTAATTGTTTATTATTATACATAACATGTACTTCATTTATGCTGAATTCCTCATAATCTTTTATATTGAATTTTTGCGCTTGTAATAATTTCAACATCGTCTGTCTAGATTTGAAAATCGTTGTTATCGTTCCACTAGATTGTGCCATCGTTACTGTATAATATAATACAAAATTATATTTTTATCTAGTTTCAATTTTTATTAATATTCAAAAATTAATAAAAATTAATAAAAATAATATTTGCTACGAGTTATCATCATTGTTATATTAATTAAAACTTATTGATTTTTTTTCGCCAGAGCTAGATGATTCAGATGATTCAGATGATTCATTCTCTGAATCTCCCTTTGGATTTTCTTTTTTTTCGTTAATAATAAGTTCGATCCCATCATCACGCGGTTCAGGTTCAGGTTCAGTATCAATGCTAATAATATTGCTATCTAATGATGAATCTGAATTTAAGTCGGGTGGTGGCGGGGGAGGTATGATGCCGTCTGAACTTGATGATGTACTATTTGGATTGTATACAGGAGAATTTGGATTGTATACAGGAGAATTTGGTGCATATACTGGGATACCTACAATTGTATTCACAGGAATTGCTCCTGTCAGTAAAGTAGGTGGTGTATTTCCGGAAGGAACATATGGTGGTGAACCCTGAACATATTGTGGTGAACCTGGCGGATAAGGAGGTGTAGTTCCTGGAGCGTATTGTGGTGAACCTGGTGGATAAGGAGGTGTAGTTCCTGGAGCGTATTGTGGTGAACCTGGTGGATAAGGAGGTGTAGTTCCTGGAGCGTATTGTGGTGAACCTGGTGGATAAGGAGGTGTAGTTCCGTAAACAGAATCAGGTGAAATTTGGGGGGTTGGTTTTCCTTTATTTTCTCTCTTAATAATGTCTAAACTAATGCTCCAATTGTTTGGAACTTGATTGCTGATGAGTTCTTCAACCATTACATTTGGTAGTATTGCTACACCATCGTTATATTCCAATGTAGATGAATTCCATCCACTAGGAAAACGATTGGGTAAATCACCATCATGTTCTCCAACAAACCATACTTCGGTAGCTTCGCCGTTCTTATCGCGAATAAGCGATTTGTAAGCTTCTCCTCTTTCTTCGTCATAACTATAATATGACCATCCATATTCCTCTGGTTGTAAGTTAGTATTTTGATTCTCTCTTGGATACTCAATTGGTTCATTTGATGATGAAGTTGTATTGACATCTATATCCGAATTATCTTTATACAGTGTATTAATATCGCGTCTTGATCTATCACTAATTTCCGCATTAAGAGTAGCATTAATATGGTCATTTTGAGCCCAATTCGGTTTTGAAAGTTCTTCCTTTTTCAATTTAATAATATTATTTGAATACCCCATATTGGTTACTTGGTCAATATTGTCCTCCGTAATTAATCGCATTTGTATATTCATTGTTTGTAATTCCTGAATAAGCAATTTGAATGCGTATGGTATTTTCAAAATACTAAAATTTCGTCCATATTTTGTAACATTTTCAATATTCAGTGTATGGTCCAATGTCTCCTGAAATTTAATAGGTCCATCCGCCATTGGACTTAAAAAAAGGTTCTGGGTATTGTTATAAATAGCAATTGTACCTGTATTATTACAAACCGCCATATAATATTCATCTCCTCTAGTCAACATAGACTCTTGTAGAAATCCAGCAGCACCGTGAGCAATTATACCATCGCGCTCCATTTCTCCTATTCTTAATCCACCATCATTCGCCCTTCCACCAACAGTTTGGTGAGTCAATTGTTCAATTGGTCCTCTTGCCCGATGATTTATCTTATCCTTTACCATGTGTTTTAATCTCATGTAATAAGTAGGTCCTATAAATACATTGGCTTGTAATTGTTCACCAGTCATTCCATTATATAACATTTGATTACCAGTAGAGTTATAACCATTTTGATTGAGAATTTTACCGAATAATTCGTGCTTGGAACCTTTGTTGACAAATGCAGTACAATCACCATATCCGCCTGCATTTACACATGCCTTACCCATTAATGTTTCTACCAATTGCCCAATTGTCATTCTTGATGGAAGAGCATGTGGATTAATAATAATATCAGGTCTGACACCATCTTCTGTAAATGGCATATCTTTTTCTGGTATTACCAGACCTACCGTTCCTTTTTGTCCACAACGACTACAAAACTTATCACCTATCGCAGGAATACGCTCTTCGCGAATTCGAACTTTCGCCAATCTAAACCCTTCTTCATCTTCTGTCATGAATGTTTTGTCAACAAATCCAAGCTGCCCTTTCTTAGGATAGACAGATGCATCAATTCCCATATCGGGTTCTTCCAAATTCGTTTGAATTTTACCAATGACTACTTTTTTATCATCCATTTCCGTATTTTCTTTCACCAGACCATATTTGTCCAAAACACTATAATCATACCCATGTTTTAAACCTTTCATATTAGCATCCTCAATATTTTGAAAGTGAGAGTCAATCGTATTTTCTCCAATCTTGGAGCTTTCTTCTCTAGATTCGTACATGTTGTAATAAGTAGTTCTGAACATACCACGCTTAACCGAACCCTCATTGAATAAAATAGAATCTTCCACATTATATCCTCCGTACACCATAATAGCGACAATGACATTTTCACCATAAGGATGTTCCTCGTTGTTAATATATTGTAAATATCTACTTTTGATGAGAGGAGTTTGACCAGCATTCAATACCACGCCCATTTTATCGATTCTAGTGAAAAAATTAGAACTATATAATGAAACAGCTTGTTTTGATTGACCACATGAAAACAAATCTCTAGGTAATTGATTGTTTTCTGGAAAAACGATTTGATTACCCATAACACCCAATAAAAGGGATGGGTGTATCTCAACATGTGTATATGGAATGTTCTCTTGTAGTTCGTAATCAGAAGAGATTAATGCGGTCTCTTCTTCGGTTGTGTCAATATAATCAATAATTGCCTCTGTATTCTCTACTTTATCAAAATCATCTGTATCATACAGTTCATTCAATTTGTAATATTTACATGTATTTACATCATAATCATCATCTTTTTTCTTAGAAAAGCCACTAATGAGATTATTCCATGAGAAATTATTACCATTTATTTTTTCCATGATTTCTTTTTTTTGAAAACTGGGTTTTTTATTGTTCACATAAAAAATAGGTCTACATAGTCTTCCAGAATCGGTAAACACAATGAGTTCATTTTTCTTAATATTCCAGCTCACACTGTTATAGATAGGAATTAAACCATTGCGTTTGTATTTTTTAATTAATCTCAATATTTCCTGTGGATTTGTAATTACACCTATCCATGAACCATTTACATTTACCTTGGTACTACTAAAGAGAAATGATGTATTGCATTCTTCCAATAATTTCATTTTGCATATATTTCGTAAGAATTGCATCATAGGATAACCAGAACATCCACTGGTTATATGTGTTGAAATGGCCATATGTTTATGAAACCCAATATTTCCACCATCTGGTGTATCGACTGGGTCAATTAATCCCCATTGTGAACCATGTAACAATCTAGGTTTCACTACTTTTGCACTTGAATCCATAGGTAGATTGATCTTTCTTAAATGAGAGATGAAACTATTGTACGACAATCTATTTAAATCTTGAACCACACCAGGTCGTTTCGTGTGCTCTTCAGCACCCCAATTACCCTTAAATCCCTTTTTAAATCCAGATTCTACAACACGGTCTTTAAACAGTTCTTCGTAGTTATTAGATATCAATTCTTTGAAACTATCACCTTGATATATAGTCTTAGACTTGTTCTTATTGTATTCTGTATCCAGTTTTAGCTTAATATTATCATGTTGATGTTTAAAATATTCTTTGAATAAATTGTACATTAACATTCCTGGAACTTCAACACGCTTGAATTTAAAACTGTCTCTATCTGTAGGAGCTTCTAGCTTTGTAAACACAAGTAATAAATTGTATACAATATTTCCTAGTGAGTATGCTTTTTGTTGGAAATTTAACTCCCCAACATTAGGCATGAAATAATTAGACAAAATATCCAATACATGCGTTACTGTATGTCCTTTTGTGAATGTTTTAATATATTCGAGAGCAGTTTCTTGTGTGAAAATCTTACCAGCATCGTGTATAGAGGGGATAAATAAATCAACCATTGAACTGTTTTGCTCTAAATCCAGAAGACAATATTCAATGATTTCTTTATCTGATACTACCCCTAATGCTCGAAACAAAATGAATAGAGGAATTGGTTTTCTAACATTGGGAATGTTAACCACAATTTGATTGTTTGAATAGACATTCGTTGGAGCGACGATTCTAACAGACAATGTTCTTTCTGGTTTTGATGAATCTTCTGAAACAGTTCTTATATCTGCACCATGACTATAAATGTCGTTATAGTTGTCGCGAATATAAAGCATGTTATCGGCGAATTTCTCCTGACTAATGATAACCTTCTCTTTTCCATCAATGATAAAATAACCACCATAATCGTTTCTACATTCACCCATGTTATATCGCACTTCTCGATTAAGACCATTTAAAATACAAAGGTCTGATTGAAGCATAATTGGAAATCGTCCTAAAAAGAGTTTGCTATAGGATTCGGTTGATTTTTTTATAGTTCCATCATTCTCATCTAAAATATAGAAATCCACCTCTAAATCGTAATGGATAGTAATACCATACGTCATATTTCTCAATCGTGCTTCATTTGGGTACATATAATGTTCCCGATTGTCATCATAAATTACTGGCTTTCCATAGTAAATTTGAGAACCATCACGACCACCTAAATACAATTCACATCTATATTTAAATTCCTTTGTTTTCTCATCTTGTTCTTTCTGAAGAATTACTGGATTTCTCTCTTTAAATATGCGTTTGACTCCTGTTCTAAAGAAATCATTATATGAAGTAATATGATGTTTCACCAATACTTGTGGATTATCATAAAAAAATTTTTCTATTATGTTCCATGTCGTATTATTGTACTTAATACTCATTATACTATATCTTAAGTATATTTTTTTATATGTAATCACTAACATATTTATTAAAATAGGCTAGTGGTTTTTATATATTCGACAAGTTATGTCGCTATAAATAAATTAATTAATTTTAATTCAACATGTATTCTATATCACCATGTTTCACTGTCTTTGAATTTTGCATAATCATGTAAAATCCTAGAATAATAAAATAAAATAGTAATGGGAAAAATACTAAAAACCATGAAATACTTGCATAACCATTCTTACACAATGAATCCAATACGATTGTCATGAATAAAATATATAAACCTTTCATCAAATATACCATTAATAAGCTTTCTGTTGGGCATTCATAATTACCAACGCACAATGTATTGGTACCATGATTAGACAAATTCATACCAATCAACATGAGTAAAGAAAATACACTAATAAAAAAATAAATTACAGCAGGTGAACACATTTTTCGAATGTCGTTTAATCCTAACATTATGATATAGAAAGAGAAATTATATTTTTGCTACTGTTTCGTTGGCCTTAACAAAACTACCACGGACATCTACCGGTGTATTCAATACTGATTGATTGTTATTACTATTTGCATATTGGCCTTGTGTTGAATATGGATAATCACTATTAGGTTGTGTTTCACCAACATAGCCATAATAAACACCTTTTGCACTTGACTCCAATCCTCTTCCTAAATTTACAATACTTTGAAATCCAAGACCACCTTTTTGTTTTCCTTTTCTAGAAAGTTTTCTTTTTTTATTCTTTCTTTTTTTGCCACCAGACATAGAGGCAGATGACGAATTGATTAATTGGTCATCGGATGTTGATATAGCAGGTTCAATACCACCTACAACGATTCCATTTGGGCTCAAAGAAAAATGATTTGACATGGTTGCTCCATTGGTATTCATACCTTGGGATGCTTGTACACCTGGCCAAGTACCAACATCACCCCCATTCCATGAATATCCAACAGGACCATTTACAGACCCTCCTCTCATTCTAGACTTGCGACTCGACTTACGACTCGACTTACGAGACATTTTTCGTCCTTTATTTTTTTTTATAGTTCGTCTTTTTGTATTTTTACGCATGTGTTTTTTCCCTGAAGATTTGCGTTTCTTCATTGTTTTTTTTTTGTATTGGACTTTCATTGATTTTCCCATAATATAATATATAGATAGATTATTCTATATCGACATGAGTCAACAAATGACGCCTACAACACATTTTATTTAATCCCAATTTGTCTAAAACTTCACCCTCTGGAGTTTTGTCGACATAATCTTCGGTTAAATATACTACCTTGTCAATTTCCATCCCCCTAGCCATTTTCATTCGTCTAACTTCTTTCTGATAGTATTCATATTTATTAGCTATCACCTTTCCGCATGTAAAACACTTAACTGGAATAATCATATTGAATTATATATATATTATATAAATTTATATATAAATCAATTTTTTACGAAATAATTATTTATCCGTTGGACATTCTTTACCATAACAAACATTTTTAAAATAATAATAATCGACATCATGTGTCTTGCCGATCTCGTCTCTTCTAAAAGTTGGTCCATGTTCATCGCCAGAATGACACTTCTCTTCTCCTTGCATTTTTGCATAAACACAACAGGAAGTAGCCAAACAGTTTTTCTTTGTTAATTCGCCACAACTGTCTTGTAACCTACTTCGTTCGCCATTGTGACTTTCACAAAATCCCTGTGACATTGCCGCATCACCATCTGATTTTTTCATAACATCAAATCCTTCGACAGTAATTGTTTTTTGGTCTTCTTCTATCATTTGTTTTGTTGGGATGAAATCAAACTTAATCATAGCCATAAATGCCATTAACCCAACAAGAATGATGGTTATTGAAATCATTTTTGGAAACATATTATTAAGTGAACTAGAACCGCTATTAGAAATACCTAAATTCATTATATAGTATTTTTACATTATAATTTCACTGTAATTTGATTATCCGTCGCTGTATACTATGTTATATTTCTTGAATACATATTCCTTTTCCCGATTTTACCTTCTTATGTTGTTTACCTGATTTGTGGATTTCATGATGACATTGTTCACATAATGTTAATAAATTTGCCGGGTGGTTTTTATGAAAATGAGATATCATGTTGTTTTTGTCCGCATTTTCCTGGTGTTGTAAATGATGAACTTCATCGCCTTTTTTTACTCTACATAATTCACATATATCCATTATTTTTTTACTATTAAAATGTGATGCTTTCTTGGAAAGAATACCCGAATCGTTATTGTATTTTCGTCGTATAGCATAAGCATGTTCTAAAAAATCGTCGGGTAAATGTAGTGATTTACAAACTTCTAATCCGTACATGCTTTCACCAGGTCCATCACGAAGTTTTCTATCATAAATAAGTAAATCTTCTTCTCGGTTATAAGAAACAGTTAAATGGTTTATCAGTAATTTATCCATTGCTTTTATTTCATCATAATGGACAATTTCATGTAAATGGGTGGCAAAAATTGCACTTGTTTTTTTCGTATATAACGATTCTAGACCAGATACAAATATACTCACGGCTGAATCATGCTCAGTACCGGAACATAATTCGTCACCCAATATTAAACTATTTTCATTTGCCATTTTTAATATAATACGCAATTCCGACATTTCTACAGCAAATGTTGAAAGACCTTTAAATAAATTATCATTTCCTAGAATTCTCGTAAAAATTCCAGTATAAGGAACAAATTCAAACTGATCACATGGAACAAACAATCCGGATTGAGCCATAATAATACTTACACCGACTGCTCGTATAATACTAGTTTTTCCTACAGCATTTGTGCCATAAAGTAACATTAAATCGTTGTCTAAACCGATGCTTATATCATTTGATACATATAGTTCTTCTGTATTTAATTGTTCTATTAATGGATGTCTCATTTCTTTTGCAATAATATAAGATTTATTACCTTGCTTGATAGAAGGTTTACAGTAATTATACTTTTCGGCGATATAACACATATTTTGTAATAAGTCAATTTTTGATGTAAAAAGAACCAAATTAGAAAATTCGTTCGTATATTCCTCTAACCCTTGTATAAATTTATTATACACAAGTGTAATTAAATCTTTCATTTTCTGCTTCGACTTTGTGATATTATTACATAGATTCGTAATAAATTCATTTGTTATGTTTACATTGGCACCTGTTGCAACAGATGTATGTACATCAGGTATAAAATCGAATATATCTATATTACCATCTCTGTTAATATATTGTAATTGGGTCTGATATTTACCCTTTTGGATTTGTTGTTTTAATATTGTGCCACGACGACTAGTACATTGAACCATAATACCATATTTATCAGTTTCATGAATTTTGACAAAATCATTCTTTTTCGTTTTCTCTCCTTTCGCAATCATAGAGTCCAAATATTCTCGAATACATTCTAATTTACATTTGCTATTTTCATATAAATTAACAACATCGTCAAGTTCTTTACTCACACCAGGTTGAATGAAATTACTCTCTATGTCAAGTGTATTTATTTCTTTACATTCGTCGATTACAAATGTTTTATCGAATATCTCTCTGAATTGATTGCATATTGATGATATGTTCATTTCTATTTCTTCATGGAAATAAGTGTTCAAACTATCATCATCACTGACAGAAACAAACAAATTTTGAATCGTAGAGAGATTTTCATAAAAAGAAAACAAATGAAAGGGTGTTATTTTTTTTAAATATATCTGGCGGTTTAATTTCTCAATATCCTTGATATTTTTTAATTGTGTGCGCCATTGTTTCCAATGTTCGGATTCCAATAGATATTCTGTTATGTCGTAATTTCTCTCTAGTTTTTCTACATTTGTGGTTGGGTTTAATATGGAATGTTTAAAACTGCGCATACCAATGGATGTAATACAATTATTCAAAAACCCACTAATGGATGATAGTTTTCCTTTATAATTATGGTCATCAATTATATTTAATTGTTGTAAACTATGGTTTGCTAATAAAAGTCTTTCAGTATTGTTTTCAATGATAGGTTCTTGTATTTTATGTACTAGACTTGGATTATGTTCAAATACAAAATGCAATAAATAGATATAACTTTGAATCCCGTATACAAACTCCAAACTACTTTTATAGAGAGATTCACTTACATTATTTGAAAAATACTTATTCAACAGTTCGGTTTGATATACTTGTTTTTCTGCGTTTTTTACCCGAATATCTACATTTGTTAGTTTATGAATTTTTTTACTTTCGATTTTTGTATAATTAATAATATCATTAATTTTATTGTCTGGCATATTTGAAATAATAATTGTTTCGCTCGGATTATATGTGCTAATAAATCGTTCAACCTCGTCATATGTAGTTGGGTTATGAATATTCTCAACTGTAATCTCGTAGAATGTACTCTTTCCTGTAAAATTATCAATATTTGACATTCCTATTATTATATTTCCATTCTTGTTCAATATGCTTCGTTCATTATGATTTATCCACAAGCATGACAAATTGTTGGAAATTTCGTCATTATTAACTGAAAAAAAGGTTCCTGGAGAGAAAATACCCAACAGACTTCGCGTTGTATTTGAGGATGGAGCATCTTGACTATAAACAACCGCGGTATATCCGTTCTTTTGAATTTTATCCACATATTTATCCAATATATAATCTCTAAACCCCAACATGAGCGTATCTTCTGTCTTTTTAGCAGACGCTAATTCAGTAAATCGTTTAAATTCGATAACTTGCGATTCGGTAATTTCCTTGGTTATTTTATCAACCTTTGTATACACCTCGTAAAACGCACCTACTTGGAACAACAATAATGTTTTTTCCCCATATTTCTCTCTGTATTCCTTTTTTAATTTAAAATATATATTCATCATAGCCATTATCAATTAGTAAATATAAACAATAGTGTTTATATGTATTAGTTTATTTAATTATTCATTCATATTTATTCATATTTATTCGTGTATACGATTCATATTGTTTATGATGATGAACATGCTGCGTATTAAATTGATTTTCTCTCTTGTATTAATTCTTTGAATGTTGCATTGACAGACGGAATCAAGTTTAGTTGTCCTCCACCAAATAAGAATAAAAAGTACATTACATGATACACCAAAATAGAGACTAAAAATGTAATTAATAATGTGGTGCCTAGTTTATGAAATATGTTGAGTTTCTTTTCATTGTATATTCTTGCCCAGAAACCGTAGTACTCGTTCTTTTCGTCTTCTAATAATAAGCGAAATTCAATTGCCATTGCACATATTACCGCCCCGACGAGTGCATTCAATACAAACGCCTTTAAATAGGATGTTGCCTTTAAATTTTTAACGAGAGGAAAAATGGACATTATTTAATATAACTAAATATTTTAAATGCGCTATCTATATATTTGAATTGTATAATTGTATCCCAATAAATCCGGATATTCATATATATAATATAGATTTGACTAAATTAGTTGATAAAAAAACAGTCATTATTGACAGTTAATTTATCCTCTGTAGGGGATTTTTTTAAAATCGATTTTTGGATTTCGGAAAAAACGGGGATAAAAAAATGGATTTACCTTGAGATGTAGCGTCTGTTTTCGGACAATAATGAAATATTTTTGTTTTGACCATGTAGGTACTCCCCTACATATGTAGGGGGTGTTTATGGACTGAAAAAAGTGCACTGTATACGATACGTGTAGGTATTTTCACTTTTTACTTTTTTTCTATACTTCATTTGACTTTTCAAAAAAACACACAAGAATTCTTGCAGAGTTTTGAAATATTGAAAATAGAATTGAAAAAGTTGTGAAAAAGTGATTTAGACCATAATGGTAAGAAATCGATTTTGAAAAAAATCCATTTGTGATTGTAAAAAAATGGTTGATTTTACGATGAATTTTAGGCATTTTTATCTGTTCTATAAATATAGAACATTTTAGAATGATTTTGATGCCAAAAAATGCCAAAAAATATTATTGTGAAAAATGTGACTTTATATGTATTAAAGAAAGTAATTGGAAGCAGCATTTATTGACACGAAAACACTGTTCTAGAACATTATTGAACGATATTGAGCAAAATAATGCCGTCTGCAACAAATTATATACATGTGATTGTGGTAAACAATATTCAGCTAGAAACAGTTTATGGTATCACAAAAAGAAATGCTACATTGTTCAAGGGGAAGAAAACTACAGTTCAAACAATAATAACAATAATAGTAGTACAGATACAGATATAGATATAGACAAAGAATTATTAATAAAAATGCTTTTGAAGAATCAAGATGTAATAGAGGGAGTCATTTTGAAAAATCAAGATGTTATGGAAAAAATGATGGAAATTATGCCTCATGTTGGAAATACAACAAACAGTCACAATACTACACATAATAACCAATTCAATATCAACATGTTTTTAAATGAACAATGTAAAAATGCGATGAATCTCACTGATTTTATTAATTCATTACCTATTACAAATGAAACATATGATAATACTATTCAAAATGGACTGACAAAATCAATGACGAATTTATTAGTAAATGGACTAAGCCAATTAGACATATTGGATAGACCGATTCATTGTACTGACCCAGCTAGAAAAACGATGTATATAAAAGAAAACGATTCGTGGGAAAAAGATAATGAACTTTTGCTTTTATTACAAGGTATTAAAAGCCTTTCCTTAAAACAACGAACTTTAATTAATAAATGGCAAGAGGCAAATCAAGGTTGGAATACAGATGAAGGTCTTCAATCTAAAATGACAAAGTTAATATTTCATTCTATGACGAACGTGGAAGAAGACGAAAAAGAAACGAATAAAATTATTCGCGCTATTAGTAAAAATACCTATTTAACAACTGATATTAAAGATGAATTTTCAAAATTAATGTAAAATAATCACATTTTTATTTTACATTACATTGTTATGCTGACAATTTTATGATGACACTTGTTATAATGTTACATAGTCGCTGTTTCTAAAAAATTCTGTAGAGTTGTATTCATACCCACATTCGTTATATCACCTGCTAAAATGGATTGTTCATACATTGTTCTCAATACATCTGGTGGGGCAATTGACCCAATACGAAGCAAATTACGGTCATATAGATATTTTTTAATCTCAGCCATATTCTTTTGCTTTAATATACCATGTTCGCGTTTCACCTTGCGTCTCGTTACATTATTTTTTATTAAGACAGAAACATTATTACCTCTTTTACCTAATTTAAAGGTGGATATCTTTGTTCGTCGAGTTTTTTGTCGTATTTTAGCATTATGTCTACCTTTATGGTGATTTTTAACACTTAAAGACTTTTTAGAATTCGAATTCGAAATCGTCTTACCATCACTACTTATATGTTGCACATGTTGTCGTTTTAAAGTTTTATTATGATACTGTCTATAGGTTGGTTTTGTTCCCCCTTTTAAACAACCATTTGGTGGTTCTTCGATAGATACTATATTTGGTGCGATTTGTTGTGCTATTGGTGATGCGATTGGTTGTGCGATTGGTGATGCGATTGGTTGTGCGATTGGTTGTGCGATTGGTGGTGCGAATGGGGGTGCTAGTGGGTACATACCACCAACAAAATTGCATTGATCATTATTATTAAAAGGAAGGTCTGTTCCAAAAGATGAGGGTAGATCAATAGATATTAATGGTGGATATGAATTCGCGTGGGGGTATAACTGGGTATGAATATTACTAGAGTCATTTTTCCCTTCTTTATACATATTCGGTTTCTTTACAGTTTTATTCTTTCGTGGACCATTCGCCTTTGTTTTTTTTTCTTTCATTTTCTCTCTTCTTTTTTCTAAATATTCCATTGACTCTTGTAATGTGCCTTTAAACTGATTTTCCTCGTCCGGAGGAGGTTTGTTTTTAATTTTTTCGTTTTGTTGAAATTGTTTTATTTTACCGAGCAATGTTTTTCGTAAACTATTTGGCTCAACGGCAACAGTTGGTTTTTCTTTCTTTTTCTTTCTACTACCTGCCTTTTTTGTTTTATTCATTGATAGGAACGAATCAGATAATTGAATTGTTTTCTTAGTCGATGTATTTGTATCGTCTACCATATTATATTTTACTACATAAAATATTGTAACTATTTTAACAATATAATGTATTGTATATCTGCGATAATCGTTCCTTTTCATTTCGTTTTTTTTCAGATTGATTCATTTTTTTATAGATAATCAAACCATTATCCATATCATCAGTTGATATTTTTGTTTTTTCAGATTGCTCTAGACAAAATACACGTTTGCTATGTACAATTTTAACCTTTGAAAATAATGTTTCCATATCACGACCATAATAGTTAAATATATTCTTGTTTTTATCGAACCAGTCGTCTGATAATGGTTCTAATAAACTCCAATTATTATCATTGACCATTTTTTCAAATATAAGACGCATTTCGTGACCACTATATTCGTCTATTTGGAATTTCCATGTAAATCTTGATTCTAGACCAGGATTGTAACTAAAAAAACACTCGTGTAATTCTTTTTCATATCCAGCAATGATACACATCAGGTCTTTTTTATGGTCACTCAATGCCTCGCAAATAATATCAAGACTTTCTTTGGAAAATGAGTCCGTTTTCTCTTTGTTGCCTAACGCGTACGCTTCGTCAATGAATAGTACTCCACCGATACATTCCTTAATGACCTCTTTTGTTTTTAATGCAGTTTGTCCCAGATATCCAGCTACTAAATCATCACGCGTAACCTTTTTAAATACATTATTCGTTAACATACCCAAGTTGCTAAATATTTTACCCATAACCTTAGCTACTTCTGTCTTACCTGTACCAGGCGGACCGTAAATAACCGTATGCATGTAATCAGAATTATTTGGCGAAATTTTATGTAAATCTTGAACAAAATACAGTATCTGGTCTACAATATTTTCTTTGATTGATTTCATACCAATCATCGATTGTAATTCAACGAGCGATGGTTTAATATTGTGAAGCGATTTCATATTAATATTATATTCAATATTGTCTGCTAGTGGGTAAGTATCACATAAATGAATCAAATCAGCCAAAGTATCTATTTTTACATGAATGCGAACGGATTCTTTAATTATTTTTTCCTCTTGATTTTCTTCCAGATGTTTTTGTTGTTTTTCTGTATCAAAATTCGTTATATTGTCATTTATAATTGGCATAATATCAAACATTCCTGAAAAGAACGGTGAATTATATCCATTATAATAATTCATTTCTGAACTAGATAGTATGTCAAATAATAGGGAATTATCTGTGTATAATGTATTATTTCCAAATGAATTGTCATATATAGATTGTTGTTTTGCATGTTTTTTTGTATAATTATCCAGCCCAACAATCAATAAATTCGTTTTTTTCATTAATATACAATTGATATAATGGTTTATATCATTTCCTATCCAATTTAATTATTACATCATTATAAACAATTTAAAAATAAATTGATGTAATAATTAATTTATATAATGATACAAACAACAGTAAGCAATATGGCTAATTTTGAAAAAGACAGACCTGACATCGTACCTGATAAATATTTGGAGACACCATGGGCGATTATTGAATCCTATTTTAAGGATCAGTATCTATCCCAATTGGTTCGCCATCAATTAGAATCTTATAATAATTTTGTAACATATCAAATCCAGAAAACAATTGATATGTTTAATCCAGTCCAAATATGTAGTGAGCACGACTACGATAAAAATAGTGGTAAACATAACTTGGAAATATTCGTCACCTTTGAGAATTTCCATATATACAGACCTCAAATACATGAAAATAACGGAGCATCGAAGCTAATGTTTCCTCAGGAAGCACGATTGAGAAATTTCACATATGCTTCTATGATGACAATTGATCTAAATATAAAATATATTGTTCGAAGTGGAACCAACCTAGAAAATAGTCAAACATTTTATAAAAATCTGCCAAAAATTCACATTGGAAAATTACCCATTATGTTGAAATCGTCAGTGTGTTTGCTTAGTCAATACCAACATATTAATGAAAATGTTAATGGAGAGTGTAAATTCGACGCAGGTGGTTATTTTATAATCAATGGAAGTGAAAAAACCGTTCTTGGTCAAGAGCGTGCAGCAGAAAATCGCGTTTACTGTTTTAATGTTAGTAAAAATAATAACAAATGGAGTTGGTCGGCTGAAATTAAATCCGTACCCGATTTCAAATGTATTAGTCCCAAACAAATTAATATGATGATTACTAGTAAAAATACAGGATTTGGTTCATCTATCTACATTCAAATCCCACGATTAAAGCAACCAGTACCATTATTCATTGTCTTTCGTGCACTGGGTATTATCTCAGACAGTGCTATTTGTGAAAAGATAATTTTGAATATGGAGGAAAAAAAATACAAAAAAATGAAATATGGTCTTCAGGGTAGTATCGTCGAAGCCAGTACAATTATGACACAAGAAGATGCAATTCAATATTTAACTGGATTCGCAATGTACACTCCTATTAATATGGATAAAGAATCTGGCATTAGGAAAAAGAAGGAGTTTACGATGGATATATTAAAAAATGATTTATTTCCTCACTGTCATGACGAAGTTCAAAAGATATATTTCCTAGGATATATGACAAACAAACTATTGAGATGTAGTTTTGAATGGATTCAACCAGACGACAGGGATTCCTATTTAAATAAGCGTATTGATTTGACTGGAATCTTATTAAATAATCTCTTCAGGAATTATTTCAATAAATTAGTCAAGGATATGCAAAAGCAAGTAATTCGTGAAATCAATAATGGTTCATGGCGTTCTACTGAAGATTATTTGAATATTATCAACGCAACAAATATATATAAAATTATCAAATCCACCACTATTGAAAATGGATTGAAGCGTGCTTTATCAACTGGTGATTTTGGCATAAAAAATGCAAATAGCAATAAAGTCGGTGTGGCTCAAGTATTAAATAGACTTACTTATATTTCTGGACTGAGTCATTTGCGTCGCATTAATACACCAATTGATAAGAGTGGTAAATTAATCCCACCTCGTAAATTACACAATAGTTCATGGGGTTTCCTATGTCCTGCAGAAACACCAGAAGGTGCTAGTGTAGGTGTAGTGAAAAATCTAAGTTACATGTCTCATATAACTATTCCGAGTAATAGCGGTCCAATCCATGAATATATATTACCACATATTATACCATTGTCTGAATTATCAGCTAGCGAACTAGATAACTATGTGAAAATATTTGTTAACGGAGCTTGGATTGGATCCGCAAAGGACCCAGTTACATTATACCGAGGCTTTCAAGAAAAAAAGCACAAGGGTATTATTAATATATATACTTCCATTATCTTTGATTTTAAAAATAGAGAAATTAGAATTTGTAGTGATGCTGGTAGATTGATTAGACCAGTCCTTCGTGTTTCGAATAACAACACGATTCTAAAAAAGGATGTTGTGAATCGAATTAAAACTGGAGACTTGGAATGGAATGATTTGTTGTGTGATTTGAAAATTGACCAATCTGTTATTGAATATATTGATCCAGAAGAGCAAAGTCATAGTATGATAGCGATGAAACCCCAAGATTTATATAATGAAAAACAGTTTATTTACAAATATACTCATTGTGAAATCCACCCGAGTACTATATTTGGGTTACTTGCATCATGTATTCCATATCCTGATCATAATCAGAGTCCTAGAAATACATACCAATCGGCTATGGGTAAACAAGCCATGGGTATGTATGTCACCAACTATGACAGTAGGATGGATAAAACCGCATATGTCCTGAGTTATCCTGCTAGACCTCTAGTAGATACTCGATTAATGAGTATGGTTCATTTGGATAAGATTCCTGCAGGGTCTCCTGTAATTGTCGCCATCATGACACATAGTGGTTATAATCAAGAAGATAGTTTACTATTTAACCAAGGTTCTATTGATCGTGGACTATTCCAGGCAACTATTTATCATACTGAAAAAGATGAGGATAAAAAAATCAATGGTGATGAAGAAATCCGATGTAAACCTGATCCCGCTAAAACAAAGGGGATGAAATATGGTAATTACAATAAAATTACAAACGCTGGTATTATTCCAGAGAACACTTTATTAGAAAATAACGATGTCATTATTTCAAAGGTGGTTCCTATCAAAGAAAACAGAAATGACCATACAAAAATTATTAAATATGAAGATTTGAGCCGTACCTATAGAACGAATGAAGAGTCTTATGTTGATAAAAACTACATTGATAGAAATGGGGACGGTTATAGCTTTTGTAAAGTTCGTGTTAGAACAGTGAGACGCCCAGTAATTGGTGATAAATTTAGTAGCCGTCATGGACAAAAGGGTACAATTGGTAACATTATTCCTGAATCAGATATGCCGTTTACTGCAGCAGGTGTGAAGCCTGATATAATCATTAATCCCCATGCGATTCCATCTAGAATGACTATTGGACAGCTAAAAGAAACGCTTTTAGGAAAAGTACTTGTAGAATTGGGACTATTTGGAGACGGAACATCATTTGGTGATTTGTCTATGGACCTAATTCGTAAAGAGCTCGTCAAAGTTGGATATGAAAGTAATGGAAACGAGTTGATGTATAATGGTTTAACCGGTCAACAAATAGAATCGAGTATCTTTATTGGTCCGGTGTTTTATCAGAGATTAAAGCATATGGTAAATGACAAACAACATAGTCGTTCTATTGGTCCTATGGTAAATCTTACTAGGCAACCAGCTGAAGGAAGAAGTCGTGATGGCGGTCTACGATTTGGAGAAATGGAGCGTGATTGTATGTGTTCACATGGAGCATCCAGATTTACTAGAGGAAGATTATATGATGCATCAGATAAATATAAAGTACATGTTTGTAATGGCTGTGGTCTGATTGCAGCATACAATAATGATATGAAGATACATATTTGTAAAACATGTGATAATCGTGTGGATTTTAGTTATGTAGAAATTCCATATGCGTGTAAATTATTATTCCAAGAATTACAAACGATGAATATTGCTCCGAGAATAATGACAAAATAGATTATCATAAAGACATATATGAATACGACAAACCAAATAAAAATAATACTATACGCAATTTAGCAATACTAATAATATAAATATAAATTTTTATATGAGAGATATATATATAATGCCTGGTTGTGGAAATCAAAATATGAATTTAAAATATGTGCAAGCCGGGAGACCTGGTATCGCCTTAAGATTAATTGGTGGCGGTGGTGGAAGTCATGGTAGTTCTGGTATGGATGGTGGAGCTACTCGTGAACAGACACGATTTACTTTGAGAAACGCATGGAATGGTAGTGCAGCCAGTGGAACTGTGAATGGTAAGAAGGTTTCTGCTACTCCATTTCGCGCAGTCAATAACGCAGGTGATTTATTGAATCGTGAATATTATACATCTGGCGGGTCAAATCAAGTCAAGACAGGTAGAATTAGAACTGCAGCCAATCAATCCGCAAACATTTTAGGAGGAAATATTTTTGCTAGACCCGATGATACCGGTGTTCCCAGTGCTAATACAAATGTTAAGTATGTCTACGATGGTTCTGATTATACCAAGTTTAAGAAGCAACAAGCCGTGAATAGAAATTACAATGATTCCAGTTATGGTGGTGATAATAATTCTTCCCAAGTAGCCATATCTCGTGTGCGTCATTAATTTTTATATCATACAACACACATTATCTACCTCGTGATTATTGATTGAATAAAATTTTTATATATAATCTTTATTATATATAAAATGATGTATACTTATCGATTTACAGGTCCAGCTGACCAAGGAATATTATTAAAAAATCGTGGTAATAATGCTAGATTAGATAGTAAAATGGCCATGCCTCAAAAATTTTATCCAAGTGACGGTGATTCCATGTTTTCTGGAGCTCGAAAAATATATAGAACAGACGCCATGAGTAAACATAAATTGAATAAACATCTTGTCAATAGTGCTACATTCCCCGCATCTGGTATACCAATTAAGCACACTGATGCATCCCAACATCTTTATATGAAAAAAGCCCAAGCGATTGGTAAATCCTCGCAATTTAACATTTCAAAAGAAAATCCATTATCATTTAGAGCACAAGATACAACAAGCAGAAATAGTGCTTTAAGACGTGTGCGAAGTGGTGGATGTACAGCACCAAAAAAGAAAGGAGCTCTTGAAAATACATTCAAAAGTGGAGGAGGTTCGGCATTGACTGGTACAGGCAATCGTCAATATGTAGTGCCTACATTTTAATAAATTAACCTTATATATTTAATCACTACGACAAAATATTTTATTTTATCACGAAATATTATATAATGAACAAGTACATTGTTGAATTTTTAGGAACTCTTTTCTTTCTTTATGTCATCCTTGCTACCGGTAATGCGTTAGCCATCGGTGCTGCATTGGCTCTTGCTATTTTAGTCGGTGGAAATATTTCAGGTGGTAATTTTAACCCGGCTGTGTCTGTCATGATGGTTGCTGCCGGTAAATTACCCAAGAACGATTTACTCCCTTATGTCCTCGCCCAAGTAGCAGGTGGTTTAGCTGCTTTAGAACTTTACAAGCGCGTTAAACTTTAAATTCATATATTTTGTAAATAATCTGTTATAATATTAATATTTTCTATGAATATTATATAATGAATACACCTACCAAATCGAATGATTCCATGACTCGTCCTGGTGCTCCCACCAAGAAACCACCCGTGACAGAATCTACACCTAATGCTGAAACTGGTGCTGTAACTGGTGCATACCACAGTTTAAAGGATGTTGCTGCCAACTTATTCGGTTCTAACAAAGACGGTGATAACCAAGACGGTGGTAAAAAGCGCAGATCCATGAAAAAATCTAGAAAATCTAGAAAATCCAGAAAAAGTAAGAAGGGTGGTAACCCAAAGAAGGGTATGGCTTCCAAGACAAGAAAGGGTAGAAAGGACTATGTCACACACAAGGGTGATAAATACTACAACCGTAAAGGAAAGCGTCAAACTAAGAATAGAAAGGGACGCAAGGGAAAGCCTTATTCCAAACGCCGTTAAGCGAACAACTATTCTCATAAATAAATAATAATAGTAACCATAATATAATTTTATCATTTCCAATAATCATAAAATTATATGTCATTAATTTAGAGTATTTCATCTTATTTTCTCTCTTTGATACGTTTCATCATACTTAAAAGTATATAGATTCCTAACACACCAAGTGACGCATAAAACAATTGTACAAGTATGTCTCTAGGTACATTTTTGTTCTTCGCATAGGAGGTATTCAGATTTAAATTTGTAAATGACTCTCTACAAACCTTACCAGTAACCTGGTTTTTATTTGAAGTAAAATTACAAGGGTTTATATTTCCTATATCAGTAGTTGTAACGAATTGTGTCTCTGTTCCGCGTTCATTGTTAACATTCACTGTTTCCAAAGATACTTCTTGACATTCCGGTTGACTACCAGAGACAAATGCTTGAAAAATAAGCATAGGATTTAATGCATTCAGATTACCAAGTGTTCCAGGAATGAGACCCTCCAAGGATGTAAAATTCTCCCCAGCAGCGGAACTAATAAACGGAATATTTCCATCTGGAATATTATCAACATACATGTATCTGTCTACTATTTTACCAGATGTTTTGTCTTTACATGTAGCTGCAGTTTTTAAGAAGAACTTGTCTCCCAATCCTCCACTTACTTTGGTTCCTGCTCCTGACCCTGATGCTAATACATCAATATAATTCATAAGTCCAGATACATTATCAGCAATTTCAGAAATTCCACCTTCGCTAGTCATGCCCATGTCACCGGGTGATTTAATTTGTTTCCAATATTGATAATCTGGTCCAAGTAAACGCTCTTCAACACCTTTTGCATCTGATAACACTTCATTAAAAAAATTAGACATAATGTTATATATACTTGATATAAAATTATTCCATTCCATCTTTTTACATATTGAAGGTTTTGGGATTTTTATCCGTATAGGCTTGGTTTTCTTGACTAGCTTTATTATCAGTAGGACTCATAGAACTCATTAAGCTATTAATAACTTCGCTGTTTTTTTTTATATTATCTTGATTCGTTGTTACTTTTTTACCAAAACTAGATATTTCATCTAATTTACTTTTTAAAACTTCAATATTGGCTGCATTCTTCTTCGCTAAAATTAATGGGTCGTCTCCGTAAGATTGATATTCTTGACTACCAGTAACTCCTTCAATAATAGTCGGTTTAGTAAAAACACTCATGATAGAATTAAATATAAGCATACAAAAAAAGAGAATAACAAGTTTACAAATCATCTATATATTATCAATATATTATTGGTAAAATAATATAGCAAAAAGAGACAAATGAAAAGGGTTTTGTATTTCTTTTTCTTTTTCTTTTTCTTTCTTTCATTACTATATACCGATAATGTCTAAACCTATTAATTTTAGTAGTTCGAACACTTTAACATCTACACGACAACCATGGGTTCCAAATAAAAATAAAAATTCAATTAAAGCATCTTCAAACGCAGTAGTTGGAGGAATGAGTAGACCAAATACAAATTTAGGTCATAATCCCAATGTGTCTCCGGAAGTAATGAATGCAAACGCACTAGCTTTTTCTGGTCCTAAAAGAAGACCTCATCCTATGAAACATTGGCGTCGTCAATTAAATGTCAATGGAAATAGTGGTAGAAGTGCTACATCAATTAGTGTTGTTAATCGTCCAGGAGGAACTGTATTTAGGGGATACAATCCAGTAAATAAGTGTGCTTGCGACGCAAGTGGTAATCAATTTATTACATTTGACAACAAGTTTTTACAATCTCCTTATAAGAGTATAAAACCACCAACAGTAATTCCTATTGCAAGTGGAACAAACAACAATAAAATACAAAACAATGGTTCTGTGGTAGTAGGTGATATTAACAATGGAGGTTATGAAATTCAAACCGGGTTATATAATACCAAAACAATTTGCTGTACAAAACCCAACAATGTTATTAAATCAGCTGTCACATTATTAAGCAAATCTTATTATAGTGATTCAAAAGCCTATCTAAAAGCACGTTGTAAACTATACAGCCAAAAACAATCTATTCAAGAAATACCTGGAAATAATTATGGTACTGTTACAAGCCCTGCGTATCCTAGTGACAGTCCAAATGGTTCTCAAGTATTTAAAACAAATAATTGTATGAATCCAAATCAAACTGGTCGTGAGTGTAAAAATACAACCATATATAAACCAAATAATGAGCAATTCGCTAAACAAGGTGCCGTTGATAATGGAACACGATTAGCAAAACTTAAATATGATATAATAACAAAAAATGGCAATTCATTTAGATCAGCCTTTGGCGCACAAAGTGCAAATGCTGGTAAATATCACGGTGGTTATAATGGTACCTCACCCTATTTCTTGAAAAGTAAATTACAAAAACCAATCACTTTTCGCAGAAATGGTCAGAAGACAGTATGTTTTCAAGCCGGAAAAAATTGTGGACCCCGACAATCATTGGGTGCTTTTTGGGGAGCTATTAATTAATTGTACCAACTAAAAGCAATTGTGTTATGTAAATATCAATAAAAATTTATATTGATATTTATTCATTTTTCTTTATGGTCGGTCTAAATCGTATTTTATTAATTAATTATTCTTTTTGGTTTCTAGGTTTTCATTGTCTAATGGTTCATTCATTATATCGCTATTAACACTGGATTGTCTAGAATGATTATTGTGACTATCACTGTCACTAGATCTCTCTATATCATTCGTTAAATCAACCACATCTCTATTTAATATGCGATTATGTAATACTTCTTCTGTAATGTCTTCTATATCGCTGGTTTCATTTGACTCTGATGATGATTCATCAACATCCAGTTCATTCTTATTTGTACTATTATCTATAGTAGTGTCGTTTGATGGAATGCTTTGAGAATCACTGTAATTGTATTCATCATCATCGTTCCATTTATCATTATCACTTATCTGTTCATTCGCTAATTCGTCACTACTATTACTGGATGAATCAGACTCTTGTTTGATGATAATATTAGAACTAGCCATCAGTTTAGATAGGGTAATATAATTTGATATTTGTTCAGATACTGTATCAATGTAAAGAGTAATAATATTTTTTAGATTTGGTAAATTATGTTTATTATAATTGTTTTTAACCATTTCGGTAAGATATAGTGAGACAGTAAGAATTAATGTACACATCAGAAGTAAAATGATACATGAAATCACACACAATATACTCAATATTTCAAGTACATAACTGTACAATAGTATCGTAATAGTTTTACTAGTACGATAATATTGTGAATATTCAGTTTGACTAGCAAATTCTCTTGTATCATTCATATTGTCTTGGTTATTCATATGCTGCATAATGTATATAGTTGTATTTTGTATAATCATTGTAAGTGTATTCAATTTTTTATTAAATTACATATTTTCAAAATATTTTTTTAGTCCGTCGCTTGTACGTGGACCATCATATTCCTTTGTTTCACCTGCCTCATCCATAATTAATACAGTTGGGAATCCTTTAATGTTATATTTTTCAATATCTTTTCCAGCTTGGTTCATTTCTACCTTTTTGAATACGATTTTACCTGTATAATTTTGAACGAACTTGTCCCATTCAGGTGTAAATGTTTTACAATGACCACAATTAGTCATATAATAATAGGTACAAGATGTAGGATTGCCAAAATTCTCCATGATAGAAGTGTTTCTAAAGAAAATATAATATATCACGCCTACAAAATACAATACAACGATTGATTTTTTCAATACGCTTGCTTTTTTCCACATAGAAGTAATGAAATTCATTATACAACTGGTTTAGATAAAAATATTACATCTATTGAGCATGATATTTGAATATTATATGTATCGATATAAAGAATTTTATGGTATGTTTAAAAAAATATTATGATTTGTTAAAACCTTGTTGTATGGTATGTTATACTTTTCGCACCATTGAATGCATTTTTGAACAAAATTCTTTTTCAATGATTCTATTTTATCGTTTTTGTTTTTACATGAAAATAAAGTAAGGGTTGAATTGATATTTTCAATTTGCTGTTGTCCAAAAATAGCGTTATATTCTTCTATTTTGTTACTATAATAGTAATCTAGTTCGAAATTTAAAATAGAAGAAATATGAGTAATTGTTTTCATTTTTGGATATTCGCGAATAATGTGATTCATAATTCTAGATTTATCCCCTTTAAAAAATTTACAGATGATATATTTTTCTGAATTAGCTAATCGACTTGTATTTGGCTTGAGAATAAAGACTTGTTTATATAATGTGGATAGCAAGTAGATAATATCACTTGTTGTTTTTGTAAAGATGTCAAATATTTTTAATACAAAATGACCACCTTTCTTTTGCATTGCAATAGCAAAACTCACTTGAGCAAATAATAGTTTGGTAGCAAGGGTTTCTTGTTGATTAAAATCAATCGAAAAATCAAAACCACCATCTGCTGTAATTATTTCCATTTTATTATTATACTTACTGTAACAGTGTTTTAAATTATCCACTTCCAATAAATCACCTGTTCCAGTTACACCAGTTTCGATAACTACATTTTTATGATTGTCTAGAAAATTACATGATTTCTTCCATCCTGGAACATTTACATCTGGATCTATCAATGTCATCCCATGGTAGTTATCTTGTTGGTTATTGCGTAAATAAGCGATTGCTTCAATAAATCCACCTGGTCCTTCTGCTAAATGAAATGTATTTATATCATGAGACTTGTATTGGTTCAACAAATCTAGCTGATTTACTATTTCTATCATTTTGTAAAATGATCTAGATAATGGTTTTAATTTGCTTACAGAACACTTTGTATTTGGAATAATTGTGTGAATAAATTCGTACGGGTTTGTGTATTTCTTATAAAAGTCCCAAGTATCATAATTTTCGTCCAACTGTTGTTTAATTTTATTTAAATAGCGACTTAATGTTGGACTTATATACACTTCAGGCATTTCATTTGATTCTAATGTAATATTATTTATAGTAGAATGAACTTCAGGTAATAAAAAAAAGCTCATAACGATAATACATATAATAAAAATACATTTAGATTGTTTTTATTATATTTGTCTAGTCTTCGATAATCTTTTACTACTGCTTATTTACTACTGCTTATTTACTACTGCTTATTTACTACTGCTTATTTACTACTTCTTATTTACTACTTCTTATTTACTACTTCTTATTTACTCTTTACTATCCATTTGTAATTTTAATTTACGCTTTAATTTTTTAGGTGGTTTTGGTTTATCTTCTTTTTCCTCTTCTACTGCAGCACCAATCGCCTCTTTCTCTTGGAGTTTTTCCATCTGTTCTTGTAATTTGGAACTACCAATCAATGTATTATATACGGCTCTTGTGTCAACATTTCTTACCTTTTTATAAATAAAGTAATTATTGTAAAACGATATTTGCTTTTCTTTGGGAGTCATTTTATACGCTTGACCGTAATCGTTTTTCTTCCTTGGATTCTTATCGATTTCATTTTCCATTGAACCATACAATTGTTGAAATGACCCAACACTAGCAGGAATACCTAGTTCTTTACATTCATCGCGAGTTAATGTGACAAATCCATAATTTTCCATTAATCGTTCTAGATAATCAAAGTTGACCAAATATTCGCGAAATGGTTTATTAATTGATTCTTGATATACATCAATCGGATAGTGTAGTGATGTTTCGTCATTTTCAAACTCGTCATGTTTATATCCCTTTGTAATTTGCCATAATTTTTTGTCGTTCTGTAAAATTGACATACTTTCACCTTCAGATAATCCTCTTAATGCATCAAATATAGCATTGCCGTTATAACATGTTCCTATGAAATATCCTTTTACTTTGGTACACTCACTGACATTTCTTAAGAAACTATTAAGCGTTCTTTTATTTTCAAAGAAGTAATGAAGCGCGAATTGACATGAACTAATATTAAATCCATCGGCTGCCTTACCATATTGTTTATATACACCCAGTCCTAGTTTCTCCTTGTCTTTTGGACCTTCTCCAAATATAGCCTTTGTTATCATTTTCGATTTTTCAGTATAAATAGCTTCACCATCTCTAATATTACTTGAGCTAGTTCCGTTTACAAATAGAGCACTTGGCATAACCTTGAATTTTTTATGATAATTCAAATATCTGGCACAAGCACCATCAATTCGATTTTCAATATTATCTTTGGCAACATCAATACCAAACACGAAGGATAGTTTTGCAAATATCCATTTTGGGAAATCACCACCCTTACCAACAGCATAATCAATAAGTGTATCCCCTCTCTTAGATACGGAATTAATCAACATTCGTTTCACAAACAAATTATGGAAATCGCGTAGTCCTTCTGTATTGGATGTTCCTGAGACACGATTATAATAAACATCGTCGTCACCCAATTCATCCGGAATATTCAATCCGGTCCGAATCATTTCTTCTGTAATAGGATTGTGAATGGAATGCCAATTATTATTTGCAACATGATAGGCATTTCCATATTGTTTAAATCCTCGTTTATATTCAGCAGTTTTGTCATAACGCACTCTTAGTGGAACCCATCGCCATTTCTTCTCGCGTGTTAAATCATATCGAAATTCCACAATCGTTTCATCATCGAATACTTCACCTTCTTCGGTAATAAGTGTCTTATTACCGGTTAAATCGGATTCCAACATAACATTACATATGCTAGCGTCAGCATCGTATGGATTTGTTGGATAAAATGGTAAAGGTTTGTAAGTTTCCGCATTATCTCTATCTTCGTTTACACTTGGCAATTTATCATTAATAACATCGCCACATGGATTAATATAGCCATGTTTTTTCTCGTCAAACCCAACTCTTAAAATAAGAGTTTTGTATTGAGACAATTGTTCATATGAGTTAGCGTTCGTACCTTCTTGAAATACATTGCCTATAAAATCGTTTGTACCAGCTTGTTCCTTTTTTGTTGATACCAGAAAATCAATCGTATTATATTTGGCTGGTTTCCATTTGAAGGAATAATCCCAAGTAGTTTTAAATAGCGGTCCGGAATCACCCTCACGGTCGGAACCAACACCATAATTAGCAGGGGTAAATATGAGTCCATCTATTTCATATTCATACAAATCCTGTTTTTCTTGATATAGAATAGCATCACAACATTGGAATATAGATTGATCTGGATTATCAGCCTTAAATTGTTTATTAGTAAAACGCATTGGCGAAATACTATCATTTATTACTGATTTTGCATTGAGGTTTTTCATTATACTAATCAATACCGGTAGACGATATTTAGTTAATATAATAGCTACATCTTTATCGTCACTATATGGAGGAATAAATGCGTTTGAACGAACATCCTTTTTATTCACAATATAAACATCAAATGCCGCATATAAATTAATAAAATCGCCTTTTTTATTATGTAATATATGTTCACCATCTAAGATACTATGCATCAAATCTACATCCTTAGTTATTGCACCCGTAAATTGAACGTTCATATTTGTATCGATTAAATAAATTTTGCCATCACCCGCAATATACATAAGCTTTCTCATACCATCTGCTTTTTCGGTTACAGTATAATTCATGCGAATATTTGGAATCGCAGAATCATCATTAATGGGGGCAATATTTGCGTTTTGTAAGGTAGCCGAGGACGGACCCATGAAGAATCTAGGTACCATTCGCATCCTTTCATTGTATTCTTTTCCATGAACGAGTTTCAAATAATTAGTACCTATTTTTTTTATTTCGGAATAAGAGATAGGATAGTTAGTATTTTGTAGCCCAGATAATACATATTTGACAACTTTTTTTAATTCTTTCATTAAGACGCGGTTGTCGTTATAATCGGTTCCTGGACCAACCTTATTATTTAAAATTTCCAATTCAATTTCATATTTTTCTGGACTATCGGTAATATTCGCAGCTTGAAAGGTATATTCGGATTTAGATTTATAGATGGTACGACCTTTATAGGTAGCCTTTTCATTTTCACTACTTTTAACGATACTCATATCGACTCTGATTGGAAAATCTGAATGTGTAAACGAGACGCGATTAATATAACGGAATGTTTTTTTACTATCTTCCCATGTTGATTTAATATTTTCGGCAAATGGACTATATGGTTTGATATTTTTCTCAGTTTGATAAGATACCCTCATATTGTATTCATCCAAATTAACTGGATATATTGGGTTGTTATCAATATTTGCATATTGTTTTTGCGTAAACTGAGGATTAATATCACCAATTGTTAGTGAGTTTGTAGTACAGTATTTTTGTATATTATGAATACCATTTATCTCAACACGAACATTTGACATTTTTGTCGTACCAGTTTTTTTATCAATATATTCGCTTTGAATTTTTAGACTATAATCATTAGTTGTTTCCATGCGAAACCCAACAGATTTAAGTTTTTGAATCACATTATCAAAATCAATTTTTGAGATAGGGTTTATTCCACGCGTACCAAAACGAACTTCCAATTCAGGAGTTCCGCCTAGTCCAGTATTCGTTACATTATCTAAATACTTAGTTATAATATTATCAAATTGCTGTTGGGAATTTAACTCGGACATGTATATATACTTGAACATATTATTTTATATAGGTTTCAATTTTTATTTTAAAAAATAGTAAATAATAATGATATTTTTAATAAAATATAGCATAATAATCAAAACAACTATTCATGTACTACTCTTTATAAATAGCTTAAAATTGCTTGATACATTTGAGGTCTAGTCAAATTTACAAAATCTATATGTAATTTACTACATATATCCCTCAAATCATTGATTTTATAACTGGAGATGGCTTTTAATGGCTTATCTAAATTTTCTAGTTTCCAGAAATGATTGCGATAATATTCCAATTGTTCTTGTGTTAAATTTTTCTTCAATCCGAAACATTTTTCTTTTTGTTCAATCGCAAAAACGGGTTTGTTTGTATCTGTAATAATTTCGTAAAACTTTTTATTATCTATATAAAAAACATTAATGTCAAATAAATGACACATTGCTTTTACAGTTGCCATTGTTATTCGTTGACAATTTGCTAATTCATCTTCAACAGTCGCCTTACTAATTTTAATTGGTTTTAATATTTCCTTTTTACCACGAAGTTGTTCTATCCAATTATATTTAATTTCCTTTTCTTTTGTAAAAAAATTGTGGATCATGTCATATTCGTGTAGTCCACAAAGGGCAATGTAAAAACACCAAAACAAACTGTCTTTTTGTTTGGGGAAAAAAATATTATCGGTTGACTTTATAATATTTTTTGATGTTTTTTTTCTTCCAATATCTTGATTCCTATCTACATGTAATAGAGTTGAATAAGAAACAATATTTTTCTGAGTCAACATATGTGGCAATAATTCAGTAATAAAATCAGAGTTCTGCATTTAGTGTATTGTTACTAGTATTCGTGTGATTGTCTTTAATATCTTTAAAAAATGTATTTGACAAAGAACTCTTTTGTTGTTCAACTTCGTTCAATTGCGACTCTTGCTCTTTGACATAATCTAGATAATTTGTTAATTTACTTACTACCTCATTACTAACATTTGTTAAATTAATAAAAACTCCATTTGTATTCTCGTTTAAGGTACATGTCTCATTATTCTTAAGAATTTTCAATATCTCAATTTGGTGAAACTGGCTTAGTGTCTCAATCTTCTCTTTTAATGTGGTCAAATTCATTGTTGTCATTATGATATCTCACTGAATTGTTTTTAAATCTTTTCTGTAATAACTAGTTTTGGTTTCCTTTTCATGGTTGTATTTTTCTTTATTTTATCTTCCTTTGGTTCAACTAATTCACCAATAATACTGACTTGTGGGTCATTTAATTCGTATCTTTGACCGATTACACGAACAGTAATATCATCATTTTCTTTAATCGTATTGAAATAATTATTATTGTAATGATGATCTCTGCTTACATAGGCAACAATAGGTGAAATTTCTTCATTAATAACTGCTCTGATTCCTGCTTGGGTCATATTCTTAACATTACATTTTATAAGCATTCCTTCCACAGGACAACATACTAAACATTCAAATACAACTTCAAACATTACTGTGTTTTCAACTAAAATACCACTTGAATAAGTTAATACTTTGGTAGAATCGGGCTTAATAAATCCTTCGATGTTACATTTTCCTTCTATTTGCTTTTTTATAATTTTTTCAAGAGTGTCCTTAATATTTTTACCAACATTATTGAAGGGAATATGTATTTTTCTTGTTAACAAATTCGTCATATAAACACCAACATCCTTATTCTTTTGTGCACCCTTTTTATTTATATTCTTGCCAGTCATATTCTTGTTCATTACTACTATATAATAAGAATTTAATCTTTAACTAATAATCAATTTTTAATTAAATAGATTATTATTTGTTAAAAAAATTTAAGATATTTTTCTCTTTCAGACTATTCTCATGTAAACCCTGATATATATAAAATTGATTGTATTAATAATTGTTTTATGATAAATAAATACTTATTGGAAATATGGGAAATGTCATAAATCGTAAAAAAAATCCCAATGAATTAAAAAGTTGTTTAATTTGTTGGGAAAAAATTAGCACTCGAGAATGGGTCGAATGTGTTATATGTAATATTGTATTACACAAATTATGTGAAAAAAAATATAGAGGTGAAAAAGGATATTGTGAATGTCCTCATTGTCGTAGAATTGGAACAATTGGAACTGTATGTTGTTCTACATAATGGCCGCTTTGAATGAAAAAAAAAGGTGTGATTCACAACCATTAAATGTTATTTACAATAGCTTCGGATGGATTCAAAAACCAGATTTTATTATCCTTTTTAGTTTTGTTATAAAAACGCAATAATAATTCTTGTATTACACAAAATTCTATTTTTTTTCTTCCTTTTGTATTCTCTGATGTATATTTACTTTTATCAAGTATATGATTGAGAATTCCAAATGTATCTGATTTACCAGATTGGTCACATCGAGCACCTTTTCCTCGTTTATCTTCCATGTCCTTGACCTTGAAAATATTATATTCATTTTTGAAATTACCAATAAATCCAACATATCGATTGAACATAGTCGGTGATATTGCTAATTTTTCTATTTCCTGTGATAAATCGGTATAGTCTTCTGACTCACCTTTGCTCCATTTTGTGTCTCCTTTTACTAACAAATATTGTTTATTTTCTTTTGAGAGAAGAATTCCAACAATCCCTTTATTCTTTAAAATCATATTGTCGTATATTTTTTTTATTTTTTTCTCAAATGTGGTCAAGTTATTTGTAAAATAAAGATAGTCAAGCGTTTCGTTCACTTCATCCAAAGTTAAATACTCTATTATGTGTTGTAAAATAAGTTCTTTGTACTCTGTAGTTGATATATTAAAATTATCCTTCAAATAGTTGGTATGATGTAACATGGCGGCATATACATACCAATCATCTTCGCCTCGTTCTAGCTTTGTAGTTGGTTTATTTGCCAATTCAAATGTGGTTTCTATTGTCTTTATTTTATTACTCATATTATTTGTGGTCTGGGTTTCTGTAATATTGTTCTTTAGTTTCAATGGTTCTTCGGGTTCCTTCAATGGATACACTATAGATTCGTGTTTAAAATCGATTGGATTACGGCGGTCATAAATACTAATGTTTTCATTGTTCAATTCAATTGGTTGAAACAAATAATACTCCTCAATGTTTCTTAGATGACCTAATCGGTTAAATTTATCCGTAATATATTCATTGTCATCTTCAATCAAAGTAGTCAATGCCGCATTGATTTGAACTAACGGATAATTTTTAATAACATTGATTTCACTAATTAAATTGTCCTTTTTATAAAAAAAACGATTTTTGAACAAGTCACGTATTCTTTGTATTATTTTTTCAGTATTCATTAGTATAAATGATTCATTATATGTATCTAATTTAATATCACTTTCTACAATTGTCTTAAACGGTTTGCATTTAAAATCACATGTATCCATGTAATCACATGATACTGTTTTTGCCTTATCACCAATGGGAAAGTCAATCATCATTTTATTAGATAATTGTTGTTTAACGATGGTATTCATGTTTTCTTCTGTGAATTTCGTTTGGTCAATATTTAAAATACAATCAACTGATGATTCTTTTAATAATCGACTAACACGACCTATTTGGACTGCTTTTATTTCGGCCAAACGATATATATACAAATCAATTGCCTCTTCATCCGATTCATTGAGTAATGTTCCATAAAGGAATATTTCAACATTTCTCTCTATAAATTTCAATTGTTTATGACTACAAGTTCTAACTGCTCTGCCAATAATTTGTTCAATTAAACTTAGATTATACCATGGTTCTAATATATGAACTTGTCTTAGGTTCTTAAAATCAATTCCCTCTGCTCCTGTCATGGAAATAATGACAACCTTGATTTTCTCTCCGTTTTTGTTGTCTTCATCTGTTAAATTCTTTAGGTCGTATACCTTGTCTGGTGAAAGCGCCTTATCGCCAGTAATCATTGTATAAGTTGCTGGCCTAAACGCAGTTGGGTTATCCATTTGTTCTTTGGTTAAATAAGTGGTGGCGTCTATTTTGGCAGTAGGTGGTGTTTTGAACAAATTAGAAGTTTTTGTTCCGAAACGACTAAATCCGATTGATTCTAATGCTAGGGCCATAGGTACTGCACCACCATCAATAAACTGACTATAGATTAAAACAATACCATCTGAATTCATAATAGAATCGGTTATGCTTTTTATCTTGGCGCTATATTTACCAATATTATCCGGTGAAAAAATTTCGCCAAACTCGCTATTTTTGTCATTGTCTTTATATTCGAAATTTTTTCTAGATGGTGGGTTATTAGTTTCAGTAAATTTCATAATTCTTTTCAACCCTTCACTTCCTAGCAAAGTTTTAGAATTAAAACTAGATGACGATTCAGAGTCTGAACCAATAAGTTGTTTGGTTGGATATACAATATTTAACGCTTGTAGTGGTTTTTGAAGAATAGTATATCCAAATGAATCCATATTTTCAAATCCGGTCATACCTCCCTTTGTTTTTTCTATATTGGTTTTGATTTCAGATAATATATAATTGTAGCCTTTTTCTTGATAGGTTCCACATTGATTTACATAGACATCTAAATGTTCAAGTGGTTGTACAATGGATTTATTATTCATTTGTTTTCGAGGATAACTAATTTCTTTAAATGTGTGATCTTTCGCAAAAAGTGATGGGAAAATTCTATATGGGAATGTATACGGATTTTCACCTCGAACAAATGACACATACCCAGTGGCTTTTCTGCGCAACAAATCTTCTCCCACATTATTTCCATCTTTATCAATTAAGAAATTCCCATCTTTATCAAATACATCTTCCAATTCTATCGTAGACCGTTTATCATTTAAATTCATTACATTTAATAACCAGATAACCTCTTTATAACTATTATACATGGGTGTAGCAGAGAGAAAAAGAAGTCGTAAGTTATCGACATATTTCACCAATTTAAACAACTCGTTTGCAACTCGTTTGTCTTGTTTTTCGTCACTAATACGAATATTATGAACCTCGTCAATAATAACTAGTCGATTATTAAAATGCTGTTTTAATTTTTTTATCATTATTTCCTTCCTTTTTATAGGGTCGTTTTCTTCCACCTGTGATTTTTTTTGAATGTAATTCGCGAATTCAATGTATCCTACGAACAAATAAGATGCTTTTATGATTCGTTGTATTTGACGTGTCACCTTCTCTTTCGATAACCCTTTCATATTCATTGGATTTATCTCTTTTAAATATTTATTGCCAGTACAAGCTCTTAGATTCCAAAGACCGTCTACTAATTTCAGTTTTCGTTCGTCGAACAATTGTAATTTAAAATTTTCTTGTACATTTGGCGAAGCTACAACAATAATGCGTTGATTAATACCCAATTGGTTTAAATAGGTTCGCATTTCCTCTGCTACAGTGATTGCACTACATGTTTTACCAGTACCTAACCCATGATACAAAAGTAAACTATTGTATGGTGTTTGGAAACTTAAAAAATTCCGGACAAATATTTGATGAGGAGATAGTTCAAATTCAGCCTCACATAACTTAGTCGCCTGTGATTCAATGTCATAAAGAGTTCCATCATATTTATTTTCGTTAAATTCTTTCTTTTCGGCCAATTTGATATTGAAATCTGGGTCATCTAGTGACGGATATAAAGCATCATAACTCGTTTCATTTTGAGAAATAACATTCGCATCTAATTGTTCTTTTTTCAATAAAAATGTGTTATAGTCGATATCATCTAAATCGATTTTTTCAAAATTGGTTTGATACACCTCTTCTATATTTTCTTCAGTTAAATCGGGTATTTTTTTTATGATTCGCAATTTTCGTGGCTTGCGCTGCTTTTTTTCCATATTATACTTATATTATACTTGTAAAAAAGTATAATATAAATAACCAAGATACGATTACTTCACTTAGATATTTATGATAATTTCTTTAATTCATCTTATACATCTGTACAATTGTGTTAATTTTCGATAGTAAGTTTTTTTTCTCTAAATTATAAGGTCTTATCTTTTCCATACATTCTTCGTATGACATCCATTTCATTTCACTCACTTCTGATTGTTGAAATTGATTTGTATGAACCGTATTTGCATCGATTGTACCAACAAAATATTTGTGTTTGTATGACTTCATATTTGAACCAGTAAAAATTTCTTCGTATGGGATAATGTTTTGAAGCAATGTAACATTCGATCGGATATAACCAGTTTCTTCTTCAAATTCTCTTAAAGCACAAACTAAATCCTTTTCTTGATAGTTTCGCCTACCCTTTGGAAATCCCCATTCTGTTTCATTCCAGTTTACTGTACTTGCTTTGATTATCTTTTCTAAATTATATTCCATTTTATTAATTTCGACCCCACATTTTAATGTCTCGAACTTATCTCTGGAAATTTTCTCCTCGCCTCTGTATTGAATTCCCATTTGATCACCCCATAGGTAGGTCCACAATTGTTCAAATGTAGATTTGCCGATCAATTGCTTTTCGTGTATTGACATTTCATTAAATACATTTACTAAATATTCATAATTGTGCAGTGGGTATTTACCTCTCATAAATTCAACAAACCCTAAACTGTGCTTACGACGAATCACTAGATATTGTAATTGGTCGGCTTGTTTTCTAAATATAATAATACCAATACTTGTAATTGGATGTTTGCATGTATGAAACACATGTCCGTTTTTTCCACAGTTATTACAGAAATTATTAAAGGATCTGTTTTGTGGTGTTTGTAAATTGGAATGTTGGTTATTCGAATTGGAATGTTGGTTATTCGAATTGGAATGTTGGTTATTCGAATTGTTCTGTTGATTATTGGAATGTTGGTATATACGCGTAATCTGTCCATTGGATGTATTATCTCCACTCGATGTATTATGCCCACTCGATGTATTATATAAGATAGTATTCATATTCGTTATATGTTATTTTGCGTATCTTTTTATATCGTTTCTATTTAATGACAGATAAATCACTTGACCCAACTGTATGGGGTCCTCATTTCTGGTTTTTTTTAATGACACTGGCAGTATCTTACCCATTAAAAGCAAATGATGTAACAAAAAAAAAATACTACGATGTAATAAATAATTTTCCATTATTCATTCCTCATCCAAAAATAGGCAATAATTTTAGTAATTTACTCGATAAATACCCAGTATCGCCTTATTTAGAAGGAAAAGATTCCTTTTTAAAGTGGGTACATTTTATTCACAATAAAATTAATATTGACATAGGAAAGGATGAGATTACTTATACAGAAGCACTTAATAACTACTACGAGTTGTATAAACCGAAAGAAATTATTTTACAAGAACAAATCAAATACAGAAAAAAACTACTATTTGTAGTAATATTAGTATCTATGATTGGATTTGGATATTATTTATATAAAAAATAATTCTCTCGTCAATATAAGAATCGGCTTTGAATATGAGAAACAAAAATACAAGAACGCGGAATTATAATAATAGGACTTCACATAATAACACGCGAAAAATAAATAGAAGTCCTGTCAAAAAAAAGACAAGAAGTCGATTGGGTGGCGAGGCATTGGGTTCGGGTGGATTCGGTTGTGTATTTAAACCCGCGTTAAAATGTAAAGGTAGTGTGAATCGCACAACAGGTATTAGTAAAATGTCTATTGAAAAATACAGCAAACAAGAGATGCTCGAGATAACTCGAATCAAAAATAAGCTACATAAAATAAAGAACTACGAACAATATTTTTTACTTAATGTTGATAGATGTAATCCAGACAAACTGACACCGGAAGACATGAAACATTTTAACAAGAAATGCTTTTCGTTAACAAAAGAAAACCTGAACGAAAATAATATTAACAAAAATTTAAATAAAGTTTCTATATTGAACATGCCTGATGGAGGTATTGATTTAAAGGATTGGTTAGTTCATGATGGTAAAATAACACGCGATAAAATGTTTTTATTAAATCATGCTATTATTCGGTTGTTAGAAAAAGGTGTAAGACCAATGAATGAAGCAGGTGTTATACACAATGACTTGAAAGATCGTAATATATTAATAGATAAACACGCAAATGCGAGAATTATAGATTGGGGACTTTCTGGAGTAGTCGTTAATAAGACTATCCCGGTGGAAATTCGCAATCGACCACTTCAGTTTAATACACCATTTTCATCAATGATATTATCTGATGATTTCAAACTGAACTATGACGCTTTCTTATCAAAAGTTAAAAATGGAGAGCTATTGTTTAATACTGCGAATATTAGGAATTATGTAGTAAATGAATATTTGATTAAATTGGCCAGATATTATGGATATTATGACGATAATGTTATTTTATTTAAAACCATATTTAATCCGGGAATCAGCGAAGAAACTTTTTTGTCTGAAGTGAAACGAGACAATTTAATCGAATATGGATATTACTTGTACTACTTATCAAATTACATTACTGATATACTTATGAAATATACGAACGATAAATTAGAATTCGAAGTGAACAAATATTTTATGGAATGTTACTTATTTAACAGTGACATATTTGGCCTGGTAACTGTCTATTATAATTATTTTGATTCAAATGTTAAATTTGTAGATTTCGATGATGAAACGCGGAAAATTTATTTAAACCGTGTTAGGTCTATGTTGGTTGAAAATATATATTCAAATGGTGATCGTAAAATAGATGTAACTAAATTAGTAAATTCATTACACGAGTTAAACAAAATAGTAAATTATGATAATACATTATCTATTTCTAGTGGTAAAGAAGCGCTTTATTCTATTTTTGCATCGAATGATATATCATCCTATAGTCGTTCTAGATTCTCGGATACCTTAACAAAAAAAAATGGTTTAATAGATACATCAAAGTCCAAGTCAAAGTCTAAGTCTAAGTCTAAGTCCAGGTCAAAGTCCAAGTCTATATCAAAGTCCAAGTCTAAGTCCAAGTCCAAGTCAAAATCCAGATCAAAATCCAGATCAAAGTCAAAATAACCTTGCAATATGATTATATTATAACTATAATATTTGTAAAAAATAACCTTTATAAATATTATATGAAATTGGAATTATTAATTTTAGCAATTACCGGATTTTTAATCGTAAATACATATCATGATGGAAATTATGTGAAAATATTACAGTCATGGCAGAAATATTTTAAAATTGCCGGGTTTGCATTTGCTGGATTAAGTGCCTATCTATTCTTGAAAAAAAACCCGAATGAGTCGCATTCACTTGTTCAACAAGCAGTAAATATTGTGAAATGTATTCCTAGTGCACAGTCATCACTTGATGTATTGTCACCCTTTATGGATTTCTCTAATCAAACATCATTTATGAATGGAGGTGGCAATGGAGGAGGTGGAAACGATTCATTTTACACACAACAACAATCACCACATCAACAACAACAAATTAATCGTATTATGGAATCTGGTAAAAAAAGTACCAAACGTTGTGTTAGCGAAACTAAGAAAAAATTCGTCGCATCACAGCAGGGTTGGATATGTGGACATTGTAAAAAACAATTACCCGCTTGGTTTGAAGTAGATCACAAAATTCGATTAGAAAATGGTGGTTCTAATCATGTAGATAATTTAGTAGCATTATGTAGAGATTGTCATGGTAGAAAAACTGCTATGGAAAATCTTTAGACCATTATACCAATCATATAGAGATTTATTTCTAATGAGTTATTAATGGATAGTTCTTCGATGAGTATACCTCCACAGAATAATACTACTACACAAGATAAAATTACAGACAAGATAAAATCAACTAGTATGGAAACATGGTATAAAATTGGCCTAGTGATTTATTGTATCTGTATTATTATATTATTTACTCGAAATCCATATGACATTATTACAGGAGATAATAAAGGATTGGGTATATTTATGTCATTATTTGGTGGGTTCTTACTACTAATGATGTATTTATTTTATGCGGATAAAAAATTAACAACTGAAAATGTTAAACAATTATCAGCATTGAGTTATTTCGGTAAAATACTGTCTTTTATTGGATTAATCGGACTTGTTGGTGGAATAGTCTATTTACTTGTAAAAATTGCTTATTATTTTAGTAACGCTAGTTACGCAATGACCTATATTTTGAATTGGTTAATTGTTATTGGATTATTTACTATGATAACCAAATATCTTAAATTAGACCAAATACCTGGGGGGAAATCATCACCATCGTGGACCCGCTTTTTAATACAAATTATTACTTATATACCCTGCTTAGTTCTTAGTTTTGTCGATTATATTAAATATCAATATGAAATCACTACAAAACCAATCATCATTGTATTGGTAGCAGAACTAGTATTCATCGCGCTATATTTCGTTTTACCATTTGTTATGCAATATATAGTCACTCATAATGCAGTTCAATTAATAAAAGATCCAATTAATACTAATTTTGAAAAATCACTTGGTTCATTTGGTTCAGTTAATTTCGTAAAAGACAAATTTCAATACCATTATGCTATTTCTGGATGGTTTTACATTAATTCTTTCCCACCTGAGACAAATCCTAACTACGATGAGTATACTACTTTATTAAATGTCGGTGGAAAACCAAACATAACCTATAATGTATCGAAAAATAAACTGAAAATAAAAATGAAAACCCAAGGACATGTTGAGCGCGTTTTGTTCGAGACAGATGATTTTAAAATGCAAAAATGGAATAATATCGTTGTTAATTACGATGGTAACACATTAGATATTTTTATTAATAATGTTCTCGTATCTACCACAGAAGGTGTAATCCCTTATAATTCCAATACAATGATAACATCTGGCACAACCCGCGGTATATCTGGTGGTATTTGTAATGTAATGTATTTCAATGATAGTATCTCGCGTGCTAAAATAAACTGGTTGTATGATTCGGTTAAATATTTAAATCCTCCTGTTATTTAGAAAAGAAAAATTCTGTTACTATAATATATATTATGTCTGTGATGAATATTGCAATCGGTGTCGTTGTTGTCATATTAGTTATAATTATAATTAGATACTTTTGGGGAAGCTCTAATAAATTATCTGGGTTACAGGATGCTAAGACTGTGACTAAAATCCCCGCAAACACATTAAGTGTCAGTAATTCAGTAAATTATGCTTACTCTGCCTGGTTTTATGTTGACGATTGGAGTTATCGTTATGGCGAGCCAAAAATCATTTTAGGAAGACTTGACAGTGATTTAGAACCATCACCGTCTATTGTTCTAGGAGCCATTGAAAATAATCTTAAAATTCAAACAACAGTCTACTCTTCTGTTGGTGCTACAGAAGGTTCTACTCATACTTGTAATGTTGATAATGTTCCTATTCAAAAATGGGTAAATGTTATTATCAGTCTAAGAGGTCGCACACTTGATGTCTATATTGATGGTAAATTGGTCCGTACATGCGTTTTACCAGGTGTTGCAAAGATTGCTAATAACGCACCTGTATATATTACACCATTGGGTGGATTCTCTGGATTTACATCCAATGTTCAGTATTATGGTGACTCATTAAACCCACAAGAGGCTTACAATATTTATAGAAGTGGTTATGGTGGTTCTAGTTTTGATTTTCCTTATAGTATTAAATTGGAGTTGGTAAAGGATGGTCAAGAACAAGGCAGTGTTTCCATTTAATTTATAAGCAAATAATTACAACAAATTAATTACATATCTAAATTTCTTATGTATAATATATAGATATGTCTGAATTTGGAACAATTTCTTCCGGAGCTGGAGCATTTGATAATTTTAAAAATGGTAGAGTGGTCGACGGGACGCGTGAGTTTTTGGAATCCAATAGTTTAGTAGCAAAAGCCGCCTTTTTATTATTGGTTCTTATCGTCTTTGTATTAGCCGTTCGTATTTCAGCACAGTTTTTATCATGGTTATTCCAATATAATAAATCACCCTATTTGATTGATGGTATGGTCGATGGTAAAACTATGCAAGTTATTCCCCAAGATCCAAATTTAAAGAATGCCGTTACTTTAGTACGTTCTGATAACCAACAGGATGGTATTGAATTTACTTACTCAACCTGGATAATCATTGACGATTTGGTTTATCAAGATGGCCAATATCGTCATATTTTCCACAAGGGAAATGATAATATTAATTACACATCCGAACCCATTGGTATGAATCAACCAAACAATGCACCTGGACTATATATTGCTCCCAATACCAACGCATTAGTCGTCGTGATGAATACTTTTGATAACATTCAAGAAAAGCTGACCATTGATGATATTCCACTTAACAAGTGGATGTGTGTACAAATCCGTGTGTCAAATCATCAACTTGATGTATTTATTAATGGCAAATTGGCCAAACGCCTTATTATGAAAGGAGTCCCTAGACAAAACTATGGAAATGTATATGTTGCTATGAATGGTGGATTTTCTGGAAACATTTCTGACTTGAGATATTTCAATTCAGCTTTAGGAACTGCTGAAATTCAAAGCATTGTCGACAGTGGACCCAATTTAACATTGGTCGGATCAGAGGTTACTGGCAATCAGCCTAAATATTTATCCTTGAGATGGTTTTTCATGGGTGAAAAAGATGGATATAATCCATAAACAATACTACTAATTAGGTCAATATAATAACAATTTAATCAATTATTATTATATACAAAATAATGTCATTTTCTTATTTTGATGGACTAATTACATCAAGTACTTTTATTAGTAAAATTTATTATGATGCCGCCAGCAATATTGTATCGGGTATTTTAGATACGAATAATACTATTACAATAAATCCTTTGGATTATTGTACGAATAACGATTCTGATTTTACTATAAATGCTATGGTTATTGGTGGTGGAGGTGGTGGAGGTGGGAAGGGTGTCTTCTTGTCGCTTGGAGGGTATGGTTTTAATACTGCTGGTAGTGGTGGTGGTGGTGGAGCTAATGTATTGATATCTTTTCCAAATAATTTATTAACAAATAATATATTTGAAGCAGTCATTGGAGAAGGTGGAATTTGTAACAGCAGTGGCTTCGGAAATGCTGGTGGTCAAACCAAATTAAAATTATCTACAGGTTCATCTATTATTGAGTGTAATGGTGGTGCTGGTGGACTTATAAGAGTACCAAAATGGGAGGCACCATCATCTGGTGGTGGACTACCTGAAGGTGGTGCTGGTGGTACTGTGTCATTTACACTACCTGGTGTAACTACTATTAATGGAGGTTCAGGTGGTAAAGGAGGTACGGGAAATAATGGGTGGGTTATTGATGATCCAACTCCCACATTCCCATTAGACTATTATAAAGGATTTTCTAGTCAATTTGGTCTCGATACCTCTTCAAATCCTATTTCTATACCCTTAATAGATATTTCTGATAATTTGAATGCTCAATATGGTGGATGTGGTGGGGGAGGGGGGGGACCGTGGGCGGACGCTGCTACGGCTACAGCATATACAGTAGCAGACGGTGGATTAGGTGGCGGGCAAAATATTACTGCTTCTGATGGAACATATTACGACTTCAGTTACACTGCTATAGGATTGAAGAACGGATCATACAACGGTGTAAGTCCACAACTTGGTTCTGCACCTTCTGTTGTATATGGTGGTGGTGGTGGTGGTTATAGTGGTTGTGGTGACCACGAACAGTTGGGAGCTGATGGAATGTCAGGTGCTGTATACTTCTGGTTTGAACCTCCACCACCTCCACCACCTTTAACAACTGGTTGTGAATGGAATCCTTGTCTTAAGACAGAAACACGATTGTGGTCAAGAGACAATGGTTCATGTATTGATATATCAGGTGTTAAAATAGATGGTAAACAAATCACCTACCAAGATTTGGACGAAAAACGAAAGGCTACTATTCTACAATATAAAGGAAATCAGGCCGGATTTTCTAAAAAACAAATGTTTTCAAGATTATCCAGAGGTATTGGTCGCCAACGCGGGCAAACATTTGCCACGCAGAGTGATACCTATACAAATTCAAACACACGAAATTTAAATCATAGTAATAACGATGCAAGTAATAATGTCCTTGTTTGTTCTAATCCTAGAAGAAATTGGGGACTTACGAATCAAAGCAATGTTCCTGGACCAATACGTAAAATAAAAAATGTACCTGGTATGCCCTTGTACAATTATAAAACGCGAAGAACATATATAGCAGGAGGTACAAAATGGCCTCAATATGGTGGAGGGAAATCACAACAGGCTGGTTCAGATTCAAATGTTATTATTGCACCACCTACCACTGTAATAGACAATACTAATGTAAATATCAAAGCAATTGATGGATATATAGCTGGAGCCAATGTTAAAATTTTTACAGTGAATGATATTTTAATAGAAGAAACGAAAACAAACGACTATGGTAGTATTATATTGAATACTTTAAAATCGTCATTACCGGTACATATAAAAATTACCGTCACTGGTGGCATTGATATTTCAACGGACCGACCATTTACAGGAACATTAACAACTATTTGTAATGTGAATACTTTTGAGATAGTCAATAATACTGCAAATATTCATGTTAATATGTTAACTACACTATCATCAAAAATACTTTTACAAAGTATTGGCCAAAATAATGGCCAAAATAATAGCCAAGAAATAACGAATGAAACTATTAATGGAGCCCATAAAAAAATAGCAAATGCCTTGAATATTTCGATTGAAAAAATTAATTACGATTTCATTCACTTATATGATGTAGCTATTGCCAAAACGAATCATAAAATTGTATCATTGACTGATATATTATCTAGTAATTTGACCTCCGCGTCTGATAATATATCTATTAGCCGAGACCATATATTAACATCTTTGGCCAATATTATTAATCAGTTAGAAAACGAAACATCATTTGTTGACTTAACAGATAAACAACATGTTATTCAGGTTATAGAAGATATTGAAAAAAATGTATTAACATCAGGCAACACAATACACACGGAAAAAAAGTCAAATATTGCTACTTTTGTACAAAATATAAATACTGAGATACATAATATTGAAGAGAATACTCAATCAAATTCGGATGCATTTAATAGTATCAAGAAAACAATACAACTTGTTGAAAGTTCTAGGCAAATATTTGAAACAGATGGCAATTTAATAAATCACGATACATCTAATGAAAGTCTTCAATCACTTTCTAGCAATACAATTCAAACATCTAGTACTATTCAAACTTATATAATTCATTTAACTCATATTGAGCCTGAAACTGAGCCAGAACCAGAACCTGAACCAGAACCAGAACCAGAACCAGAACCTGAACCAGAGCCTGCATTGGAACCAGAACCTGCATTGGAACCAGAACCTGCATTGGAACCAGAACCTGCATTGGAACCTGAACCAGAGCCTGAACCAGAGCCAGAACCAGAACCAGAACCAGAACCAGAACCAGAGCCAGAGCCAGAACCAGAGCCTGAACCAGAACCAGAACCAGAGCCAGAGCCAGAGCCTGAACCGGAACCTGCACCTGAAATTGATGATTACCCATCTTCCACTGAAAATGCTACAGAATTAAATATTACCGATGATTTATTGGTGATAGAAAATAGATTAACAAAAGGAAATGATGACTATGATCATATAAAGATAAAAATTCCATCTGGTTCTGAAATATCAGAATTAACAGTCATTGTATTTGATAAGGTGGTTAATGAAGGAACAATTTCTTATGAAATTCAACAAAATCAAAATGTCGATCAAAATGAAAATCAAAACCTCATTATAAATGGCTCATTTAACAGTATTGAAAGTGAATTATTACAAGGCAATAAATTATATGGTCATTTGACTGAACCATTCGGAACATGGTATTCTATTTTATTATACATTGATTCAAATATTAGTGTAAATACCCAAGTATTTTATAAAATAACAGGTACTGTAACCATTAGTCCACCTGAACCGGAACCGGAACCGGAACCGGAACCGGAACCAGAACCAGAACCAGAACCAGAACCAGAACCAGAACCAGAGCCTGAACCAGAGCCTGAACCGGCATTGGAACCTGAACCTGAACCCCAGCCTGAACCAGCCATTGATTATAGTGCTGATCAAGAATTAATATCCACGAATGGTAGATTTAAAATAAATGTATCCAATAAAAGTTCTAGTTATGTTCTCGATGCCAACGATATCACAACTATTGAATCCGCCATGAACAAATGGGACTCTCTTATATCATACCCAACAGTGTATAACACGTCTACTATAACAGATAATAATCATCAAATCGGTATCAGTTTTGAAATAGTAGATACTTTAGTTACGAATATATTAGGTAGTGGATGGATGAATAGCATCTCGTTTATAAATTCTTATCCCACCGGATATCCAATACATTTTGGTACATTTATAACGAATCGTGGATCTATGGAATTTAATTCATCAAGAATTCAAGGGATGAAAGATAACATATTAGACGATGGCAATAGTGACTATTATTATTTAATATTACACGAATTGGGTCATGTATTAGGAATTGGAAGTATTTGGAGCTCTACTTTATTTGAAGATATTTCTAATTATACAAGTAGACCAATAACATCCTATAGTGATAATGGAACAACAAAATATTATTATACAGGCACAAATGCCTTGGCGAAATATCAGGATTATTATAATGTTATCGGTGGGTCAGAGACACTAATCGGAGTTCCATTAGAAGATGATGGTGGAACAGGAACAGCACTCATGCATTTGGAGGAAGGTCCTGGTAACAATTCTACAAATAATCGTCGTATTAATGGTGTATTTTATCCTGGATTAGATAACGAGCTTATGACTGGATGGACAGAACTTGACAATAGAACAACCACCCCGTTAAGTAAAATAACATTGGGACTATTAGAAGATATTGGTTATATTATTAACGATTACAATTTGGCAGATTTTTATGAACTTCCACCAATACCGACTCAATGTTTAGATCAAACACTATCAAATTCAGTACAGATGGCTAATCCATATACATTTAACAATATTTCTCATGGTGACAATGAATTTATAGGAGTGTATGATGGTTCCTATACTTTAACTGGTGTCACATCTGCTCACCCAATTGGATTCGTAATAAATGATACTACGAAATTTGAGGTTACAAGTGGTACACTCTATGGTACCAAAACAAGGGAAGGTGTTAGTACTAATTACTATACTTGTGCTGATGAAGATATTGTGTTTACTGTAAAAGGTGATTTCGGAACAATTAGTTATGATTGTTATGTACATGGATACATGGGTGGACAAAATCGTTTGAAATATTCAGACACATGTCCTGTATATGAGCGCGAATATGTAGTAGAATTTAAAACCGAATTTAAAACATCCAGTGAAATGGGAATTTTGTCATCGGGATTCCTTGATGGTGCTACAATTGTTCAAGTGAATAACCCTAATTTTATATTGGGCGCAACTACATACGAGTTTAGTACCTGGGATTTCAGTAATAATACAACACAAACAACTCAATATTATCAAATGTTACCAACAAATACATTAAATACTTATACCAATAGTGGTTTTAGTTTTACATTACCAGGAAGACTACAAGAAAGACCAGGTGTTGGAATTCTCCCAGTTACAGTAACAACCGGTGTTCCGATAACTGTAAACAACGGATTTCAAACAATATTCCAAGTGGGTGGAAACTGTACTTTAGCTAAGATTAAATCAATATCTGATATTAATGGAACTACAATTGAATTAAATAAGATTAAAATCAATGGTGTTTTTTTTAGTTAATTGACAATAAATGAAAAATAAATTAATAAAGCCCAATATTAATATGCAAGGAACATCATGGACCGGTGATATAAATACAGATAGTAATATAAATATATCAGATGCTCAATATATATTAAGCTGGATTGCATCAGGTGGTATAATTGGTAATGAAGTAACATATAGTGTAAATAATCAAAAATATCAAATAAATTCCCAACAAATAACAAAAATCGATTTTAATAACGATTTTCAAGTAACATCAAACGATGCTCAGTATATATTAAATTGGGTAGCTGCAGGTGGTTCTATTGAAGAAGGTCGTTATAGTGTTGTTTATTCTGTAAATGGACAAACGTATACTATGGAACCAAATAATAGTATTTCGTTACAAATACATAGTGGTTTAAATTTGTTTTATTTATCGTTTAGTGGAATTATTTCGGGCAATGGAGTACATAGTGTATTTCAATATGACAATAGTGATAATAAGTACAATACTATTGAATGGACTAATTCTTATGTTCATGCTAATAAAGGTTATTTCGTGGATATTAGCTCGACTAATATAATACCAGAACCAATATCATATTCGTTTAGTGGAGTTCTACCAGAAACATTTTCGATTGATGTAGAAGGTGGATGGAACATTATCGGATGGAATTCTGATTTAAGTGGTAATGGCACAATAACCGATCCAATTGGAGTTATTTTAGAAAATACAATTCATGAATACAATGTTGACTCAAAACATAGATTTGGACTAGTGACCTATATGTCTTCTATAAAACCCAATATTGGTTATTGGGTAAAATGTAATACTTCGGGTCAAATTAGTATTACTAAAAATACATGATAACACAATAATAACACCTGATAAACAAATATGTTTGTTATATGTGTCTAGATATAAATAATAAATATGTTCAATACAATAATATTTATTATTTTCATTTTTATAACATGTTATAAGCATTTATTCTCTTAAAGATGGATTTACACAAATTGCGTTAGATGGGAATATCTCTCCTGACATACATGTGTCCCATTCTTTTACTTCAATACAACTGCGAAAACCTCTGTCTTCTCCAATATAACAATATCCAGCTTTACCTGAACTTGAACGCTGAGTAGAACTCATTGCGTCGTCTGGCAATGGCTCTGCCTTTTCTTCAGCATCGGATAGTGCGCTCGACAAAGATGCTGATAATTCTTTGAAAGGAGATTGGCCTGATTGCTGTTGACCTGATTGTTGTTGACCTGATTGTTGTTCACGATATTTATTGGGATTTTCGATGTCCAACTGTCCTTGAATGACATCTATTCCACTTTCAATGGTTCCTGCTGCAACATCAATGCCTAATTTAGCACCTTCGGCTGTAAACATAGTCACATCTTTTGTGGATTCAGTAACCACATAACCTAGACTTTCTAATATGTTTTTGAAAAAAGGAGCAAAAAATTCCTTTGTATGTTGAAGAAAGTTACCTAAATAAGAAAATATATTTACTCCTAAAAATAGTAATATGGTGATGATTAGACCAATGCGAATGTAACTCAATTTTCCATTTGTAGTAAAATATCCATCACCAGATTCACTTGATGTTGATTTAGATAATGTGTTGGTTGGAATTGATTCTATGTCTACTGTGATACCAGATGGCATTCTAGTATTGGTTATGGTTTCACTTTCCATGTATATAAAAATGCTATAAAAAAATATGAGGTATAATATTATATTATCGAGTATTATAATATAAGATGGATTATATTGTACCCGCGTTCACAATGTTAGCATTAGATAGTGTTTATTTATCCAATATAGGTGGTCCTTTATTTGCGAAGATGGTGAAAGGAATTCAGAAGGACGAGATGAAGATTAATATATTTGGTGCAATCGGTTCCTACTTGTTGTTAATCTTAGTTCTATATAAATTCATCATCGTAGAGAGAAAATCACCAAGTGATGCCTTTTTATTAGGATTTTGTATTTATGGTGTATTTGACTTTACCAATATTGCCATATTTAAGAACTATAGCTTATTACCTGCATTACTAGATACTCTCTGGGGTGGTGTTTTGTTTTATATTGTTACCAAAATTACATATGGAACATTATATTATCTGAAAAAATAAGACTGTTCTAAAGAACATTATACAGTAAAGTAAATAGAAAATGATAATTTACATATTTATATCAATTATCATTTGAATGAGTTTTTATTTTATTTGCGCTTTGTTTGTTTCCGTTTTTTTGTTTTCTTCATTTGTGTTTTGTTTCTTCTTTTTCCTCTTGTTACTTTTGTTGTTTTCTTCATTTTTGTCATTTTTGTTTTTTTTGTGGATTTTCCACCAAGAAGTTCTTGGTCGCCTTTTTTTTTTCTCATTTTTTTAGCGTCGAGTATTTTTTGCATTGTTTCTTTTCTATAATTCTGTATTTCTTCTTTGGTTTTAGGTAATTTCTTAGTTTTAGGTTTGCTACCCAATTTAGGTGTAACTCGATAATCAATATCAGACTCGTAATCCATTGGCTGAGAATCTTCGATTTGTGGAAATAATTCTGAGTATAACTTACCTATTGTATTTTTAAAATTATCATTCGTAACAATATCATCTCCTTGCATGTCTAACACAATACTACAAGCACTATCAGATATAAATATATCATTTAAATCCAATGACCATAAAAACAATGATATCTCTGATAATTTTAAGGTAGGTTTTTGTTGTAACATACCTTTTTTGATTACATTATTTAACATATAAACAGCAAATGGTCTTTTTGGATTGTCGATTGGTATATAAAATATCACTTCCGTTAAGATATTATCACAATCTTGTAAGGTCAACAAATTATAATATTTATCATTTATCCATATATGAAAACCATAATGAGGGATAAAATCGGGATTTTCACCGTTGTTTGGATAAAATTGGTAGGTTTTATCAAAATTTGTAGTACATAAACCATATTCTTTATATAGGCCATTACTATTAATTAGGGAATTAATATACATTAAAAAATCTTTAATGTCGGACGCCTTTGCTTCACTTGGATTTGTCTTGTACATAACGTTTGCATTATCACGAAGCGCGCCGCGCATAGATTTAAATATAGATTGTGGTCTTTCTGTTGGGTCATTGTTTGTTCTTGCTTGTAATCTTGATACAAATGATGTAACTATGTCAAATTCTGCTTGACGGCTCGATTTAATTAATTTTCCATCTTCATCTACGGTCTCACCTACCATCATTCCACAGTAAGGTGCAGGAACACTACTAGTATAATGTATATTATTAAATAATGTAGAGATAGCATCATCATATAGAAGGTCGGATGGGAGTAACATATTCGGAATCTTGTTCCCAATAGTATAATCTTGATATTTTTTTTCCTTAAAAGTTCTAGTAAAAACTTGACCATCTTCATCATCTTCAAACAAACTTAATGGGTAATTTCCGTGTGCGTTTAATAATACCACAGCATTCGGTCGTGTTACATTTTTTCTTGTATATATTGGTTGAGATTGCTGAGGCAATATACATGCTACTGAGTCACTTATTGCATCAGCCAATCGTGTTAGAAAATTGCCAGACCCAGTCGTAGACATAATTATATTATAATGATATAATTATAAATCTCGATATTTTGTCGATAAATCAAATCAACTTCGAATGACCGTATTCATATTATTCATGGCTTCTAACTTCTCGAATGTTTTCTCTCTATTACTCTTTTCTACTCCTGCGAATAAATAGTCGGTAGCTGGTGACTTTTCATTTTTCTTAATCTCTTTGTAAATCATATCAATCTTTTTCGTAATATTATCAACTGTATTTTTATTTTCAATAATGTCTACACCTAAATTAACCGATTCTGTCAATAAAGAAATAGCAAAATACAACAAGTATTTCCGCTTTCGTTTAGTTCCACTCGAATATCGTATTGTAAACAGTTCAAATATACTACGAAGGATTTTCTTCGTAACTTCGCAATAATATTTTTTCATGTTGACCGAGTAAAATAAAATATCCCAAACAATCCAAATGGGTTCTTTTTGAAATTTTTCATCGACCTGAACAAATGTGCGCCGTTCGCATATACACATTTCTTTCTTTTTCTTACACAAGTTTTCAAATTCCAGTATCCATTCTACCCAATAGCATGCTTCTAACGAATTTTTAGAATCTCTAGAAACATGATAGGCTAATTCATTGACAGCAATAAAGAGCTCTTTCGGATCATCTTTTTTAAAAATATTACCGCCATATTCAATGGTAGGTGCCTTTAATCGCGTAGACATAGATGTCATATCAAACTCCTCTTGTTTTTTTATTTTGATACTCTCTATGGAATGTTTTTTCTTTGAAATACATAATATTGTAATCATTTCGGCAAATATTTTTCGTATAGTCTCATTGTTTCTCATGTTTATTTCAAATCCAACATATCCATTTTGGACGATTTGTTTAAATGTGTTGAAACGCATTTCCAAATAAATGGGTAATTTAGGATTACCTAAATGTATATGCTTGCCCATAAAATTCAATAGAATATCCCATAATTCAATATAACAACCACAACATATAAATTCAATACTCCAATGCAATGCTGGTTCTATTTTCCCTGTGGACAAACTATTTAGTAATTCTTTTTTGACATCGGTCCTTTTAAAGTTTGAAAATGTAACTCCTTTAAATTCCTTCTCGGACCTCATATCATTTATTTCATGGTCATTCATATAGAAATTTCTTATAAAAAAAATAGCATAAATATACATATAGTAGATGTATTTAACACAAATTTATACTAGATTAGAAAAATACTTGAAGAAAATGCCTATTTGGTTTAATATTTTACTCGTACTTGCCATTCTATTTGTCATTATCTCGATTTACAAAGAAAATCAACCATTGACTGAGGGATTTATCGACCAAAAAGAAAAATTTGTCGAGAAAACGGGACTAGATTTGTACGATGATTTTTATGTGAATATTTATGACCAATTATTTTACACTGAATTGGCGAATCAATATGAAGTCGGAAGCATTCAAAACATCACAAAACCCACATCTGAAAGCAATGTTTTAATTATTGGTAGTGGTACAGGTAAAACTGCCAATACATTTGATAAAGAGGGTATCAAGGTAACCGGACTAGACGAATCTTCTGCAATGGTGAAATATGCTAAAGAAAAATATCCCAAGTTGAATTTTATTGTGGGTGACCCATTAAAATCTATCACATTTCAATCATCTGAATACACCGATATTATTTGTTTGAATATGGAAATCTATAAATACAAGGATAAAACCGCTTTTATACAAAATGTATATAATTGGCTTCGTCCAGGTGGATATTTTACACTTCATTTAGTAGACAAGACTAGATTTGACCCAGTTATACCAGCTGGGAAACCATTTATATTGGTAAATCCCCAAAGTTTTGCAGAAAAAAGAATCACCACCTCGAGTGTTATTTTTAACAATTTTAAATACAAATCGGATTTCCAAGTATTTCCAAATGATGTGGTACAATTTAGAGAAATATTTAAAGATACTACTACTGGAACAAATAAAGCGAGAGAAAATATCCATAAAATGTGGATGCCATCTAAAGAATCCATAATCAATCAATGTAAGGAGGTTGGATTTATATCACATGCTCAAGTTGATTTAAGAACTGCTTATAAGGAATATCAGTATTTATACATTTTCCAAAAGCCCGAGTAAAAATAGAATATAATCAAATGTATTATTTGAATGATGTATTATTTGAATATATTTATGTACCAGACTATATATTTTATATTCATATTAGGTATGAATATAAAAAGTATTCAATATGTGATTAACTTAAAAAAAGACACTACATGCAAATTTATTCCTTCATAAAAAGCTTGACACACTCCCACAGTTTGGCGGATTCTTGAATATTGAAAGCTCCACGCTTTTGTGCTAAATGAAGAAAGGACACCATCACATTTAGTGCTGCATTTTCGTCGGCAATGTTAATTGAAGTCAAAGGAGGTGCTGGTGCTTGTGTCGGAACTGAAGCTTGCTCTTGAACTGGTTGAGCTTTTTCTACAGTTTCCATTGAAATTTGATTGGCTGATTCCATTATGATAATATGGAATAAAAATAACTATATTGTTAAACGAATTGTAAAACCGTTAATCCTCAATTATCTAACATATTTTCCGGCTCTAGCAAATGAATCAACTATGAATATAATGAATATTCCTAAAAAGGAGTATAATATTAATTCTTCCATAACATTATCGGTTTTTTCTTCTTGTTGTTCTTCTAATAAATAGATAATTTGATTCAACTTGCTTAATAGTTCATCTTTATTTGCACCGGATGGAGTTCTATCATCTGAACCTTGATTATAATAGGGGACATATTGTTGATAATATTGCTTAGCATATTCACTTGGTAGTTGTGTGAATGCTTCTTGACTTTGGTGAGAATTCTGACTAGAGTGTTGTCTTTGTGGTGGAGGATGTTGTAATTGTTGAGATTGTTCATATTGTGATTCAATACGATCATTCATATCATGATCCATATTATCATCATCTACATGTTGACGGTTATTCATAAGGTCCATATGTTCCATACTCCCTGATTTAGGTGGTGCTAGTGGTTGATAATTATTCATATCTGTTTCATCCTCGTCATCTCCATCTCCTTCTCCTTCATGAATTCTCTTCATCATAGCCTCTAACTTTGGATTTGATTGTTTTTCCTTTCGCTTTGCAGTCTTGTTGTGTCTCACACCCTCCCGTTTCTTTTGTTGAATAATATTTGTATGGTTAGGTTCTTCATTAAAATCAGAAAATGCTAAAGAAGACATTGTACTTATAAAAAATATAGATAATAATTTAATTAACTAACGGAAAAATATAGATAATAATTTAATTAACTAACGGAAAAAATATATGTTTATTTTATATAAGAATGTTCATGAACAACAAGTTAAATATCAAGTCAGTTTTAGGAAAACTTATGACAGTCATTGTTGTTATCATTGCTACACAATACAATGTAACTGCTGGTGTCATTGCATTACTTGTTATGATAGTATTTAATCATACAGTCGTTGAAGGTATGGAAAACAAAGAAGACAATAGTGCTAAACAAGTTGAGGAATCCAAACACAGTGACAGTGTCAATGGTGACAGTGCCGACGATGATAAATCTGATGGTGTCGATGATATTTCTAAATTTAGAAATGATTATTGTATTGATGGAAAACTTACATTAGATGGTAAGGTAGTGACTATGGGTACACTTAAAGACAGTTTCCCAGACCTAAAATTTACAGGTGATGCATGCGACCCTTGTGATAAAGATTGTCAGTTTGAAATCATATCATCTAGTGAGAGATTAACTGCTGAAGAAAATATGAGAGCAACTGATTCTAATACCCAACCAGTTGATCACAAAGAAGCAATAAAAAAACGCGAATAAAATAACTGCTTATTATATACAAAACTGTAAAATGTTAAGGGTTCTATTATTCTTTATTCTATATATTTTAATTATTGCCATTACTATGCCTAAGCCTGCCATTGAAGGATTTAATACTTATTTTAGACAATCTGTTCGCCCTCATTTGCGAAATATTAAAGAGTTTGGTTTAGATTTTGAAGGAAATACAAAGAATCTACTTGTTAGAGTTGGTCGAGTATTTGGACTTTCTTAAAAACCAATATATTATACATTACTATTTTCTTACAGTAATATATAATAATCTATAATGTCTATATCTGATATGTTAAATAGCTTAAACTCAAGCAAATATTTTACTGGACTGATTATGCTTATGTTGAATATTGGTTCCAGACATGTAGAATTGAAATTAAGTGATTCCATGGAATCATTTGTTAAATATAACATGGCACGGGAAATGTTAATTTTCTCTATTGCTTGGATGGGTACTCGTGACATTATTGTCGCATTATTGTTAACCGCTGCATTTGTTGTGTTGTCTGACTTCTTATTAAATACCAACAGTAAGTTGTGCGTATTACCAAATAAATACCAATATTTAAACATTGATAAAAACAAAGATGGAAATATAAGCGATATTGAAATTAACAAGGCAATGGAAACCTTGGAAAAGGCAAAGAAACAACGCGAAGAAGACCGCAATATGAATTTATTAAATTATTTTCATAGTTCAATATAAATTATATATTCTTATTATAATACAATGAATAATAATATGAATAATATGAATATGAATAATAATTTACCAATAGCAACCGCAATACCTGTAGCTACAGATGTAGCTACACCGACCAATCAACCTGTAATACCGAAACCAATGTCATCTGATAATATATTAATTGTTAATCTAAATATGAATACAAATGGAGGTTCAGTTGGAAATAATATTCGATATAGTCCAACAATGTCCAACCCACAAGTATATAAGGAATATCCAGATATATTATTTATACCTACTATAAAATTAGAACAAACTATATTTAATCAGACAGTGGAAACAATGAGTAAACTAGGTTCATTTGATAAAAGAAAGATATTTTTGTCACCTGCATTATTTTCCATTTTTATTACCAATTTACAAAATAGATATAAATACAAAAAAATTAGCTTAAAAGATGCGAAACAGAAGGGCATCATCAATCATAATATAATGTTTTTATTAAATCTATTTTTTGGTAAAGGTCAACCATTAAGATGGGATGGGGTAACATATACTATAAATAATTATATATGGAATACCGGTTTCAAAGAAGATACTATTGAAGGTAAACCAACTCCGATTTATACAGTTAGTATAGATGTTCAACTAATAAAAGGTGAAAATCCATCATTTATTGATTTCGCCAGAAGTGGGTGTCTAGCAAAAAAAAATGATATTATCAACCATTATTTTGAACTCATTTCAAAAAATAATAATAATGATGAGAATGAAAAACAAACAGAACAGTCTGGTATTAAAAGTGTAGGTGGTAAGAAGAAGAAGAATCGTACAACGATAAGGAAAAAAACACAACGAAATAAGAAATTAAATACACTTCATAAGAGAAATATAAACAAAACTCGGTCAAAAAAATAAATATCTGCTTATGTATAATGACTTTCAATATGATATTTGTCTATAATACAATATCTATTAGCGTTATAATAATGATGGGATATTTACTATATAGTCAAGATTATACTATATTATTTGGTGAATTTTTATGTACAATAATTCAATATTTTAGTAAAAAAATAACCACTGGTTGGTACCCTCCCATATTTAAAAGACCAGATGGTGCTACCGATTGTAATTTGTTCAATACGGGTGGTAAAGCAGGTCATTGTTCTGGGTTTCCTTCTGGACATGTAGCATCAATTACTCTTTTAATGGAAATGCTATTACTAAGGAATAATACAACTGGACTGTATAATAAAATAACCTATTATGTTCCAATTGTGTTAATGGGATATTCTCGATACATGAAGAAATGTCATAATACAATTCAAATATTTGCCGGATATGTATTAGGTTATAGTGTGGCCAATATATTGCATGAATATGACGATGATATTAAACGATATGTTAAATCAAAACTAAGTTATTTTTTCAATATTGAAGATAATGATGATATCGACGATAATAAGGAAATATAAAAATATATTATCTATTCATTTTAGATAAAATATTGTTATATATTAATTAACATACATGAATACAACCAATACAACCAATATGAATACAAACACTATGGATTCGGATAATAAATTAAAAGGTATCGATACAACTACATTTGGGTATAACTATGGTATCATGCTTACATTATATAATCAATATAAAACACAGATTAACAATGGTTTAAATAAAATGATTAACAGAATAGTCAATTTAATTATAGCAAATAATCCAACAGTTACGACAAATGATGCTCGTATTGGTATTATTAACGATATATTGTTTAAGGATAGTCTTGTAGGTCAAGGTCAAATTCTTCCTCAAATTTATATAAAAAATAAGTTGAAAAATATGGAAACAATAGAAGAATTAAAAGAAACATTTATACCTTCGTTAAATTTTAGAGAAAAAATGTCAATCGTGCGCAATTTTGCGTCCAAAGATAATTGTCTAATGTATACAATACTTATTGAATACAATGAATCTAAAAATAATAATTTACTCAATAATGCGTTCGAAAAAAAATATCCAATGTTGAATTTAGATTATTTAAATGAATCGGTTACTATGATAGAAAATATAATTGGATTTGATATAAGTGAAACAAATAAATGTTATGACGATATAAACGGGACATCATCGACAAATTGTAGGACTACTCGTCAACAACCTAATAAATCATTTTATAAAATGATGCAACAGAATTACAATGAAAATCCAACAAAATCACCAATCACGTTGTGTTGGTTATGGCACCCATTGGTATATGGTGTTCCATATCAAAATGTAGTCAAATTGCCTGCTGACAATGCGGTAAAAAAAATGATGTCAGTTTATGAAAAAAATGATAAACCACAATTTGAAAAATGCATGAATGAAACATTTAACAATTATCCAGTGTTTCCTCCCTTATCTAAACGCGAACAAACTTATATGAAAAATAAAGGAGCTGGTCCAAATGTAGATGGTCTATATAAACGCCCACCGTGGACACCTCCATATTGTTATTATAAAAACCCGACCCCTACTTTTACTACAAATATGCTGAAGCGATACAATAAATTTTCAGTGAGCAATTTATCAGGTCATACCATGTTATTTATTATTGTGGCCAAGTACTTTAAAGACATTAATTTAAACATGATTGTATTAGCTAGTATGTTGTTTATGGTACCATATAATCATTCAATACATGAAATATTTCAGGCTGCAAAAATGTTAGGCGTGAATACAGGATATTCTATTAAAAAGACAGATTTGGAAAATATGAATTATTTTTTAACGGATGTTATGAAAATGGAACCAATTGATAGTGTGAAAGTAATTGCTAATGTAAATAAATATACTCCGGTATCAGATAAAAGAAAATCTAAACAAACACAACTTACAAATGTAAAAACATTGGGTAATATCGACGGATCAACAAAAGGTGGATCAACAAAAGGTGGATCAACAAAAGGTGGATCAACAAAAGGTGGATCAACAAAAGGCGGAACAAAACAATCAAAAAGAAGAAAAACGAACTCCATTCATAAAAATAAACGAACTCGAAAAAAACGAAATGGGTTTAAAAAACGAAGTAAGAAATCAAAATCGAAATCGAAATCAAAAACAAAAAAGAAATAAAATTGAATAAAAAAACAATTGTTTTTATTGTTGCCAAATTTAACGATATTATACGACTATAGTTAACTAAATTACAATGTGTGTCTCATTCAACAATATTTACAATGAAAATACGAATCATACAGTAACCATCTTGGAAAACGAATACGCCGAAATATATATTGCAAATACAAATCCAACTTATTTATATAGTGCGAGTTCTAATTACTTATATGTATTAGATGAAATAATTAGACAAACTAAAGAATATCATAATAACATTAGTATATTTGGTATTCATGTTGATGAATTACAGTATTTGTTGGGAAGTATGGTTTCATTATATGGAATATATTATTGTATTGACAAACTAATAAATTCCATTTATGAAAAATAAACAATTTGAAAGAAAAACAGAAAAACATATTACATAAATAACATATAATTATCTTGATATATTATAATAACAATATGAGATTTATCATCACTTATACAGATTACAAGTATCAGCGAATTTATAATTTAAATGTTAATCATATTTTTAATCAAAAATCTACAGATGCTTCAAATGCGAAACCATTATTATGTAACTACACGCCTTTCGCTGAAATACAATCCAAAATAACAAAAACATACGATGTTGGCAAGGAAATACAAAAATATACAGATGAGAATGGAAATAATAATTATAGGATTGGTTTAATTCCGAATAATCATAGTAGTAATACTATGAATGATAGTAAAATAGATAGAATCATAAATAACATTTGTAATGCTCTGTATGTCAATATATTAGAATCTGACATAAAAAATCAGAAGGTAACGATTTGTCTTGATGAAGAGGTATTAAACAGATATAATCTAACTAATGTTCCTGATAATGAAAATATTTATCTACAAATATATGATAAAAATAGCGTTTTCGAACGAATTTATTGTTAAGATAAGCATTGATTGTGGTTAGTAAATCAATAATCATTTTTGCGATTTTAAAGCAAAAATGATTATTATTATAAATAGAGTAAATTTAAATATCTAAACTGATTGTGTTGCGCTCTGATTTTCTTCTTTTTGTTTTTAATGGGGTATTGTCGTTTTGCATTTCTTTTAATTCACTAATACTAATTGTGCTACCATTGTCATCATTATCCTTTTGAATATTTACTTCTGTCTTTTTTACCTTTAATCCTGATAACAAATTGGAAATGTCTGAAGGTCCTTTCATTTCGGGTCGTCTAGACTTTTCAGCAGATGGTATATTACGACTAGCATTTATATCTGGTCTATTTGAAAGAGGCACATATCCTGGTCTAACTGGTGGTGCTGCTGCCGTAGGGCCCTGTGTTTGCATGGGTGGTGGTGGAGGACCATTTGATTGAGCACTAAATTGTGGTGACATCTGAGGCATTTGTTGAGGCATTTGACTTCTTGATTGAGGTGCTGATTGGGTTGGTTGTTGTTGATTAGGATTACCTCGCTGATTGTCATTCATCATAGAATTCATAAACCCACCTAAGCCTGGGCTATTTTGTCCCATTGAATTAACAGCAGCACTTGTAAATTGTTGCATTAATTCGGGATTTTGACGCATGATATCATCCATACCAGGCATAGATGATTTGAACATACTATTTGTCATATGAACCATCAAGGCACTACCTCCTAATTGGAATAACAATTTTAATTCAGGAGCCATTGTAGCCTTGGATTTATATTTCTCATGTAATTCAGCGAAAATATCATCATAATCGTCAATATTCTCATTGATTTGCTCAGACCACCCGTCAAGTTTGACATCAAATGGGTCAAATTTGTTATTTAAAAATTCTAATCCGGTTATACAAGCCATCATCATTTTGCCTTGAAATTTCATTGAATTCTTTCGCTCTTTTTCAGCTACAACAGTTTCATATTCTCCTTTCATTTCTAATAAATTAGACTCCATATCGTATTTCTTTGTGAGATTAACACCCTTCTTTTCCAGTGCCTCCAATTTTTGAAGGTAAGTGAATTTTTCTTTTAACTGTTCTTCTTTTGATAATTGTGGTTCAATGCGACTTTTTGATACATCGGGATTAATCGGTACATTATTGAATTTTCCATACCCATCCCAGGTCTTAGCGTCATCATCAGACTGTTCTTTTGTAGATTTTCCTAAATTCAAAGATTCTAAAGGAATAAATGAATCAGTATTATGTATGTCATCATCATCATCATCATCATCATTTTCATCGTTTAATTTAAAAGACCCAGAAAACATATCGGATCTGGCTGATTTCATGCTTTTTTTAGGTCCAGATAGATCATTTAATTCATCTTCCAAGTTATCTAAATCATTAATATCTATATCCGACGATAATCCACCACCCCCTGAGGATGACGATTTTTTTTTATCATTCATTAACAATTCAATACCAGCACCGAAACTAGATGAACGATTATTTCCAAACCTAACCTCTTCTATATTATCATCTCCTAATGAACTGACATCTATTATCTCAGGTCCACTCATTATGTTTTAATAAGAACATTTAATTTTAAATCAAACACATTAATATTAATATTAATATTATATATTTTCTTGTATCAATCGTTTTTCTTTTAAAAACCATAATCCTTGTAAAAAACAATCTGCTAAATCATCTTTTTTTTTGCTGTTTTCAAATAATGTTATATGCTCACTTATTTTTTCATTATTCAGTAATAATTCCTCACATACTTCAATGCCCTTTTTTTTTCTCTCTGAATAGGTGGTTTGTTTGTTTGCTAGAAAATCTTTTAATTTATTAGAGGCTGATATAAAATGTATATCATTGACATTATTCATGATAAAATACTGGGCTATCATACCCTGTAATGTCTTCATGCGATTTGCTATTGGACTAATTTGATTTTCAATAATAATAGTGTCTATTTTAATGTCTTTAAATAACAAGTCCATTTCTAGTTTTAAATTAATACCAATTTCAATTAATGTCATATCGGTTGTTTTTATCGAATTATTAAATGGTATTGCATATTTTGGTTCGAGGTCTTTTTGTAATTCATCTAATAATAGTATTTTACTTTTTTTAGGATCGAAATTTATATCATGTTTTGTTAATATCTCTCTAATATCCTTTATTTTCCCTTTTTTTAGTTTGTTACTTTCTAGTTCAGTTGGTATAATATTGACACCAGAAACTTTAACATGTTTCTTACAAGTATAACCCGATTGATGTTTATAAGTTGCTGTTTTGTTACATGCAGTACACAATATTTTTTCCTCTCTACACAAATTGGCTACATTCCATAAATCGATTGAATACTGTTTACTTTCATCGACAGTCATCAAACATAATGCCAAATTCTTAATACCTACATCTATACTGAGAACTTTCATAATGGTAAAGTATATTACTTATCTTTATTTAATAAACAAATTAAGTTATTTATTTATTAAATTACCAAGGGTGTAATGGTTTAATTAGGATTAGGATATTTTTGTAATAAATATTGCTCTTGTGTAAGAATTGGAGCTACCATACGGGCTTGAAGTTGTTGACTAGAGAGATATAATTGTTTCAAGTCACTATTCTCATATCCATATGGTTGGGACTTTTCTGTACACGATTTGTATAAAAATGGAGTATTTGGTACAGGTTCCCCTGCTTTTAATGTAGGACAATAGCAGCAGTTATCACAAGCCTCCAACTGATTTGATTTTATAATCGAATCAGCATTGGTTGTTAAAAATTGTCTATATTGCCAATTACTCTTAATATTATTATCCTTTCTTATTTCTTGATTAATTACAGCACCCGATTGCCATTTTGCATAATTTCTTCCATCCGTCATAATAGGTGGGAAATCAAAATGAATATTATTAGATCCAGCATTACAAGTACCCCAACTCATTGTATATATATACTTGGAGAGAAAATGTATTTACTTGTTACCGGCTTCTAATAATTTAATTAATTCCTTTTTGTTGAGTTTATCTTCTTCTGTTGACAACTTTTTATCTATTGCCATTTGGCGTAGTATTTTTACACTTAGTGATTTAAAATCCATATATAGCAATTCGTGATTACTTGCATCAATGTCTTTATTCTTATGTATTTGCATATCATTCATATTTTTCACAGATTCTTCTGGTTCTTGGTCGTCTGAATCACTCCCACTATCACTATCACTATCATTATCATTATCATCATCGTCGCTCATTATTTTTTCTAAATCTTGTAGGGATGATTCAAGTATTTCTTCTAAATTAGAATTATTATCCAACTGAATAACCTTGACAATACCTTCATTCAAAGAATCATTAACATTAGTATCCAATTCAATTATTTCACTATCAAATTCAGTTATTTCATTTGGTGATATTGCATTTTCGGTAGTAATTGTATTACTTTGACCATCTTCATCTTCACTGTCTTCGTCTTCACTGTCTTCGTCTTCACTGTCTTCGTCTTCACTGTCTTCGTCTTCACTGTCTTCGTCTTCACTGTCTTCGTCTTCACTGTCTTCATCACCCGCGTTTTCTCCGTCAGAAACATGAATCAAATCATCTATTGGTGTTTCATGGTCAATACCGCCGTGTTGTTGGAATGGTATATTGCTCGACACTTGTGGCATTTGTCCAAAATGTTGATATGGTATACTACCCCGACTCATGTCTACATTAGAAATAAATGTCTGTAATATTCGCGCTTGCTCCATTTGTCCTTTTTCTAAGGCACTGATTGTTCTTTTAAAATAAAAAAACAAAAATGAAACTAACATAAATACAATTGTCAAACATAACAAAGTAATTGGGTTGGTTATTATATCAAGCATTATTACATAGTTCCTAGATAATTAAACCTTAAAATAAACGTATATCACTATTTTTACTAAATGTCTTGGTGGATTATTTTATTCGACATTTCCAATATTTCTTCTGGATATCTTAAATCATAAAGAACTTTCAGACCTCCGTTTATCGACGAAATACCTAGGTTTAGTTTATAGGTATAAGTAAAGTCAATATTGTTTGTTTTTTTTACACCCATATTATTATTTTGAACATCACTCTCCAACAAAGTACACAAATTCAATAAATGAGTAGTTAATATGAAATCCATATTTTTATTGTTAATTAAGTATTTAATAAATCCATAAGAACTAGCACAGGCTTCGTTTGGATTTGTACCTGAAAACAATTCGTCAAATATGCAAAAATGTTTCTCCGATGACATATTCAAATCATCTATTATTTCCTTACATCGTCTCGCTTCTGCTTGAAACAAACTGTCCCGTCCAGATGTATCCGGTATATTCAAATAACAATGTATCTTATCATATAATGGTATTGTAGCCTTTGAATAAAATCCACACCCATATGATTGTGAGAATAACAAATTGATTACAGTTGTTTTTAAAATGGTCGTTTTACCAGAAGCATTGGGTCCTGTAATAATTATATTCTTATTTAAATCAATATTGTTCTCAATTGGTTCGTTGTTCATTAAATACGGATAATATGCACCCGTCATTTTTAACTTCTTACCAAACGTGCATTTATTTACTCTTTTCTCTCTATACATTTCTGATATACAGTCCAAGTTCTCTATATATGCATTGAGTCCTAAACTATATTCTATGGTTTCTATGGTTTCTGTGTTCATATGTATTTCATAAAAATATTTCATAATATATCCAACTTCCGAAATCTTACGATTAAATGTAGTAAAATTCACTTGGAAATCGGTTATGTTCTTCAGATTGTCGTATAATTGTTTACATTTCTCTCTTCGTACCAACATTTCATTTATAAATTCATTATATGTCTCATGAGTCTTCATGTGTTGTTCAACGATATTCATATTATCTATCGTTGTATTCAAATATTCTTTTAATAAGAATAAGTTATTATGTATATCCTTGAAGTTTTTATAAAATCGGTAGCAAACAAGAGAATTTTGATAAATAGAAAAGAAATAAAAAGCTACTGATACTATAGCATATATTCGTTTTTCCCAAGATATATCCGACATGATATTAAATACATTGCCCAATGCATGTTTTGAAAAAATTTGGGTAAGCACAGTGTAATAACTAGACATGGTTATTTTCACACCATTAAATTTTAACATAAAAAAAGGCACTAATAGTAAAATAAAGGGCACCAATAGACTCAATACTGGACTTAATAAGTTATATATACTTAGTATTTGTAGAAACTGTGGTGAGTTATTTAAAAATTTGAAATATTCGATATCAACATAGTAGTATTTATCAATAAAGCTTTCATCTTGTCTAATATTTGACCATAATTCGTAAAAATTATCGTACAATAATGTATGTTTTTCTGTATGGATATTTGATTTCCACGACTTAATAACCTGTTGAGTTTGTTTTAAAAATCGCTTGTCGTTGGTAAAATATTCCAATTGTTTATCTATATTGAGTAATCCTATTTTACTCTTTGGGTTCAAAACAGATTGTAACAGTGGTTCACGATCACTCGATGTGTCATTTAATTCTAATAGTTCTAAATCTTGAATAATATTTTTGTCGACCTTTTCCTTGGAATCCAAATAGTATATTGGTAAATGAAAAATAGATTCAGTCATTTAAATAATAAATTTAATTAATAAACTTATTATTTACGAATTGATTTGTAATTGATTTACGAAAATAAATATGATTACGGACTTGATATCTGTGCTGGCATCTCTTCGATTTGTGTATCATAATATTCTTCAATGTCGCGGATTAATCTAATATCCCTGCGTGTAATAAAATTAATACCCATGCCTTTTCTGCCCCATCTACCAGAACGCCCAATTCTATGAATATAAGTATGCACATCTTTGGGGACATCAAAATTAATGACCGTACTGACTTGTTGAACATCAATACCTCTTGCCGTCAAATTAGAAGATATTAACACTCGTGCTCCTCCATTGGAAAATTCTTTATACGCATTCATTCTCTCGTCCTTTTCCATACCACTATGAATACAACAAACCGGGAATCCATCTTTAATTAATGCTTCATTAAGATCGTTTACACGTTTAATACTATTACAATATATAATACATTGACTTAGTGAAATCGACTCAAAAATATCCTTGATTGTTTCGTATTTTTGCGAATCATCTTCCAAAGCTATATAATACTGTTTAATACCCTCCAATGTAATACTCTCAGTCTTTACCAAAATTTTTACTGGATCACGCATAAACTTCTCTGTAATTGCTTGAATTTCAAGAGGTAATGTCGCGCTAAAAAGACCAACTTGTACATCATTTCCTAGAAAGTTGAAAATATTATAAATTTGTTCTTTAAAACCAGCCGATAACATCTCGTCTGCTTCGTCTAATATTAGTAATTTTATGAATTTTGTATTTATTTTTCTTCTACGCAACATGTCATGTACTCTACCAGGAGTACCGACAATAATTTGTGGTTTTTTTTCAATATCAATTATATCTTTGTCCATTGGTGTGCCTCCAATGAGCAATTTAGTTTTAAGACCATCGATAAATGTAGACATTTTATCCAATACACCAATAATTTGAATAGCCAATTCTCTCGTAGGAGCCATAATAAGAGCCTGGGTCTCTTGTACGGTTTCATCAACTACTTCTATCGATGATATAGTAAATGCACCTGTTTTACCTGTACCCGATTGAGCTTGAGCAATAACATCCTTTTTTTCAATTATTGGCTTAATCGCGCGTTTTTGAATTGGGCTTGGATTTTCAAATCCAAAACTGAATATACCACGAAGTAGATTTTCTTTAATATTTAGGTCATTCCAATTAGTTATTTCTTCAACAGAATCAGAACTCATACTTATTAAGGTATTTATTATTTAAGTATATTCGTATTATTAATATTAATAAAATTGATATAAACTTATAAATTTATTACCATCATATTATAAGGAATGGCTACCTGTATCTATACTATAAAGGATTTTGAATCATTTGCTTGGACAGAAAAAAATATACATCCATTACCAGATGAAACAATTCAATTGATTAATAGTCTTACAGAACAGGTTGGGTCGCCGAATTACATAAAAACCCCATCTTTTGCAAACGGTGATAAAAATTTCTCAAAGAAAAAGAAAAGAAATACTGAACATGTCAATACAGAAGATTGGCAGACGATTCGAAATTTTAAGAAAACTGAAATCACAAAAAAAGAAGGTATTCAAAAAGATATTGATGCTATTCGACTTCTTATCAACAAATTAACTAGCAAAACATATGATAAGATCCTAGAAACTTTATTTGAATCGTTAGATGTTATGTTAGAAAATAGTGAATACGATGACAAGTCATTTAATTTGATTGGGTACGCTATATTTAACATGGCTACAAGTAATAAATTCAATAGTGAAATTTATGCAAAGTTATGTAATGAACTAAAAAGAAAATATGATTTTATGTCTTCTATTATTCTTCATAATATTGAAGAATTTATGAAGCTTTTTGAAAATATGGAATTCGTATCACCTGAAGACGATTATGATAAATTTTGTGAAACAAATATATTAAATGAAAAAAGGCGTTCAATGTCATTATTCTTATGTAATTTATGTAAAAACGAGGTCGTTACACTTGACAGTATTGTAGAGTACATTCACACATTACAATCTCGTGTTATGAATGGGATGAATGACGAAAAATGTAAACCCGAGATTGAAGAATTATGTGAAAATTTGTATGTGTTTTTGACAAATATGGATTTTAAAATACTGAGTAAACACCCTGATTGGAATTCAATATACGAAAAACTTGTTTGTATTAAAAACACAAATGCCCAAGAAAATGCGGGCATTTCCCATAAATCAAAATTTAAACATATGGATATATTGGACAAATGTAAGTAATAGAAAGAATAATAAATGAATACAAAAAATGAATACAAAATAATAAAAATGCTTATTTTATTTTTATTATTTATTTTATTTTTAATATGAATACCTTTTTGCTATTTTTTGAAACTGACCAACAGCATAGTTCATAGATATTGAATAATATTTAGATTCAGTGCGAATATGTTTAAAAGCGTATTTCATAAATGGTGGGTCCTCTTGTGAGATTCCGTTTTCATATATTTCGCTATAACTTCGATAAACTGTAGCCGTGTCATATACTCTATATTTATTATACCAATCCAATATAATATTTTTAAATAATGGAATATATGGATATGGTCTATTATTCGTATGAGGAACAAATTCAGCTATATAATACTTAAGTTCTGGTGGTAATTTTTCTAAACGATTTCTTTTGTACGTGTTACTCATTATAAATGGTTTATGTAAATAATGTAATAGTATAAAATATCATTTATTTTTCTTCAATTTTTTCGTTAAAGTTAAACTATTTATTACAAGCGAGCTGCTTATATGTATTACACTATGTAATCTATATAAAACTTATTTCATATCGATAAGTAATGTCAATAAAATATACGAATACCTCTAATTTAACCTATGAATTACATGATAAATCTGTAAATATTATACCAAATAATGAATCGCCAAATATTCATGATATATTAGACGACGATGATTATTTTTCAGATGAAGACATCGCTGGATTTCACTTACCATCGAGTGATATTAATTATGTTGGTGATATATTAGATGACGATATTTCAGCACAACATGTTGATTATAGTGAAAACTACACAGTAAAAATGTTATCTCATATTGCGAATTACTACGATATACCAAAAAAAAAAATAAAAAAGGATGAACTCATATCATTGATTGTTGATTATGAAAATAATCCAGAAAATTCTATACAAGTATATAATCGTAAACGATGTTGGCATTATATACAAGAATTACAGGAAGATAGTTATTTCGGAAAATTTATAGTATTCAATTAAACAATTCTGATAATACGAATTAAATATTTATATATAAATAAATTATAATGGTGAGTTCTATCTTAAATCCAAAGATTAATTATCCTGAGATAAAATATCTAGACCCAGAAGACAAGAAATATGATGCTTCGATGTATTCTATTACGGTTTTAAATATGAATAATATAATTATAGCTTTAGGACAAGCCAAATACAACTTTATTGATGATAATATTATCTATTTTCCAATATACTTGGTTAAAAATGAGAGGGTAAATACACAAATTGGTGTATATGAGATTATGTCAGAACAGTTAATAAATATTACGGATGAAGATAATGATATAGAATTAGACCGTATAGACTCTCCATTACTATATAGTTTTGTTACACCAGAATTAATAGCAAATTCTAAAGAAACACTTAATATGTTGAAGAAGGAAAATACTAGTGATAAGGATGATGATAAGGATGACAACGATGATAATGATGATGACAACGATGATGATGACAAGGATGATGGCGATGATGAAGACGATGATGAAGACGATGATGATGGCGATGATGAAGACGATGATGATACAATGGATGGTGACGAAGACGACAATACATTTTTTCCAGACGGTAGTTTACCAGAACAAAATGAAAAACAAGCCGAAGAAGAAATAAACGACTACAAAGAAGAAAAAAAGCATCCATGGATTCAAAAATATTTAAAAAGTAATTATTATAATCTTATTGATAATGAAGGCGGTGGGGACTGTCTATTCTCAGTCATTCGCGACGCATTGAAAGCAAATGGAAAAGAAGTCACTGTGTTGGAGTTGCGTTCTAAATTAGCAAATGAAGTGACAGAAGAATTGTTCAATTCGTACAAAGAATTATATGATATGCATATACAAAACATAAAGGATACTAGTTCAGATATGACAGATTTAAAGAAACATATTGTCGATTTCAAAGAGAGATTAAGAAATTCCAAAGATAGGAATGAACAAGAAACAATTGTTGACGGTGCAAAAAAACTCGCCAATAAATACACTACTGCGAAATCAGAGAGAGAAATATCAACAGAACTAATGCATGAATTTCGATTTATGAAAAATATTCGTTCTGTCGAAGACCTGAAAAAGATAATTAAAACATGTGAATTTTGGGGAGATACCTGGGCTATATCAACATTAGAACGAGTTTTAAATATTAAGTTGGTCATTTTTTCCAGTGAAGCATGGGATGAAGGTGATAAATCGAATGTATTACAATGTGGACAATTAAACGATCCTGTTTTAGAAGAAAAGGGGGTGTTTGAACCTCAATATTATATATTACTCGACTACACTGGAGACCATTATAAATTAATAACATATAAACATCATAGACTATTCACCTTTATTGAAATACCATACAATATCAAATTATTAGTCGCAAATAAATGTTTAGAGAGATTATCTGGTCCATATAGCATTATTCCTCAGTTTAAATTATTCAATGAACAGATAGGAATAGAAGAACCAATTGAATTAGATATAGAAATTATTGAAGAACAAAAGAATGATTTATACGATGATAATATTGTGTTTCAGTACTATATCAAATCAAATAATAAACCTCTCCCAGGGAAAGGCATTGGAGAGAAAATACCAGTTGACATGATACCTAGTTTTTCCTCCTTGTCTAAAATACCTGAATGGAGACGCAAACTAGACAATGAATATATAGCCCCGTTTGAATTAGACGGACATAAATGGAATACAGTCGAACATTATTATCAAGCAGGTAAATTTAAAAATACAAATAAAGAATTCTATCTCCTTTTCTCTCTTGATAGTAACTCTAAGATGTCATTGGATGTCGATATGGCAAAGGCTGCTGCATCAAAAAATGGTAAATACAAGAAGGAACAGTTACGACCCAAAGATATAAAGATTGACGACGAATTTTACAAAGGCATAGATGAGAAACTGTTAGAAGATTCGTTATATGCGAAATTTAGTCAAAATAAGGATATGAAAGAAGTGTTAGTGAATACGAAACAGGCTAAATTAATGTTGTATAAACAAGGTACTGAGCCCGAATTGTCTAATATATTAATGATTGTAAGAAATAGAATGTAATAACACATTTGAATAAATGATTACTATTATCATGCTTAATATTCGTATAACAATAATAAAAATAATTATTGTTATAATATAATATGTCGGATGCATTGAGACAATTATATGAAAACTTCGTACAAGCTGATATCTTTGTAAATGAACTACAAAAAAAAGAGTTATTCGATTATAAATTAACAAAAGTGAATATGATTTCACAGATACCTAAACCAGAAATTACAGATAGTTATTATTTTCCACAGGAAATACAGGATTATGTTGATGAAAATGCTAGTTATGTTCTTCATTATTCAACTACTATTCAAAAACGCAATGTAAATTTATATTTTACTATATTTGATGAATTGTCAGCTCAAGATATGCGAAAAATGAATAAATGTGTGTATATGATTTATATGTGGCTCTTTATCGTAAATATATACGCAAAAAAATCGTGTTCAAAATCATTTGCACTATATACCTATTTAACCCCCTTTAAAAAAAGATTACCAACCAATCAACTTATTTCACTCGGTCCAGAACATGTCAATAGTGCGTATACAAGTGGTTGTAGAGAGAATACAGAAACAGTCATCTTCAGAAAAGAAGAATGGTTCAAAGTATTTATTCATGAAACCTTTCATAATATTGGACTCGATTTTTCAAATATGAATATGACGGATGTTAATTCCAAAATGAATACGATTTTTAATGTCAATATTGACTACAAACTATATGAAAGTTATTGCGAAACCTGGGCTAGAATTATCAATGTTATATTTCATGCTTACAATAGATCACATAAATCGGTTCAATCACATAAATCGGTTCAATATTCATCGTTCGTGAAACTATTCAATAAATATATGAAATACGAATGTACTCATTCTATGACTCAATCGCTAAAAATATTACAGTTTACGAATCTAAATTATAATCTGGTTACATGTAAAAAACAATCGGCCATTATTGCTTGTAAACATTTATACAAAGAAGAAACTGCTGTGTTTACTTATTATGTTATTACTGGATTATTAGTAAATAATTATCTTCAATTTATGAATTGGTGTCTAGTGAATAATCCGTCTTTTCTACAATTTGATAAAACAATAGGTAATTTGAATAATTATATAGAAATGATTAGAAAATCTAAAGACGATAAAAATATAAAACATAATATTAACAAAATCGAAAACAAATTCAATAAAATGGTTAGCATAAATAATTTAACACCATTACAACAAACTCTCATGTGGTCATTACGAATGTCGGTAATAGATAATGATGTTGCCTAATAAATATACATATACATATGGGAAATAGGATATATTCGTAATATTGTAAAAAATTGATTAATATTAATATCATTGTATGAATGATATTAATCTAATAAACCGCATATATGGGTATTAAAAATCTAAATAGGTTTCTGCAAACTTCGTGTGACAAATCTATTCAAAAAATTCATATTTCGGCATTAAGTGGTAAGAAAATAGTGATAGATACGAGTATTTATTTGTATCGATTTATGGGTGATGGTTGTCTATTAGAAAACTTTTACTTAATGATATCAATATTTCGTGAGTACAATATCATTCCACTCTTTGTATTTGATGGTAAGCCACCAAAAGAAAAGGATGAACTATTAAAACAACGCAAAACAGACAAAAAAGATGCCGAGAGAAAATACAATCTATTACAGGATAAATTGGACCATGACGAAGATTATGATATCGACAAATCTGAAATAAAAGAGAACATGGATGCATTAAAAAAACAATTTATTCGTATTCATCATAGTGATATTGAAAATGTCAAAACATTAATAAAAGCGTACGGTGTGTCATATATCGACGCAATTGGAGAAGCTGATAAATTATGTGCAAAAATGGTGTGTAAAAATAAGGCTTATGCTTGTCTAAGTGAAGATATGGATCTATTTGTTTATGGATGTGGTCGCGTACTGAGATATTTGAGTTTATTAAAAAAAACAACAATTATGTATGATTTATCAGGAATCTTAAGCGAACTTAAAATGACATTACCAGAGTTTCAATATATTACGATTATTTCAGGAACAGATTATAATTTTAATATTAACAATGGAACGAATCTAATGACTACAGTAAAGTATTTCAAAAGATATAAAAAAAGCGAATGTACTGATTTCTATAAATGGTTAGAATTGCATACAAATTATATTGATAATATTGAAGAGTTATACAACACATTAAATATGTTCTCGTTAACTGACATGCCCGAGTATAAAAAGTATGAAAACATCAAAATAGCAAATGGTCCCCTCCATATAAGTAATTTAAAAACAATCATGTCAAGTGAACATTTTGTATTTATTGATTGAATTGATAATGAAATGATAATGAAATGATAAACATCCCAAATTGTTATATAATTAAATGTATATTTTTATACATTTAATTATTTTGATATACATCTAATAATAATTAACTTACGCTCTATCGTGTTGGTTGTATTGTTTGTTGGGGTATTTTTATTTGATTGATTATATTTCTACGACTTAAGCAGAAGCAACTGCCTTATCACCTGCCTTGGCAAAGTGGGGAGACATATACTTTTGAAGGTTGAAGTAGGTGAGCTCGTCACCCTTCTTGAGTTTGAGAAGACCAGTAAGCTTCTTGTCAGCGATAATCTTGCGACCATTGTCTTTGTCTTGAAGCTTGTGCTCACGGATGTAAGAATTAATCTCGCGAGTGACCTCTGTGCGTGCCATCTCAGTACCAACTGGTTTGCCTAAGAAAGAGGCAAGTTCGTTAGAGATAAGAGTAGGCTTGACAAATCCAGAAGGAGCACGGTTACCTGTCTTTCTCTTGCGCTTAGCAGTAATCTTGGCAGCAGCCTTAAGCTCGCGACTAACTTGACGCTCAAGTCCTCTGAACTCAGTACGAAGAGAAGACATGGATGCGCTTACTGCTTGAAGTTTACCCATAAATGCAGAGAATTGGTCGAATACAGTTGATGCCTCTGGTGCGGCCTCTTCAGTAGCAACTGTGGCAGCCTCAACAACTGGTGCTGTGGAAGGAGTAGGAGCGGGAGCAGTCTTAGCTGCTGTCTTGGGAGTAGTAGTCTTAGTAGTCTTTACCATTATACACTAATAAGACATATCTATTTAAGTGTTTTTACGCATAATATAATATATTATGTTCTTATTGGTTATCATAAGAAAGTTTCCTAAATAATTCTAATTAATTCTAAATATTTTATTGGATAAAACGCATTTTTAATGAGCAACAGATTGATATAACCACGGTAATGCGTTTCTAGCGTCTTCACTTACTAATGTTAATGCTGCTAAAACATAATATGCCCCTAATGCTCGAAATTCATTTGTATGTCCCGATTTTACTAAAAAATCGATAATTCTTAATGCAGTATTCTTTAAAAAATCATCACTTTGTGATTGCGCTAAATGTAATGACATTCCTGTAAATGGATTACCATGTGGTTGGACAATATCTCGCATTGTTTGTTGTGACAATTGTGCACGATAGTGCCATATATCATACATCTCTCTTATAAATAACACTAACATATGTCTTGGTAAATTTGTAAACCACCGACTGTCTGCATAATTACCAAGTTCATTAATAAATTGAAACAATTCAATGACCCTCATTTCCATTTTTTTCTTAGGACTGATGATATCAGTATCATCGTCTTTTATTTTTACAGGTATTCTTAATGCCTTTGCTATCCGTAAGTATCTATTGAATGTGTTAATTTGTTCTCTTGTTATTATCTCTCTATCATATGGATTTCGTATCTCTTGGATCGAATTTCCATTATAGTTCGTGTTTGGTTTATTAATTAAATTATGAAGGGAATATGCATCACACCCATAGCAATTATTACTTCCTGTAAAACTATAATATTGTATGTATTTTATCTCGTCCAATGGTTCTAATGTAGCAAAGTCTGTATCATTTACACAAATACTTCTATCTTTCAAAGATGGTCCAATGCATTTAATATACTCTTTAACTAAACATCCTCTCCATATTCTCTGTATAACAGTAGCGTAGAGAGATAATCTAAGAAATGAAAATAATCGGCTTTTTAATTCATCCTTGTTACCAGTTTTTTTTAATTTGTAGAATTTACACATTTCTTTTAATTGACAAACCTTATATTGGTAATAATTAATTTCAGCATATTCGTTCATCTTTAATATTTTAAAATCTGAATCCGCTACTTTTATTTTTTGTTTTGTTACCGTCTTTTGTTTTGTCTTATGAGTCGTTTTACTTTCATTTGTAATTACATTATCTGTATGTATATTATTTGGGCCCATTATTATAAGATAAGAAAAATTATTTATATCATTATAATAGTGTTATTACCTATATATCATCACACATATATATATTGATACAATAATCGATGTATTTAATTACATATTTGGGTCTTCATGATTTAATAATAATAAAACACAACCTATACCATAATCGCTGTGATATACATATGTCACCATATATGATTTAATACCTATTTAAAAAAAAATTGATTTAAAGAAATGGTCTTATGGTATAGTATACTATATACAATGGCAAGTTCTAAGACAATTCTTTCAGGCGCAGATTTTAACCCCACATCCGATGTCAAATACTCCAAGCTAAAGGTTGATGCCCGAGGCGGTAAGAGTGTTGGTATTCTGAATAGCGGTGCTAACACAGCAACTTATATTTCAACACCTCTTATGCTCACATGGGGTATTAACGAGCATGAGGATGAGAAGAGTGGTAGACTAACATACGACATGGCTCTTCAATTCCCTAGCAGTGAGTATGCTAAGGAAGAGACTACTAACTTCTTGGATAACATGGTTGCTTTTGAGAAGAGAATCAAAGCAGATGCAATTGCCAATTCAAAGGAATGGTTCGGTAAGGCAAAGATGAGTGAAGACACAATTGATGCTTTATGGACCCCTATGCTGAAGTATCCTAAGAATAAGGATACTGGTGAACACGATTATGATAGATCTCCTACCCTAATCGTGAAGATCCCTTATTGGGAAGGTGAATGGAAGACTGAGTTGTACAATATTGACCAACAACCAATCTTTCCAGACCCAGAAGGTGGTTCACAAACACCTAAAGATATGATTGCCAAGGGTTCACATGTTGCTCTAGTTATCTTATGTGGTGGTCTTTGGTTTGTCAATGGCAAATTTGGTGTGACCTGGAAGCTATTCCAGGGTATTGTTAAACCAAAGGCAACTATGAGAGGAACTTGCCATGTATTCTTGTCTCAAGATGATAAGAATAAGCTTATTAAGGAATCAACAACTGCTGATGACGATGATGAGGTTGAAGAGGAATCTGATAACGAACAATCTAATACAAATGTCGAAGATTCAGATGAAGAAGAGGAATCACCACCACCTCTTGTCGAGGTCGTAGCACCCGAACCAGTTAAGAAGAAGGTTGTCAAGAAGGTTGTCAAGAAGACAGCATAAGCATAATCTAAATAATTATAAAAAGAAACAAATACAGAAAAAAGAAACAAATACAGAAAAAAGAAACAAAAATAGGTGAAATCCACTTATTTTTGTTTCGTATTATTTTACACACTGACTCAACCTACATTCAATTAGTAATATAAAGATATTTTTGTATTACACAATATAATAATATGATTGCTTCATTTTTAAACTATATATTATTTAAATATAACAAACAAAATTATATCAGCAATAAAACTGATACTAATAAGATAGATAAATTGTGTAAAAAACTTCCATACGAATTAGTAAATATCATACTTGATTATGATGGACAGATCAAGTATAAATATAAAACAAAGAATAGCATTGATTATCATAAATATGTAAATGTAATCCATAAATACGATGAAAGATACAATATAATCGCACCGATTATCCATAAAAAACAGACAATTATGAAAGATACTGATACAAGTCCAGTTGATACAAGTTTTTATTTTGAGTTTGCGTTTGAAAATCAACCAAATGTAATGTTATGTTATGATTATAACTGGTCTGCCAATAATGAATTTGAAATATGTTATACTGATATGAAAGGTTCAGGACATGTTTTTGGAAGCGACCAAATTAGAACATACATTTGAGTGCGTTGAATGAGAACAGGTGTAAATCTACAAGGGTACTATAATACAAAAAATTGAATTGAGACATTTTTATATTTATTTATTATAATCGTTTATTTATTCATATACTTAAATATGATTTCCATTATGAATCGCATTGCTGTTGATACAATTACACAAATTCCTACTCAATATCCAATTGAATTTATGAATTTTGTAGAAGAACATAAATTAAAGCCACCCAAGTTAGATACTGGCAATGGCAAGGCTTTGGCACTTATGTTAGACAACCCATCATGTTATTGGACCCGTGAAGATACTGACAAAATTGTAAATAAATTTAATATTCCAACGAGAGATAGCATTCAATTATTTAATAAACATGAACAATGGGGCATACAAACCAGTAATGAGCGAGGAAAGAATTATATACTTGTACCTTATGCCTTATCCAACAAACATAAAATGAGAAAAAATTTCGGGAAAGAGTTATCAGAAGAAGACAAATTAAATGAAATCGAAAAAATTAAATCAACTATTCATACTGATTATTGTGATGTGCCGAACAATAAATGGGAACTTGGTCATAAGAACCCAGAATCAGTTGATAATTCACTAAACAATTTGGTTTTACAACCACCTATACAAGCAAAATATCGTGATAGATATATATTTATCGATACCTTAACAAAAATACCTACACCATCAACATTATTCCAACTTGATAAAAATGGTGATAATCCATACACAAAACCACAGCTGATTGAATTAAAAAAATGGTTAAATAATAGGCATGATTTATGTTGTTAAATACTGTTACATCTATCAACTGAAATATCATAATATTCTTTATTTAATTCTATACCTATACATTTTCTATTTGTATTTTTACATGCTATGGCGGTTGTTCCGCTACCAAGAAATGGGTCTAATACCGTTGCCCCAGATTTACTAAATAATTTGACTAGATGTTCCATAAGTTCGATAGGCTTCACTGTTATATGTGTATTTTTCTCTCCCTTTTCTTTTTTCGTTGGTTTTGAAATCATAAAATTTTTATCATAGGAATCATTGTATTCTTCTGTGGTAATAATATTTGCTGGAACACGATCTCCGTTTACGCCTACTTTTTGCGAGAAATCTAATAGTCCGGTTTTAAATTGGAGTTCATTTTTAATAAATGTTAATTTTCCAATTGGTTTCATTGCTACACAAATTGGTTCAAAACAAGAGCGTATTTGTGGGGTTTTAAAATCTTTGTATTCTTCTATTAATTGTTCTTTCTCTTCATCACTCATCTTCATTTTCTTGATAACATGTGTCATAGACATTCCTTTGGGCATCGTTTGTGTATAAGTCCAATTAATCATATCACGAATTTCAAAACCTGCTATCTCACAAGCCATTGCAATGGAATGGTATAATCGAGGCGACGAGAATGACAAGAAATAAGCGCCTGGTTTCATTTTCTTAAACAATAATTTTGATAAATTTAAATAATAATCGTACAAGTCTTTCACTTGTTTTTTGTCAAATTTCATTCCTTTTGGTAAATGTTTGACATGGCTATTTTTTTTATCATTGTTGACAGCGGTCGAAGACCATTCATTATCCAACTTATCTATAAAATAAGGAGGGTCTGTAATTACACAATCAATGCTATTGTCATCCAATTTTTCTATTTCTGACATGCAATCGGCGTTTAATATATGAATTGTATTATCATTTAAATATGTTTCTGTTTCGTCGCTTGTTTTTGACTCCATTGTTTTAGTTGACATCTTTATTACTATTTATATCAGTTCTATTAATGCAATCAATTTTTAATTTATTTACGGTGAGGGTATAATATTTTCCAATAATTTGCGATTCATTTGGCGTAATTTAATGGAAATCGTGTTAATATGTTCGAGTTTCTCTCTACACTCTGAAAATTGTTTGATTTCATCTACCATTTGAAATACTGTTTTGTCTAACTCTTCGTTTAATTCGTCTATCCCATCGCGTAACTTGGCACAAGTATTACATATATAATTGACTACTTTAACATTAATACATGAGCATTGATGACATGTATTATCATAATATTGGCTATCGTGGCAATTTATACAATATTCACATTGAATCACCAGATTGGTTATACTTGTTTTTTTTTCACAAGCACAATCACCCACATAAAACTTGGAATTGCTTTGATTATTCATTTTGTTTTCAATTTGATATAATACACATTCAATAGAACCGAATGAATTCAATTTTTAAAAATATAATCCTTTTCATTCATTTTTATTATTATTTGGTATACAAACAATATAAAAATATTTTTATATTTAAAGCATAATGCCAAATGACTGTTCAAATCGTCTAACAATTACCTCTACTTGTGAAACTGATATTGTAAATATTTTACAAGATTTTTCTAATAAAATACCAAATCTGAATGTAATACAATCTAATAAATTAGGAGTAAGGCTCGATTTTATAACTGCTTGGAAACCAGATATCCAATTTATTGATGCGATTGTGAATAAATATCCATTATCTTGGATAAAAAACGAATGGATTTCTGAAGATGGTAAAGCTGGTCTGTGGGTCGGTAACGCAAATAATATTAAATATATGGATTGGGATGACCTTTCCATTGAAGATATAGATTATCATTTTCATAAATAATTTGTTCAAACAATAAAATACGAATTTTTATTGTTTGAAAAGAACATTTGGTTTTTACCATTAACAAGTGAGTAATTGTTGTTTCATATCCTCGTCCAGATAGGTTGTGTCGGTCACTGCCTTGAGTATTTTAGATAGTTCTTTTTTATTCTCTTCGACTGATGTAAAGAGATTAAATAGGATATTGGTGAAATCTGTTTGTAGATTTTCTACCGTTTTGAAATTTGGGTTTTCTTCTTGCCATAATTTTACCATGGTTCTCTGAAGCTTTGCCAAGTCGGATACATTCTTGGTTATTATCTTGTGGTTATTATCTCTCTCCCATTTATCATTGTCCTTGACATACATGACCTTTCTCTTTTGATCAGTGCAATGTATTGGTCGTTCAATGACCTCCATGTTATTTAATCCATCTACCATCATATTAGCTAATGTGTCTGTAAGCCCATTATTCTTTGTATTTTCAAAATGTTGAGCAGTAATAGGCAATGACCGTATAAAATCACTTATATTCATGGCGTCTTTACATTGTTCGTTTAAAAACATATTAATATTGAATTGGTTATTATTTGTCATATTGGTAGTACTGTTATCTGTATTATGAATTGTTGGCATTATATGTACCATTTTATCCATAAATTCACTAAGAAATTCCTGATTCTTAGACATTATCAAATCAATCATTTTCTCTGTTAGTGAGTTCTCTTCTACTAGACCACCGACCAATTGTGTATCGCCTGTCCCTACATGTATGGAGCATTTAATTTGATGTTTATGTAAACTTTGTCTGTGTACGTAGGTATTTCCACAATCACATTTGAATGATTTGGCGTTTTTGGCGTTTTTTGGCGCGCTTTTGTCAGCATTTGTAAGTCGTTTGTCAGCATTTTGATGTTTCAGTGTCATGACATGTCTATTCCACTCTGATTGCTTGCTACAATGAAAGTCACATTTACCACAATTAAATTTTTTGGCGTTTTTTGGCGCGCTTTTGTCAGCCATGGAAGTATATATTAGACTTACAACAAAAACGCCTAAATCCTTTTCGCAAATAATGATATTTTTTGTCAATAACAAAATGAAAATGAAAAAATTTGGAATCAGAGCATTATCGTCACAACCCGTTTTTTACAACTTTTTTCAATTCTATTTTTGAAATATAGAAAAATGGACATACTTTTCATGTCCAAAACTTGAAATATGATAACTCCTATAAAAATAAAAAGTTGCACTAGAGCGATGGATTTGGAATAACAAGTAATATTATATTGCCTTGAGTCATCTAATAAGTTAATATTATATACCGTATTTGAATGTAGGTGTTTAACCAGTGTTTAACCAGTGTTTAACAAGTGAGTAATTGTTGTTTCATATCCTCATCCAGATAGGTTGTGTCGGTCACTGCCTTGAGTATTTTAGATAGTTCTTTTTTATTCTCTTCGACTGATGTAAAGAGATTAAATAGGATATTGGTGAAATCTGTTTGTAGATTTTCTACCGTTTTGAAATTTGGGTTTTCTTCTTGCCATAATTTTACCATGGTTCTCTGAAGCTTGGCCAAGTCGGATACATTCTTGGTTATTATCTTATGATTATTATCTCTCTCCCATTTATCATTGTCCTTGACATACATGACCTTTCTCTTTTGATCCGTACAATGTATTGGTCTTTCAACTATGTCCATATTGTTTAATCCATCTACCATCATATTAGCTAATGTGTCTGTAAGCCCGTTATTCTTCGTATTTTCGTAATGTTCTGCAGTAATAGGTAATGACCGTATAAAATCACTTATATTCATGGCGTCTTTACATTGTTCATTTAAAAACATATTAATATTGAATTGGTTATTGTTATTTGTTGTATTTGTACTATTATTTGTGTAATTTCCCTGTACCTTTCCGACAACATCTTTCATAAAATCTTGGTTTTGAGTCATCATTTGTGTAAACATTGCAAACATTTTGTTTATATTTATTTGTGTATTTGTATCAGTACTATCTGATAGATTGTTGGTATTTTCGCAATCATATTCATTTATTGATTGTTCAGAATTGTTTGTAACAATCGTATTATTACCAGACAAATAAATATGACATGCTGTTCTATGTCTATATAATCCACTATCCCATTTATACTTTTTGCCACAATCACATATGAACTCGGCATTTTTTGGCATTTTTTGGCATTTTTTCCTATCATTTCCTACCATTTTCATACCATTTTGGTGTTTTCTAGTGAGAATATGTTTATTCCAATTACTTTCTTTACTACATATAAAGTCACAATCAATACATTGGAATTTTTTGGCATTTTTTGGCATTTTTTTACTATCATTATATACCATTTATATGATAGTAGAAAAAAATGCCTAAATCCTTTCAAAATTATATAATTTTTTTCAATAACAAAATGAAAATGAAAAAATTTGGAATCAAAGCATTATCGTCACAACCCGGTTTTTACAACTTTTTTCAATTCTCTTTTTGAAATATAGAAAAATGGACATACTTTTCATGTCCAAAACTTGAAATATGATAACTCCTATAAAAATAAAAAGTTGCACTAGAGCGATGGATTTGGAATAACAAGTAATATTATATTGCCTTGAGTCATCTAATATATAACATAACTGTGTTATATATTAATGTAGGGTAGGCAACTAATATAGTATATGTATGACAAAAATCACATCCGACTTACGCTTATTATTATACATATCAGTATGGTCAATGAGAGAAATACCACATCCCTTTAATACATACTTCTGGATTTTACGCAGAAACAATTCTCTCGTTGGGATTTTCAATGTGTCTTTTCCTAAAACATAATTGATTGTATCGTGTTGTATGACATGTTCTAATTTATATTCGACTGTAATAATGAGATTATTGTCACCATCTAGAGAGATATTCTCTGGTAATTCAGGAATACATTTAACTACTAATTGATTATTTTTATGATTATAATATAATTCATCATGCCACAACGGAATATAATACTTCTGCTCTTCAAAATGCAATATATATATATTGTCCACTAATAGATCGTCTAATAATGGATTTAATATAACCATATTATCATTTTCTACTTTACGATTGACGATATTTTTTATCTTGTCCACCGTTTCGGATGAAATATGCAATATATGGTGATAATTGCTAATAAACTCAAATAACTTAATCGCTGTTTCTCTATCCATCTTTTCAAATGTTTTAACTGATAGATTATTGCAATCATTTATTATTGTTTGTAATACATTCTGAACCTGAATTGGGTCTTTCAAGAAGAACGAAGAGAGAAAATTGGTAAATAAAGAATTATAACTATTATCAGTTTCACTATTGTTATCTTCACCGTTTATTCCATCGCGCTGTTCTAGATATTTAGATAGATACTCGTAAGATTCAGCAATATTTTTAAATTTGTTACAATAAAATCCATCTTTATCAGGCATATGCTTATCGGGGTGAAATTTTAACGACATTAATCTATATTGTTTTTTCAATTCGGTCGAAGTGAATTGGGTATTCAAATTTAGATTTAAACAGGCTTCATTAAAATCCATGTATTTTATTTATTATATTGTATATAAATTTCTCTATATGATAAATGGGTCTATAATTATTATTGAAGTATTGTAAAAATGTAAATACCTCAATAAATAAATCAGATAATTGGTTATCGTTTAATTTTTTATCTTTTATAATTCTGGTAAACAGACCCCATACAAAAAAGCCTATATCAATATCATATATAAAAATATCATACATGATGTCTCTGAACGAAATGAATTTGATAGAATCTGGATTTTTGATAATCGAGTAAACACGTTCTACATAGATATTCATATTATGTTGCATAGATGGGGTAGATGTAGTTATATTTTTGATATTCGTTATTTCCGATGGTATTAATAACGATGATGCTTGTCCACTTATTTTCGAATATAAAGTCTTTGTAGGTCTAGGTACAGAAATAACTTGAAATGTGTTCATAATATTATCTGGAATAAAAGATACAGATTCGGTTAAAAAAATGAATTTTACATCAGTGACATTATTACTATTTTGCTGAATATAACTATAAAAACATTCTAATAATTCTCCATGAATTTTATGAAAATTTTTACACACGATAATACCCGATTTATTTGTTCTGGATGACAACACATCAACCATATTGCCATATATCTCGTTCCATAATAACTTTGCATTACATCCTAACAATCCCATATCTACTTCGAAATGGACATCACTAATTTTAAAATAATAATTATTTTTGTTGTAAGTACATGTGAGTTTTTTCTCGTATTTTAAATTAGATGGACTATATTTTTTAATAGCACATAACATTTGGGTATATTTACCTACACCAGATGGTCCATAAAACATAATATTTTTTAGGCTTTCTAATTTATTTGGAAAATTAGCAAAAGTTTTTTTTAGAGTTGGATGAAGGCAACATTTATCATAACTTTGAATATAATCTATAAAATGAGTTTCTAAAAATTTCATATAATAATAGGTATAAGAAATCTTTAAATGTACACCAGTTATAAATACTTTTTGTATACACACCAGTTATAAATACTTTTTGTATACACACCAGTTATAAATACTTTTTATGTACCCACCCACTCAACTATATTCGAATCAATAACAATATGTTATATATAATCAGAAACAGAATAAAGATATGAACCCATTATGTATAACATTATGAATATTATTCTATCAGACTCTCAATTTAATATAGAAAATTTGTATTTTATGGAACCTATTGTAAATACAATTATGGATAATAGTATGTTTATAAAGATATTATATTCGAATCAATTAGTAACATTAAATGGACTATATTTAAATATGGATATAAATGTAACGAGTAGTGAATTGTACTTTAAGAAAATCAAATACACTTATGATGTAACCAATGTTCATAACAATGCAATACTGAATAAAATATATAGTATAGAATCAAATATACTAGATAAATATGTATGTAGTAAGCCAAAATCAAAAAAAATAATAATATATGACACTTTAAAAAGTGGTATTATTAAGATATTTCCTAACCAGCCAAATATTTATAATAATTCCGACAATTCGAATAGTTCATTGAATATACCCAATCACAATCACAATGTTAATCACAATGTCAATCGAAATCAAAGTTATCATACATCTTTTATATTAAAAATATCAGGTATATGGGAAAATGAAACTGAGTACGGTGTCACTTATAAGTTATCCACCTGTTGAAAATAGTTTCAATATAACTTGTAATATAGATATGAATCCGATATTGGCAATGGTAAATATAAAATTAATATTATATAGTTCATTACTCATTTGGGAACCTGATTCAGTATTATCTTGTGAACCACCTAATACATTCTTTAAATACTTAATTACAATGATAGTCTGAATAATAATAAGAAATGAAGTTATTCCTGAATATGTATAATATTCATCAGGCACTTTACCTTCATTAATTTGACCGAAAAAAGCTATATTTTGATATAATATTGCTGATAATATACCTATAATTAATATTCCTGGTAAAGCTGTAGTTAACAGTTTTTTAAAAAATCCATCTCCCGATGTCGAGTTACCAAAAGAAAATAATGTAATACCACATAGTGCTAATATACTAAAGCCATATGTCCATATAGTAGATGTCGCTATATTATTTCCAAAGTATACAAATATTACATTGATTATGATACCAACCATAGCCAATATTGAAAATAAATCCATATTATATTTCATGGCTCCACTAAGGCCATTGCCACCAATCATAGATGATTTTTTATTTTTTGCATTATATTTCATTTTATATAGAATATAATACTATTTTTTTTATTTCCTGTATCCTGTATCCTGTATCTTGAATATTACATCTACAACACGAATATACATGGAAAGATGATAAATTATTTCTCTTTTTACAATATAAATGAGTAGATTTCCTCAATATAATGTTAATAATGAGCATCAACTAATTAGAAGACAAAATACATATGTTTTAGATAAACAATTAGTAACAATACATAGCGAAGATCGTGACATAAAAAAATGGCCCCAATCAAATCACTTTGAAATTGAACTACCAGATGCTTTGACAAATATCCAATCTGTTCGATTAGTAGAAATTGGATTACCAAACAACCAATATATATTTAGTAACAATCAACAAAATACAAAAATTTCCTTTTATTTAGATCCTAAAGTATCTACAAACACGCCAGAATACTTGGCATTAGGGCAGATGGTAGATACGCCATTTACGATAACGATTCATGAAGGTTCGTATACATCTGATGAGATGGCCAATGAACTTGAGAATAGATTGAATCAAGTGGTCAATACATATTTAATTAGTAAAGGCATTACTAGTGGTTATGATAGATTCAAAGTATATTATGATAATGTGGGTCAACGATTTTATTTTGGTAATACATTCGACAATTTTATATTTAAATTTCAAAAAAAAGTAACTTACGATATATCCTGTAATAATGCACAAGGTGATAACTATGGCGATGTATGGGAACATTATACCAATTGGGGACTACCTTCATTCTTAGGATTTAAGAAAGAGCAGTATACTGGAATTGTAACAAGTAATACCCAAACATTTGATTATACCGATCCTAAAACAGAATGGCTAATACCAGACCAAACAATATTACCTACAGGTCAAACACCTCATGCATATTATATATCTGCACCGTTAACACCGTCTATTCATGGCGACAGTGCAATTTATATGGAGCTGGATAAATTCAATAGCATGGACGAATTGAACCCTTATTCTGAAAAAACAAATAACATGTACAATAATGATTACAATGGTAAAATCAATTCGGCCTTTGCTAAAATACCCGTCACAAGTGGTCCAGGAACCCAGATATTTGATTCCAGAACTAAATTTTTACAAAATATTACTCAATATTTCCCACCAATAGAAAAGGTGAGAAAATTAAAATTCAAATTTCGTTATCACGATGGACGATTAGTTGAATTCAAAGACAATAATTTTAATTTTACAGTTGCATTTCATTTATTAAAAGATGAAATTGCTAGAGATTATGAAGTCCGTGTACCACCAGAAATGTTTATCACTTAAATCTTCAAATGTGTAAACTAAAAATGTGTAGATATATTATGCCAGGGGTAATAGTAGGAATTTGTTTAGGCACGGCGATGATATGGGTTGTATCTATCTATGAAGACTAAAGTTCACAATAGTTACTTATTCTTCACAACATTTACTTACTATTCGCAACATATTGTTCGATTTCATCTTCAGGGCAAGTATTGTAATTGCCTTTAAATCCGGCTAATTTTATAAACTTTGGCTTGTTCATATTATGTGTTTTATAAAATATATAATTTCCATATTTTCCACTGCGAATACTAATATCACTATTTATTGTACGAATGACCGATTGATTCAATGATGTTTTATTTTCAATCAATGGAATTATATCATCTAATGTAATTTCGTCCAATTCTTTTTGTAACCCAGTAAGAGACTTTTTTTCACTGTCCCCCCATTCTACATAATTGCCGTACTTGCCCTTTTTTAATACAACATCTTTTTTTTTATATTTTCCAATACATTTGTTTGACGATACTTGCGATTCGACAATATCGTCTAATTTATATTCTAGACCTTTTAATTTTTCCATATCAATGTCTTTTTTTACAGGTAAGAATGTAGTGTTTCCATCTACACTTCGTTTTATAACTGGTCCATATTTACCAATCATGAATACATGGTCCTTATCTATTTGAATAATCTCTTTATCTGCTGTTTTTAATTCACTCGAACACTCTTCAATATCTTGTAAACATTCATTACATAATGTATGCCATATTTTATTACCCTTGGCAATAATATCTAAATCAGTCTCCATATTTTTCGTATAAGTATAATCAAATAATTTATCGAAATGCTTTAATAAGAATTCTACTACTAATATACCGAGTGACTGGATGACTAATTTCCCTTTTTCATTTCCAAATTCGCGTTCATTTTCAATTTCAGTTAATTCGTCTTTAACCAGTTCATAATCAATACATTTTATTTTTTTCCCCTTGACATTCTCCTTTTTTACATATCCACGGTCTTGGATTTTTTCTATTAAACTTGAAAAGGTAGATGGTCTACCGATTCCCTTTTCTTCTAATAATTGGACTAATTTTGCTTCCGTGTAATGAGATTTCAAATCTTTGATACTGACTTTCGAAATAATCTTGTTATAATTTACTATACTATTTCCCTTTAATCCTTTGAGAAACTGAAATTCGGGGTTCTCTTTGTCATACCCTTTTACTATTTTCCATCCGGGAAATTCGACTAGTTCACTGTTGTATTTGTATTCCTTTTCCATAGGAGCACTAATTTTTGCACTGATTGATTGGTATAGTGCTGGGCTCATACAACTTTCAACCGTTGTTGACCAAATCATATAATACATTCGTTTCTCTCTAGACGAATATTTGTCGTCTATTTTTGTCACATTTACATCAGTTGGACGAATCGCTTCATGAGCTTCTTGTGCTGTATTATCCTTGTCGTTTTTATTTCCTTTGGTTTTTCCTTTATTTTTTTTGGGTTTTTCTACTTTTCTCTCTGTTAATCGATTTACATCCTCGTGTACATACTTATCGCCATAACAATCTTTGATATATTCACTTGCCTTTTCAATAAACTCCTTGCTATATGTTGTACTATCTGTTCTCATATAGGTAATATATCCTCCTTCATACAATTTTTGGCATATTGACATGGTTTCTTTTGGAGAAATATTTAATTCACTCGATGCTCTTTGTTGTAATGAACTTGTTGTAAATGGACTAGGTGGTGTTTTTGTTGTCTGTTTTGGCTTAGAACAGTTATACATATGGTCATACTCTGCTGATTCTTCTAAGAAAGTTTCCATTGTATTGACTTCAGTATTAAAACCAATAATTTCAAAACTATGATTCAGTGAAAATCCTAGATTCATCTGAGTAAAATACCCAGTTGTATTGTATACCTTTTTACCAGGCGATGCATCAATATCTTTTTGATTATCATATACAATCCGCAATGCTGGTGTTTGACATCGACCAGCCGAAAGGCCTGTTTTTGTATTTCGAGAAACATGTTCCCATAAAGTTGGACTAATCTTATAACCGACTATAACATCCAATATTTGTCTCGCTTGTTGAGCGTGAACCAAATCCATATTTAAAATGGTTGGTTGTTGAACTGCTTTTAAAATGGCATCCTTGGTAATTTCATGAAATATAATGCGTTTCGTAGTTAGTGGAAGACCGAATGTTTCAACGATGTGATAACCAATTGCTTCTCCTTCGCGGTCATCATCTGATGCTATGAGAACATCGGATGCATTTTTTATCATGGTACGCATCTTATTAATTTGTTGCGACTTTGAATCCATTAATTGGAAATTTGGTTTAAAATTATTATCGATATCAATATATTTTATTCCTGGTAGTTCTCGAATGTGTCCAAAACTGGCGATACATTTATATCCACTACCCAAATAAGACTCGATCTTACCACATTTGGCTGGTGATTCTACTATTAACAGGGTATATGCCATACTATATAAGAATGATTTATATTTTTATATAGTATCAATTTTGTATATATATATTTTACTTACATCAACTGCTAATTATTGTTGATTTTGTTTTTTAAAATCACTCCATGATATTTGCTCAACTGGTTTTTTTGCTTCAATAGTATCCGTATCCTCATTTAGTTTTTCAGCTTTCCTTAGGGCACTGTCAATATAGATTTGCTTTAACAATTTACCAACTTCAAATGAACCTTCATGTTGGTCTACTGCGCCTTCTTCAATTGAATGAAGAACATTTAGTAAACGAAGTAAAATAGATAGATTGATTTCATCCTTTTTAACCTTATTGTAAATGTCGGTATAGTTATTAAATAGAAAGGAGCATTTATTTGTACATATTGTATCAAATTCTGATGGGTTCGATTTAGCCAATCCATGATAGTCCTTTTTTAATTGTAAAAGCACATCAACCTCCTCTTTAATTTTGAGACTATGCTTGAGTGTGCGTATTTTGTCAGTATTGTTTTCACTGTCATTCTCTTTAATCATCTTCTGTAGATTTAATCTCTCTAAATCGTTCATCTTTGTTTATATATACAAATAAAAAGTTCGTTTTAAACTTTTTCTTACTATAATTTATATTATGAATAATCATTTAGCTCCACACGAACTTCATAAAATACATCAAGATGGAGGAGTGCCTGCTGTAATCACTGAACCAATGTTAGAAGGTGCTTCTAATCCAGCACAAAATGCTTTAATTCATAGGCAAAATGCTGTACAACAACAACAAAATTTAAATAATGGCAAACATAGTGGTGGTAAAAGAATGAAAAAAACAATGAAAAAAACTAAGAAAAGAATGAGAAAAATGAAAAAAATAAGAGGAGGTAACACTGCTAGTGCTGATACTGTTCAAGTTCCGTCATTTCGACCAATGGGTGCACAAGTATCTGCAGGTGACCAAACTAATACAAATATTAGTTCTAGTGCAATCGGAAATGTATTAACAGTTAAAGCTCAATCGCAATACGATTCTATTCCAGCACCAGTAACTGGAGATACATCTGTACAATCAGGTGGGGAATGTAATTCAAATAATGTAGGTTTAATTGTTAATGGACAACCTTGGGACTGTATGAGCGGTGGAGTTTCTAAAAGAAAACAAGGAAAGAAAAGCAAAAAGTCAAAGAAAAGCAAAAAGTCAAAGAAGACAAAGAAGACAAAGAAGTCAAAGAAAAGCAAAAAGTCAAAGAAAAGCAAAAAGTCAAAGAAGACAAAGAAGACAAAGAAAAGCAAAAAGTGAAAAACAATAAACACAAAATAAGAGGAAATAAAATAACTATATAAAGTAATATGAAATCCAGTGATATTACTTTATCAATATTTATAGTTTTAGTTTTTATAGCAATGTATTTTTATAATATTTTAGCAGTTGGAATTAAGAATGTACAAGACAATTGGCCAGAATATAGATGTAATCCAATGGTAATGCCATTCGCTGGAACATTTGGTCACGATGCTGGACAAAACTTTACATATTGTATTCAAACAATGCAATCAGACTATATGGGTGTTTTGTTACAACCAATGAATTATGCAATGTCTGTAACCAATTCGGCAACTGGTGGTATTATGAACTCTATACAATCGGTTAGAGAATTTATCAACCAGTTGCGAAACTCAATTACAAGTATAGTACAGAGTATATTTGGTGTATTTTTGAATATATTGATTCAATTTCAATTTATCATTGTCAAAATAAAAGATACAATGAGTAAAATAATTGGTATTATGGCTACAATGATGTATATTTTACAGGGTTCAGTAATGACAATGCAATCATCATGGAATGGTCCACCTGGAGATATGGTTAGATTTATGGGAAAATTACAGATATAAAATATATATATAGTATAATAATTACATATGGATAATAGTACAATTAATAAAGTAAATAATAATATAACAGCCGCTATAAATAATATATATGATAAAAGCGGATTTTTAGACAAATACGGTGGCTCGTTATGGTTAACTGTTCTAATTGGTATATTGTTTTTTGTAGCTATATCATATTACCATATATATAATAATTTACAACCAATAAAATCAGACTGGCTTAATCAGCGATGTAATCCAGGCGTAATACCATTTGCTGGATTGATTAACCGTCCAGATGACATGAGTGTATATGATTTCACTGCCGAAAATTTCAATTACTGTATTCAAAATATATTACAAGACATTGCCGGTGTATTTCTTGCTCCAATACATTATTTAGTAAATTCAATAAACATAATAGTATCCGGATTGAGTGAAGCAGTACAATCAATACGAAAAATATCGAGTAATATTCGTGGGTCTGTTGCTGGTGTATCAAGTGAGATTATGGATCGTTCTATGAATATAATGATTCCATTACAAAAGATTGTAATAAAAATAAAGGACTTATTAAGTAAATCACAAGGTGTAATGACAACAAGTGTGTTTACATTACTTGGTACATATGATACACTGCGATCACTAATTGGTTCGATTGTAGGAATTGTTGTTGTATTATTACTCAGCATAAGCATGTTAGTATATGAACTATTTCTTATACCATTCGGATTTGGTTTACCATTTGCGATTCCATTGGCTGTAATGTTTATTTTAATTGCAATACCTGGTATTATGGTATATATTGTACAGGTATTGATTCTAAAAAAAATGGTAAGTCCCATACCAGGGCTTTAGGAACGATTTTATATTTTTCACGATTATCTGAACCCAATATTTAGATAGATTTTTAAACTTGAAGAATATTATTATATAAGAATTATATATAATAATATGGAATTTAAATTATGCGGTTTAACAATGCGTGTAGAAGTTGTCGTGATATGTCTTATACTTGGCGCAATATTAGGAGGTCATCTATTTTGTTCATGTAGTCGTGTTGGATTAATAGAAGGTATGCAAACAATTGGAGCTTCATTAGATTATAAGATGGGTTCAGATGTTACTAACAGCTGGACTAATAAGGCCACACAATATGCAGATAAAATGGGTTATGCTGACTCTAGAACAAAGCACTCACAAAATCAAGGTACTCCTGTACCTTTACCAGATGGTCAAATGTACATGTTTGCCGACAATCAATTCAAACCAGAATGTTGTCCATCTACCTATTCTTCTAGTACCGGTTGTGCTTGTATGACACAAGAGCAAGTTAGTTATATTAACGAGCGTGGTGGTAATCGCACAATGGCTCCTGCTGAGTATTAAATTAAATATTAAATTTAATTAAAATAATAATATTTTATGAAATTTCATCAAATATTATTCATCAAAAGTTAATTCGCATAACCGACAATATTTAATTTTTATCATATTTTCATCAACACCTGATTCAATATAGTCTTCTCTGATTATATGTTTACATATACATTTTAAATAGGCATCTATTTTGCGGATGGTATTAGTATTATTAGATAAATGTGTATCCAATACATTATTAATATTATTAATATTTTGGTTTGGGTTAATATAAATTGAGTTTTGAACATCATCTACGAATGCTTCTTGTCTCATAATATCATATTTAAGTTTCAATAAAAAATCTACAGTATTACAGTTTATTTCGTTTTCGCAATAATTTTGTTTTTTTTTATTTCCATTGTCACATTTACATAATTGTGAATGAGCAGTAGATATATTCATATTATATTTATATATTGTAAATTCTTTATTTTCATTTTTATACATACATGGTATTAAATAGATATTTTTTATTGTCATCTTGTTTAATTAACTTATTAAGAATTTCTGTTGTTACCGTCAATGGGAATTCGACTTTTAATGTCATTTCATTCTCAAATAGGTTTGATTCGGGTTTCATGAGGCGATATAGATTTAATTTGGTATAAATGATTTCCAAACATCTCTTTAAATTTCTAACACCACTTTCACTGTCTGTGTAATTTTCAACAATGTAGTCAATCGTTTCATCGGGAATAATAATGTCTTCTGGTTTGAAGTTTACTTGTTCAACAATCTTTGGAATGAGGTAGTCCTTAGAAATGATGCGTTTGTCCTTCTTTTCATACCCTTTGGTTTGAATTTTATACATTCTATCTAACAAAATTGGGTTGACTTTGGACTCGTCGTTATAGCTGAATATGAATAAACACTTACTTAAATCAAAGTCTATTTCCGAAAAGTATTTATCATGAAACTGACTATTTTGGGTAGTATCTGTTAAATGAGTTAGAATACCGGCAATTTCATCACCTTTGGGTGTGTCACTAATCTTGTCTAGTTCATCAAAGTAAATGACTGGATTCATCGACTTTGTCTTTACAAGAATGTCTACAATTTTACCCCAAGTGCTACCTTCGTATGTATAACTATGACCTTCAAGAAAGCTACTATCTGTTGCTCCTCCTAGAGCAATGAATGCAAAGTCACGATTAAGAATTTTACTAATTCCTTCCTTGACTAATGTCGTTTTACCAGTTCCCATTGGCCCCTTGATTGCAATAGCTGTGCCAATAGCGGATGGATTACTAATCCATTGACCAATCATTTGCATGATTTGTAACTTTGCATCATTGAGACCATATACAGCAGTATCAAGAACATGTTTTGATTGTGCCATATATTCATGACATTGTTCAATACCATCATCAATTGTCAGAGGTAAACTTCTATAACGATTAAATGGGATTTGCATGAATGTGTCCACCCAATTCTTAATTTTGTAATATTCGCCATTTCCTGGCTCCATATGACGGAGTGATGAAATCTTATTTAAAGCAACCGATTTTAGATGGATTGGGATATCAGATTCTAGTAAGGTAAGTCGATATGGTTTTTGAACAATATTGATTTTATTAATTTCTTCAACCTCTTTAAGTACCTTTGTTTGCTCTTCGAATGATAAATTATCCTTGAAATATTTATAATCATTCATTAGGCTTTTTTTATTCACTAAATCCTTGAATTTTTTCACATTCTTTCCCTTTTGTGATTTCATTTTCTTTTCATACTCGCGCATTGCTTTTTTTTCTTTTGATTCTAAGTCTTTCAATCCATTTTTGGCTATTTTATTACTAGGATCCTTTTCCAAAATCCCCTCAAATGTTTTTCTGATTTCAGCGAATGTCTCTTCTTGTTTTACGCGTTCATCTTCTAGATTTTGTTTTTTACTTGTCGTATTATTTTCTTCATCTTCACTATCACTATCGCTTTCATCATCTTCACTATCATTATCACTTTCGTCTTCATACTCACTATCATCTTCACTATCATATTCATTTTGTGACTTGTCGCCAATTGTGAAAATAATATTAAACGCTTTCTTTCCATCTCTTCCGACCAATTCAATTGCTTGACCTTCATCAGAATCACTATCGTCCTCATCATCACTGTCTTCTTCGTCTTCAGTTTCTTCAATATCTTCACTTTCGGATTCTTCCTTTTTCGATTTCTTTTTTAAACGATTCGTTTTTGATTTTGTTTTCTTAGACTCGTATCTTTTTATTTGTTTTTTCTTTTTACTAATCTCCTTTTTCTCAACGATTTCTTCATCATCGTCATCGTCTTCGTCATCCTCATATTCTTCAGACTCATGTTGTGATTCTTCTTCTAATTTTTTTAAAAGTTTAGCTTCAGTTTTCACCTTATTTGTCATGAATTTAGATGGAAATATTTTGCTTATCATTTTGCGATATTCATGCATGTCCATATTTTCACCCTCACTTTCACTATCACCATTACAGCTATTATTATCGTCTTCTTCTCCACTACTGTCAGACTCCTCATTTTTTTTTAATTTGCCAACCGGACCAGACGATCTTGTCTGGTATTTCTTGGTTCCAGCTTTGGTAGATTGTTCCTTTTGAATAGGCATTGTTCTAATGTTTATATAAAACTTAAAATACTTTTTAAGTTCAATTTTTTTTAAGTAACATTTGAAATTTTGAAATTGTATTTTATTAAAAAATTGATGAATAAAAAGAAGTTAAATATAAACTAATATTATAAGGAAGCATGGCAAGTCATTCTAATGAATCCATTCCCAAGCAAAAGAGTGCAAAAATTATTGGGATACAATTTAGTATATTAAGTCCGGATGAAATTCGCAGAGGTTCTGTGGCAGAGATTACATCCAGGGATACATATATTAATAACAAACCAGTGATTGGGGGCTTATTTGATCCTCGTATGGGTGTGCTTGAACCTGGATTAATCTGTCCAACCGATGGTTTAGATTATATGGAAACACCCGGTTATTTTGGGCATATTGAATTAGCTAGACCTGTATTTTACATTCAATATTTAAACACCATTATGAAGATTCTTCGTAGTGTTTGTATTAAATGTAGCAAGTTGAAAATCAGTAAAGAAAACTATAAACAAGCAATGAAAATGAACGCAGATGAACGATGGAATTATGTATTTCAATTAGCTAGTAAGGTCACCAGATGTGGCGAGGATAGCGATGATGGTTGCGGATGTCTTCAGCCCAAAAAAATTAAGAAAGAGGGTTTAGCCACATTATTTGCTGAATGGGACAAAATAAATGGTTTAATTAATGAAGATGATACAGATAAATTGAATATGAAGCTGACCCCAGAAATTGTTTTAAAAATATTTCGCAGAATATCCGACGACGATGTGAATTTTATGGGTTTTAGTCCTGTGTTTTCCAGACCTGATTGGATGGTTTGTCAAGTACTAGCTGTTCCACCCCCCGCAGTTCGTCCTTCTATTAAAATGGATGGTCAACAAAGAAGCGAGGATGATATAAGTCATATTTTAGTAAATATTATCAAAGCAAACAAAACACTTCAAGAAAAAATACAAGAAAATGCAAATGCGAATATTGTCGATGATTGGCATACAGTTTTACAATACTATGTGGCTACTCAGGTAGATAATAAAATCCCAGGTGTAGCATCCGTTGCACAGCGTTCTGGACGCCCTCTCAAATCTATTAAAGAACGATTGAATGGAAAAGGTGGTCGTGTAAGAGGTAATCTTATGGGTAAGCGTGTTGACTTTTCAGCCCGTTCTGTTATTACTCCTGATCCAAATTTATCAATTCGTGAATTGGGTATTCCATTGAAAGTTGCCAAAAATATTACAAAGCCTGTCACCGTAAATGACATGAATAAAAAATTCTTACTTAAGTTGGTTAGAAATGGTCCAGATGATTACCCTGGAGCCAAGATATTGGAGAAGAAAAATGGTGAACAAATTACCCTTCGGTATGCGGATAGAGAAAATATCCAATTGGAAAATGGTGATATTGTTCATCGCCACATGATGGATGGTGATGGGGTGTTATTTAACAGACAACCCACCCTTCATAGAATGAGTATGATGTGTCATATAGCAGTTATTATGTACAAGGGTGATACCTTTCGCATGAATGTTGCTGACACAAAACCATACAATGCCGATTTTGACGGGGATAGATTTTGTCCCCAACAGGTGACCGCTCAATAAGTTGTAGATATACTTATTGGGGAAAACGGTGTAAAGTCTACTAGTAAATGTATTTCGTGTAAAGGTACATATTACTAATATAATCATCTAGTCATTCTTTCAAACTAATATAAAAATAAAAATTGCTCTAATTAATAAACAATATCAATAGTATGAATATGATATTAAACAAAGATGAAATAGACAAAGTTGTTGGTGAAATATACAAAATGACAAATACTACAAATGGAAAACATTATATTGGTCAAACACGCAGTCACAGATTAAACCATGATAAATATAGACCGTTTGGATATTTAGGAAGATTCAAAGACCATATACATGAAGCACATTCAAATAAGAAACATAATTCAAGGTATTTGAATTCGGCTTTAAGAAAATATGGGGAAGAATGTTTTACTTGTGAACTAATTCATACTTGTAAAGTAAGTGAATTAAATGAACTTGAAAAACAATCTATAAGTGAATATAATTCTAAATTTCCAAATGGTTATAATTTAACAGATGGTGGCAGAGGATTTACAGATATTAGTGGTAATTTTATATGGAATACAGAAATTTCATTGCCACGAATATACGAACCTCTACCAAAAAGTGACTACACAAAACAGTTGATTTCCAAACAGTTAAGGTCATTCTACAGTAACATTGAAAATTGTGAAAAAAGAATGAAACGAGTACAGGAACAACATTTGACAAAAAAATATGACCGGTTTAAAGATGTAGTAATTGTTGATGAGGATGTTGATAAGTATATTCGTGTTTTAAAAAATAATACGAACAATACCGAATATGTTCGCATCGTCATTGATAATAAAAGAATCACAACTTTTGTAGGAAAACATGAAAAAATAGAAGAAACAATAAATAGAGCAAAACAATTTATATTAGAAATGAAAGAGTGGCAACGTAGCCAAATTGCGGGAATTTCTTTAGAGCCTCATACTACCACCCCATAATGGAAACATAATGGGGGAACACGGTTAATTGCCGTACCCAATGGTAAAAAAGTATAGGGATTAGACAATCCGCAGCCAAGCTCCTAAGTCCGTTATGATAGGATATGGAGAAGGTTCAGAGACTAGACGGTTACGGGTCTTATATGAAGGTTTAATCAACCGGATAAGGCACAAGGTATAGTCCGGCTTCCATGGAGACATAGAAGATTTTCGGAAATGAATTTACATATGCCTCAGGATGAAGAGTCCGAGGCAGAATTAAAAAATTTGGCAGCAGTGCCATACCAAATAATTAGTCCAGCTAATAATGCGTCTATTGTTGGTGTGTTCCAAGATTCATTGCTTGGAGCATATCGATTTACAAGACCAGATATAAAATTTAATCAGCTGGACGCTATGAACTTATTAATGTCCTTTAACAAAATAAACACAAGTGCTTTAAAGAAATCAAAAGAAATAACTAGTTTTGAAATTATGTCACAAATAATGCCACCATTAACTATGAAATTTGGTAATAAATGGTTTGAAGATAGTGGAGAAGAGTATAGTAAATCCAACCATGTTGTGGAAATCGTGGCTGGAAAATATGTCCGCGGACAGATGGAAAAGAGTGTTCTTGGTTCAGGTGGTAATGGACTATTACAGCGTGTATGTAATTACTTTGGAAATATGGCAGCTGCGGATTTCGTTGATAATTTGCAAAATGTAGTAACTGAATACATGAAGACAAGCTGTTATAGCGTTGGTATTAGTGATTTAATAGCTGATAAGAGTACGAACGAAAAGATTGCGGATACAATCACAAATAAAAAGAAGGATGTGAAAAATCTTATAGACCAAACACATCTTGGTATTTTTGAAAACAAAACAGGTAAATCTAATCAAGAAGAGTTTGAAACTCAAGTAACAAATATATTGAATAATGCTACAAACGAGGCCGGTAAAATTGGTCGTGAGAGTTTGGAAAAAGGGAATCGTTTTGTCATTATGGTCAATGCTGGTTCAAAAGGTAGTGATATTAATATTTCTCAGATGATCTCTTGTTTAGGTCAACAAACAGTAGATGGTAAACGAATTCCATATGGTTTTGAAAATCGTACATTACCACATTATACAAAATACGATGACTCTCCAGTTGCTCGTGGTTTTGTTGAAAGTTCATTTATATCTGGTCTTTCGCCTGAAGAATTATTCTTCCACGCAATGGGTGGTCGTGTCGGTCTTATTGATACAGCTGTAAAAACTTCACAGACTGGTTATATTCAGAGAAGACTTATTAAAGGACTAGAAGATTTAAAAGTCGAATATGACATGACTGTTAGAAATAACAAACAAAGAATTGTCCAGTTCAGTTACGGAGACGACGGAATAGATACAGTTCGTGTTGAGAATCAAGTACTTCCTATTGTCGCCATGTCATTAGAGGAATTGTACGCACATTATCATATTCCAAGTGAAACCGATAATAATAATGTATTTATGATTACCTACACAAAAGGAGCAACAAATCGTATGAAAAAACAGAATGATGAATTGGTAGTCAAAACCCAAGGATATATTAATTATATGATTGAAATGCGTGATAAAATCGTAGACAACATATTTCATAACACCTCTAATAAAATGGTCCATATACCAGTATCGTTTAAGACTATTTTGAATAATATTCAAGGATTGCAAAATATCAACAAAAATTCTATGGTAGATATCACTCCATTAGAAACATTCCAATTAGTTGAAAATAATTACAGAAAATTGGAACAGATTTATTATGCACCTCCTACTGAATTGTTTAAGGTAATGTACTATTACTATTTATCTCCTAAGGAACTCCTTCTTGTAAAACGATTTAATCGTAAGACAATTATCTCCATGTTAGAAATGATTACTAGTGTTTACAAAAACGCAATTGTCGCTCCTGGAGAAATGGTTGGAATGATTGCAGCCCAATCTATTGGTGAACCTACTACTCAAATGACCCTGAATACTTTCCATTTTGCGGGTGTAGCATCCAAGTCAAATGTAACTCGTGGTGTGCCAAGAATTGAAGAGATATTATCACTCTCTGAAAATCCAAAGAACCCCTCTGTCACTATTTATTTACCAAAGGAAGAAAGTGGTTCTCGCGAATCTGTACAAAAATATATTTCAGAAATTGAGTATACGAAGATGAAAGAAATCGTGAGTGCTGTTGAAATATGCTTTGACCCAGATGATTTAAATAGTCTTATCGAAGAAGACGAAGATACACTTACACAATACTATGAATTTGAGAACATGGTATCTGATTGTATTGGTCATTCCATAACCGATAATAAAGCAAAGTCAAAATGGATCATTCGATTAGAAATGGATAAAGAATCAATGCTTGATAAGAACATTACAATGGATGATATCAATTTTGCCATTAGTAATAGTTTCGACGATGATGTTCATTGTGTATACTCTGATTATAATTCTGATAAACTGATTTTCCGTCTTCGATTAAATAACATTCTTAGTAAAAAGAAGGGTGGTCAAGCAAATCCATTAGACCAATCTGATGAAATATATATTCTAAAGAATTTCCAAGACAATCTATTGAATAATATTATTCTAAGTGGTGTCAAAAACATATCCAAAGTGGTGATGCGTAAAATAACAGACACTGTTGTTTTGGAAGAAGGTATTTATAACAAACAAGAAAGTTGGGTGCTTGATACAGTAGGTACAAATCTATTAAAGGTATTGAGTTTAGAGTTTATTGATGCTACCAAAACGATTAGTAATGATATTCAAGAAATATATCGTACATTTGGTATTGAGGCTGCCAGAAATGCTATATTCTCAGAATTGACAGAAGTGATTGAATTTGATAGTACTTATATTAACTATCACCACTTAAGTATGTTATGTGATCGCATGTGTTACAAATCCAAAATGATATCAATATTCAGACATGGAATTAACAATGATGATATTGGTCCTATTGCCAAAGCGTCGTTTGAGGAGACACCTGAAATGTTCTTGAAGGCTGCCAGACATGGTGAACTAGACGCAATGCGTGGTGTTTCTGCCAATGTCATGTGTGGTCAACAGGGATATTTTGGTACATCTGCATTCCAAGTATTAGCCGATATCAATGCTATGATGGAACATGAGGTAGACGAATATACAGACGAACCAGATAACATATTAGATGATGCAATAATAGATGGTACAATAATAGATGGTACTAGCAATGATGATAAATGTGGAATCAATAATCTTACTATTAATAATAATGCAATAAATATAAAAAATGTTGACTTGGGACAGGATGATGACTATGAAATAGAGTTTTAAATATGTAATGGTGTGAATAACAATAACAATAAAAATAATAATCAAATAAAATGTATTGATTATTATTAATAATTAAATATATAAATAGTAATCGTATAAATATATTACCACAATACTATAATGTTTGTATATGAAACCATTTTATCTCATATGTTAAATAAAAAATCTATATTAAATACAGGTCGAGTAAATCATATAATCGATCTATTTTCTAGTCATTTTTTATCAACTGTTCCAAAGACATCCAATCAATATTATGAAGTAGGCAAATATATTCAGTTTAAATATTTTATATTTAAAAATTTTATATTAAATCCACTTGCATCTAATATTGAAAAAAATAATATAATAGAGTTTTTTTGTGACATACAAAATAAATATAACGCATTAATTCGTTTTAAACATGTTTTATTAATGAAAACAAAAAAATACTTGGACTATCCAGTTGATTTACAATTTAATGAGTTGGTAGATTTAAAATGTGATTTGAAGATTGATCTTATACACGATGGCATTAAATATCAGTTTTCTATTTCTGATTTAATTCGCATCATTAATACATCATTATCTTATGACGATGAATTTTTTCCAGAACCGACTGTTATAAAAAACCCATGGAACAATAAACCATTTGGCAAACATCACCTCTATAACATATATCTTCGCATTCATTATTCTAATATTACAATGCCTATTTTATTTTATCGTTTTTTTCAAAGCAATTTTAATTTAACACTATTTACTGTGAATAATCAATATATAATTAACCGATATATTATTGAAAATAGTGACAATTTGACAGTTTCTTTGAAATATAATTATATAGTAGAGATGATAGATAATTATAACATGTATGTTAGTAATAAACATTGCCAAATTATTATAAGCAAGGAATTTCCCAGATATTTATTACACAATACATTTAATTCTTATATTAAAAAGTTTTTGTTTGCACATTATTCATATGAAGATGATATTAGAATCATAAATCATAAAAAACTTTTTAATAAGTTAAAAAAATTTAACCAAGAGAATCCCTATTTTGGTAAGTGTATAAAATATGAAAATATTCACAAACTCTACTATATGAGTAAAATGATAGAAAATTCAGATTGTCATGTATTTGGAATACCAAAGTACTTTCCAAAGGCATCTGTAATATGTGTAAATACTCAATCATTTTATATAGATAACATTAACTCCTATGCTAATATTCAACAATATTCTTACTTCCCGTTATTTGAAAATAGAAGTAAACCTTCTAGTAACATAAAGAACAATATATTAACATCCAATGATATATTAGAATTGTTTCATTTTGTAAATAATTATAAATTTACTAGCCTACAGAAAGATATTATTAAAAACAAATATGTTACAGATGAATCGCTTATAAGCCAGAATCATTTAAATATGTTCAGTAATGAAACGAATAGTCAAAACATAACTGTTATGGGAGAACAAGTCCGCGAATTATTAATGAATTTACATAATTTGCAAAATAATATTCGTGAGTTTAATGATGGATTAAGTGACAGTGAAGACGAGTTACACGAGTTACACGAGTTACACGAGTTACACACTTTACATGATGTAGACGATACACAATCAGACACTAGCGAAGAAATAGTATCTATGACGAACGAACAAAATAATACCGTAACAGATAATGAACAAAATAGGTCGACATTTATATTTAATATGGATGAACATGATCGTCGTGATGAATATGAAGAATATTATCGATTTCATACAATAATGGATGTAAATGATGATACATTAGATGGTTTTAACACACCACCACAAGATAACGAGGCCGAATTATCTGAAGATTCTGCATTATAGGAAATAATCTAGTTACAATAATCTACTTACAAAAATGATATAATATTAGAAATTAAATATTATATCAAGACAAATGATTTTTATTTTATTTTATTTTATTCGACTAATTTTAATTTTTTAGTTAATTTTTTTCCATTTTTTCCACTTGCTACATTGTTTGACGGTTCGTCTTGTAATTGAGCAATTACATACTCATTGTCATATTGTTGTGTAATATTTGGTTCTACTGTATCATAAGAATTATAAGTAATGAATTTGTTTTTGTTATCTGGTACCAAATTATCAAAATATTCGGGCGACAATAACGATTGTAAAATTAACATTTCATCATTATTTAAGTTATATTTTATATCACTGAACGATAAAAACATATTTGGTTCAAACATGAATTGTTTTATTCGCCTATACCGTATTAATTCGTCTGCTATTTTACTATAATATATTTTTTCATTATCTAACTTACTTAACAAATTGATTTTTGGAATTAATAAAGTTGTATTTTTTTTAAGATTTTCTTCAACACGTTGTAATAAATTATTGGAACTTTGTATAAACTCTATCTCGTCTTTCATAAGTGTTTTAATGAGGCCGATGTTTTTTTCTAATTGAAGATAATAAACCATACTTTGAGAATTTGAAATCGTTTCTATTTGATTTCGAATACTTTTATTTTCATATTGATTAAATAATTTTTTTAATCGATTGCGAAATGTATTGTACATTTCAGTCTCTAGACGTATTTTCCTGATATATTCAATTCGTTGTGTATCTTGGGATTTACTAGTTTGAGTTATTTTATTTACACGATAAAAATTCTCGTCATTTATAGAATAGCTAATTGTCATATCATTGTCTTGTTGTGGTTCTGATATTTCTACAAACTGATTTGTTTGTGTTAAAATGCCTACGATAAGTTCATCTTCTAATATTTTAACAACGGGTTTGCATAATATATTATTTTCTGTAACACCTGCTATTTCAAATAAAAATCGGGTTGTTTCTTCGAAGTTTTTGGTGGTAGTATTTTCGTCCATAATGATGATAGGATAATCATTTATAATACCAGACGGAAAGCAAGGAATAAAACCGGCTTCATTATTATATTGTATATTTAAACCAATCACTTTATTATCGTAGTTAACTACCAAGTTAATTATTTCAATAGTATATTTGTTTAGTATTTCAATTACCTTTTCTAATGTATGGTTTCTCACAAATTTTACTTCTTTGAATGTATATTTGCTATTCATATCAGGTATACTTGATAATGGTTTACACATCGATTTGTAAATATCCTGAATTGTATTAGATAATTCGGTTAGATTTGGAACTTTTTCCATTAATTTACTTGTAAACAACTTAGTAGTTACTAGCTTGGTAACATTTGTACTTGATTTATCTATAACAATATATATGGGTTCGAAATATTCATATTTTTTTAGTAATATAACAGTATCTTTCGCTTTATCAAATTTATGAATCGAGTAAAAATTTGTTGGACATATTATATTAACATTTGAAGTGATATCATCTTGTGGCAATTCTATTATCACCAGGTTTAATCCGTTATTAAAGAAGGATGGATTTTTGTCACTAATCAAGTCCCATAAATATTCATAGTCTACTGCAGATGACGGATTTGATATATACTCCTTAAAATTTACTTGAGCACTAATTATGTCTTTTAATTGATTGGGGCTCTTATCAAAAAGTGTTTTATATATAGATGCTGTTGTATATTCTTCATTTTGCAAATTTACTGACGAAGAATCCTTACTTTTAAAGGAAGTTATTAAATTACCATTTTGGTATTTAACGAAATTATCTAGATTAAGCAGAGGTATTATTTTTTCTTTAATGAGATTGTCAGTCGTCAATATAGTATCGTTGTTGATTTCGCCATATATGTCGGCTATGCATGCTAAAAAAGATTTGTTTGTATTATTTTCAACACCTTTTCGTAGATAACATGGATGGTCTTTTTTCAAATTTGTGTTTATGTTGCTAATTTGACATTTCTTATTGTCTGTTTGAATAAATCGTTGAATACTAACTGGCAAATACCCAAATCTACCTTCTTCCAATGGAAACTTATCGGGACCTTTTATATAATCATCTACATCTATTTTTTTTGCAACTGACTGTTTGCTATTATTGTCTTGATTATTATCTACATTATCGTCTTTCATACATTCTTGTCTGCGCTTCTTTTGTACTGGTTTGTCCCATGAACTAAAACAACATGGTACACATACACCGTCTGGGTGTACATCTTTTTTTAGAAATCCTGGATAATGTTTCACATATTCGCCATTTTTTCCTACATGTGTTCTTGGAACGGCACCTTCTGCGTCACTAAATTCCCATATATTTTTTCCAGGTGGTGCTGTTTTTGCGGTCTGTGGAATTATACCACCATATTTACCACTTTTTACTTCTTCATCAGTTAAACTGGTATTGTTTTTTAAATCCCAATATCGAGGACAAATGTACCAAAATTGTTTTGTTGGGTCTGAACCATATTTAATCGCTTGATCATAAGACCCTGGATGTTCCTTATCTATTTTTTCTTTTTCATCGTCAGTTAATATAACGGGTTGTTTTCGTTTATTCCATGGACATACACGCGAATATGCATTATATTTTCCTTTGGACTCGGTTAAGAATAAAGTTGGATCTCTTTCACGCATTCGTTGGAAAAACGGATTTGGGTCTGCTATTTTCAATCCGGTAATGTCAGTTTTCAAATTATCAAAGTTATCAACAATATTTAATTTTCCTTTCTGTTTGTTTGTTTTTTTAACCGATTTACTTGGTTCGTCTGATTTGACAGGTTCGTCTAAAATGACAGGTTCGTCTAAAATGACCTGTTTCGCTGATTCAACTGACTTGTCATCGTTGTTATCCGATTCTTCGTCTAGGTCCACATCGATTCCTTCATTATCTGAATCCTCGTCTAGGTCCACATCGATTCCTTCATTATCCGATTCTTCGTCTAGATCGACATCGATTCCTTGTGAATCAGATGAATCGTCATTTCCACCTTTATATTCCAGTTCAAAGTTACCCTTGTTGATATTATTACCAATGTCTTCATTGTTATCTTCATTGTTATCTTCATTGTTATCTTCATTGTTGTCTTCATCACTATCTTCATCACTATCTTCATCACTATCTTCGTCAAATAAAAAATCCAATACATTAATAGATTTATCTTTTGCTTTTTCAACAACATCACCAAATACTAGGTTTTGTGCTACAATTGCCGTTGGAACATTTTCTACAACTCCTCTTTCAGAGGGAGCGATTATATCATTTATTTCATCTATTACGTTACTAATATTCGTTTTACATAGGCTATCTATTGTAGACACAGCAACCCCAGTAGATTCCGGTTTCTGTGTAATTCGAATAAGCGAGTCTAAATATATAGGGATTGTGTTCATGTAAAATATGTTATTAATATTCTCCATTTCAATCATTATGTTTTGTTTAAATTTATCCTGAGTTATTTTCGTTAAGAACCCAGGGTTGTTTTTTATTTTTAAACCACGACTCTTATTCAAGTTTTGAACCACTTGTAAATTATTTAATAGTTCGGCTATTTTCAATTGAGCATCCCTTTCTTTCATTTGGAAATTATCCATAAGTGATTTTACAACATCTTTTTCATCCATAGTATTATTCAACATTTCCACAATAAATGCTTCTTGGCTATCCATTTCATTAAAATTTGCAACACGCTTATATCTCATTACAATACCTGATTTTAAATCTCCAACAACAACATTAAATATACTAGAAACACACCCGATAATACTATTAAGATTCATATTTTTTTCGATTGAGACATATGCGTAGTATTTTAAATTTAATATCTCAATATTTCGGTCATAAAAATCCGAAAATAATTTCATATTATAACCACTATTTTGTAAATATTTTTGTACGATTTCAATACTAGGATTTACAGCATTTCGAACCATATTTTCAATATTTGAAATAGAATTTGCTTCTTTGAATTCCATTTTAACATAAATATTTGCATAGTTATCAAATTCCAATATTATAGGCACATTGCGACCATTATCATTTTGGTATTCAATATAACATGAAACACGTTTTGACCGACCCATTGTTTTCATTAACTTAAATATTATATTCTTAGACAAGTACGGGATTTTTTTACCATTCTTAGCAACTTTATCACAGTATAACCGATACATATTTTCCTTATTCTTTGATGGATTAAATTTAATAAAGGGTATCGACTTAGTTGCATGTAGTAATTTAAAAATGATATCGAGTGGTAAATTATATTCGTATTCTTGAGAAATTGTAAATTCTATCATTTGAATTCCTTGTTCTATATAATCCAATGACTCTGTACGAGCATCATAAATATCATGAAATAATTCAATGTTTTTAACCTGGCGTGTAAAATTTTCATTTACCAAGTTACGATTTGTTTCAAGTAGTGTAAATCGTTTATCCTTTAACTCGGTCATATCAAATACACCCATTTCTTTCAAAAATGGGAAATATATTTGACTCATTGTTTTTTCCGATAGGCTATTAGAAATGGCATATTTGAATACATTTTCAGCAATTGTCATATAAATCGTATTTTCAAATAAAAACCCACTATTTAATAAAAGTTCCTTGTTTGATGTAGTGATTATATTATCGGCATGGTCTACCAATTCTTTATTAATAGTAATAACATTATATGGGTCTACTGTATAACTATATATATCATTTGATGTAATGAAATGTTGACCTAGTGAAATATTAAGTATATGTGGTTTAGTAGACAGATTTAAATCGATTATATCGTTAAAAGAATATATCTCTTTTTCTGGAACTTTGGAAATGTCATAATCTGTTATATTTGATAAAAACTGTAATAATGTTTCCTTCGACAAAATAATTTTTCCATTACGCGTTAAATTATCATATATTTGTACATTGTCCAATGTTTGGATTTGTTTCGCAAATAAGTACATTTCGTCAAATGCGATTTCTTTATCATTTTCCATAATTATTTTCTTTTTAATACTTTCTATTGTGTCATCACTATAAATAAACTGATTTGTAAATATAACTGGAATAGATTTGTTTTCAATGGATTTCATTTCATCTTCACTAAATACATCTTTAAATACTTCATTTGATTGATTTTCTTTAAAGAGTTCAGACATATTTTCTTGATATCGCGATGAACCCATATAAACCGTTATATTTTTTACACTATCATTATCGGTTAAATAATAGACTTTAATAATATCAGTCATTTGTATATAAAATCAAAATATTATTTTTATATACAAATATGCCGATTAATGGAATTGTTGCTATGTGTGACGACAATGGAATTGGAATAAACAACAAATTACCCTGGAGACTCCCACAAGATTTGAAATATTTTCAAAGTCGTACTACAGGTAGAGGTAAGAATGCTATAGTCATGGGTAAAAATACATGGCAGAGTGTTGGATTTCTTAAAAACAGAGATCATTTTATTTTATCGTCAACATTGAAATTAGACTATACACGAGGTCGAAACAGAATAAAGACATTTGCTAGTATAGATGAACTGGTGCGATATGTGTCATCATCTGTATCCCGCAATTATGATAACATTTGGATCATAGGTGGATCTCAAATATATAAATCGTTTATACATGCAAATATAATGGATTTTTTATATGTTACTTCGATTGATGATAAATATGAATGTGACTGCTATTTCCCTAATTTACCAGATAATTATTTATTATATAACTCGGAATTGTCTAACGAGACCACGACAAATGGTAAACAAATAACTAGACAAATTTATAAACGATTGACTATTGATACAGTAGTATTGTATAAAAACGAACCATGGAAAGTAATTGGCATACATAACGACGACTATCCAAACATATATTTCACTATTAAAAATGACGAACAGAGAGAAATCCAAACCGTAAAATCTAAACTTTCCCTACTTGAGAGTGACCATGAATAGTAACAACGGAGTGTAACATCGGAGAGTACAATACACAATAATTATATCAACATTGATTTCATATAATTATATGACTTGGTACATAAAAGTAAATTATAGTAACAATCTAAATTAATCCCTTTAATGACTTAGGAATTTTCTTATATTTTTTATACAGTTGTAATATATCAGTGTTACCATTCGCATTTATTTCGTTAATTAGTTCAGTACTGACCTCAACCTTAGGGTATCTTTTGAATATATCTTCAATAATATGTTTAAAATGCTTGTTATTAAATGTGAACTTGGATAACTCATACAATAAACTTTTACCCGAACTATTCTTTACATTGGGGTCAAAGTCTTTGTGTTGAACTAGAAGACTAGCAGTTTCAAGTCTACGCGTTATATCTGTAGGTGTTTCACCATGTTTGTATGCTATGTAACGGAATACTTCATGGCTATCGAATGGCATAATTTTTTTACAAGTTTCCTTAATATCCTTTCTACAAATAGGACATGTTGGTTTGTCTTTGTTGCCTTTACACCAACCAATCAAACATTTTTTATGAAATTTATGTTTACATTTGGTAGTGACATTCTGTGAAGTAATTCTATCTAAACATATAGAACATGTCTTGTCTAAAACACTTTCACAATTCCCTGTTTTCTTATTTTTACGAGTACCATTTTTACAACGTGCTCTCTTCTGAGTAGGCATTTATAATATAAAAACATTTTTTTTCATTTTTTATGTATACTTACATATCATAATATGGATTATCTGTAATGTTCATACCACAATACCCTTCTGGTTCCTTTTTATAATCAACTGGTTTATAGATGTCTAATTCAACCGCATTTTCTAATAAGAATTTGAAGTTGTTCCAAAACTCTTCACCATGACCAATCGCTTCGGTTGCAACATGAGCCAATTCATGTATGGCTACAAATGTTAATGTGTTTTCATCGATTAAATTATCGTCATTTCCCTTTTTCTTATTTAAACAGAAGGCTATTTTCTCTCCTTTGTTTTCACTATACGCCGGATATTCACTTGTTGGTAATGTTTCTTTTATAGTTGTTGGATTGTAATTGTTAACCATTCTCTCTACATTTTCACGGGTAGGGTATTTTTTCCCCATATGTTCAACGAGATCATCCAACTTTTCAGTGGTTTTGGCAAGAAGATTTGATGCTTTTTGTATATTCTTTCTCTCCCTCACGCAGTATTTCTTACCATTTACAGTAGATACAATACATCGTAAGTTGTATATATCTGAATCCATGTATACTTTTAAAGCAATTAAGATAATAAATAATATCATAATAAATCCAAACATGTTAATACGAATCTTCATCTATAATAAATTAGTATAATATAAATTCTATTAATTTATTTATTTGATTATTTGAATATTTGAATATTTGAATTCATTATGATTCTCTTATTGACAACCTTGTCCAATTTCAAGAGGAACGCGCATGGTATCTGCGGCTATTGTGGTGTTATTCCATGGTCCAACATTGACTTGAGGATTTGCTGGTTCTGAACGAAGTTGTAAATTGGCATTTCTTAAGCTATTACCAACAGTGTCAATACCCATATGGTAACCAGAGCGCAATAAATTAACATTTTGTAAATCACCACTACCTGATGGGTTTAATTTGGCCCATTCGTCATTGGCGTTATTTTTAGGTAATAATTCTGAAGGATCAGCTACCTGTTGCTTGCTACAAGATGGTGGCATACCTTGCATACTACTAGAAACACCACTGGCAGAAGCATAACTTTCGTTTTGACCTAAAGGAGCAGAAGGTTCAGGACCAGCTTGAGCGCCACTGCTATTTGCCTGGTTGTACATATCCTGTGTCTTTCTAGCACTCATTTGTTCGGAACCTAATCCAGATTTATCAGCACTGTATGATTTGAATAAATAAATTATAAATAAAGCACCAACAACAATGAGTATAGCATGTTCTACCTTAATCTTCTTAAAATTCTTCACGAAGTCCATTATATAAAATAAATGATAAAATATTTTTCTGAAAAACAAAACATATTCACTATTAATATAACATCAAACAATGTAAATTCAACATATTACTAAACTATCTAACTTTTTATTCTTGTTTTTGAGTTAGGACAATTCTTCTACCATTTCGTCTATCTGGTTCTTTATTTCCTCTGAGTCACTATCTATATCTTCGTCGCTACTAGAATCGTCATTTTGGTATAAATCGTCCAACATGTAAGTATTCTTTATTTTCTTGGCTTCTAAATAATGAGTGATGGCTGCTTTTTTATGCTCCCTTGCCTTTTGTCTAGCTATTTTGTATATTTCATGGTATACATCATTTGGATTGTTTAATGTAAGTGAGTTAATATTATCATTTATATTGATATTATTTGTGATATCTTCTAAAGATACTTCTTTTAATGATGTATTTCCAGTTTCATATGGCATTTGTCTTTTATCATCTTGAGCAATATTTTCTAAATGATTATCTTTTTTAATAGTCAATGTGAGTTCTGGTGGAGCGATAGTATCATTAGCAGTCACGGTCACATTATCAGTGACAGTATCATTATCAGTCACATTATCATTAGCAGTCACAGTCACAGTATCAATGGCAGTATCATTATCAGTCACAGTATCAATGGCAGTATCATTATCAGTCACAGTATCAATGGCAGTATCACCTAAATCGTCAGGAATTTGTGAGATTTCTATATTTTCTGGCAATACATCGTTACATGTTTCTAAAGAAGGGGGTGATGAGATATTATGTGTGATATTGTTATCTAACTCAACCGTACTATTATCTTGTTGTGAATTAGATATTGGTCGTTTAATCATACAAGAAGTAAACAAAGGTTTATTATTTAAAATCATGATTTGTTTTCCTACCAAATCCACTTGAAAGTTTCTTGCAGAAAATTTAATAGCCTGAACTTCTAAACAAGGGATAATATTGTTACTCTCACTTAGGTCTTGTATAGCTACCATATTCTCATTTTCATCATAGACATTACATGAATATTGTGAATTTAATGTTTTGTTTTTAGGGATGTTTACTCGGACTAAATGATATTTTCCACCCTTGTATGCTCGTGTAATTGGGTTGAAAAAATTTTCAATATCTTCTAGTTCCATTTCATTTTGAAACCACAATTCGCGTTTATCATAAATGAGTTTTACTAAAGCCAATTCTAAATTTTCAAACCATTCGATTACTGTGTTATTTTCATTCGAGTACATTAAATCAATATATGCCTTTTTGTTCGTTTCATTTAAACCCTGTTTTGTCAAACATTTAGGTGTTTGAATATATAACGGATTATCAGCATACTTAATCTTTGTAACATATGCTCCTCCCTGAATTGCAGATGGCTGTGATATTGACAGTTTTGTGAAATCAAAATTATCTTCAGTCTCGTATATTTTTTGCTCCATTATAGAAAAATATAGAAAAAATCTTGTAAATTCTAACACGCTAAATAATTAAATATTTTATACATGATTAAATTAATGAGGGAACAATTAATTGAACAATGTTTATTGATACTATCAAGAGATGATGTTAAAAAAGAAATGAAAGAATTATTCAAACCGATAGTTAGTTTGATTGTTCAAGAAATATATCCGTATATCTATTTATCGTTAGTATTCGTTCTTATTAGTTTTTTATTAATTTTAGGAATTTTTTATTTGTTGTTGCGTAGCAATTTAAAACATTTAAATTTAAACAACTTTGGTCTGAACAGTTTAGTTATGTAAATGAATTATTTTTGAGTATTTAATAAATAATATATCCTATAAGTATATAATGACAAATAATACCCCAGTTCAATCAAGCTGTAATGCTAATGGTAGTGGAGCTAGCTATGTAGTCGGACAAGTTGCTCAGAAAGGATGGCCTGGACCTAACTCTGCTATGAGTGGTGGTAAACGACGCAAGAGAAAGGGAAATAAGACAACCAAAAGACGTTCTGGAAAAAGAATGAAGGGCGGTGATTGTGGTTGTTCTTCCCCTGTACCATTTACCGGTGGTAAAAAATCTAGACGCAGTACTAAGAGACGCAGTACTAAGAGACGCAGTACTAAGAGAGGCAAATATGGTGGATTCATGGGTGTTTTAAAAGAAGCCATTGTTCCATTCAGTCTTTATGCACTTCAAAAGCGTAGTCAACGCAAGACCTCTATGCCAAAAAGATTCAAGACATACAAAAAGAGATTCACAAAAAAAAATACCAAGCGTTAAAAATAATAAGTAAAAATAATGAAAGTATTATTATGTAATTAATAAATAATACAAGATAAATAAATATATTAACAGATTCATGATAATATATTTGTTAACAAAAAAAACTAGGCGTCCCTAGTGTTGCTTTCCGATTTCGAGTCGGATTGATTCCACATTATGTGGTATATCAGCCTATAGTGCAATTCTAAACTATATCGTAGCATTGTATGTTAATTGGGCAATTAATTGCCAATATAACTCATCAGCCTTATTACTTACGAAGATGATCAGTCTTATAATAAGTAACAAATTCTGTTTTATTATATTGGTTCTTTACCACAACAATTAAATCATAATACATAGAGGGAACGGGGTTGTTCTAATTAAGAATACCCAGATGATAAATCATCATTTATACACGGTCGAATGTGCTTTTCACGCTATCTATGTCTAACCATACCTCTAATTATTCTTGTTATAAGGGGGTCGATATTATTAACAAATATCTATTTTCGCCACTGGTTAATCTTGGTTAGAAGATCATTTTTATAATTTTTATTTTTTTATAATTTTTATTTTGTTTTCTGTATTATTGTTCTCATCAGAGCGTCCTCTGGTTGCTTTCCGTCGTCCAAACGGTTTTGACAGACAAACTAATTAAAGTTTATCCTTGACGTCAATCTTGTGCAATTTCTAAACAAGATGTTGGCATCATCGAATATTTTCAATAAACTTTCATTTTATCATCTAGGTCCTAGATGGTGGCCAACCGATATAGGTTATTTGATAAAACTAATATTTATTCAAACTATTCATTTACATAGAGGGAACGGGGTAATATATATGACCCAAATAACTAACATCAATCCCAGAGCCTATATCTCTGGAACTAGCAATCCAAATAATACTTACACAAGCGAACACACTGGAACCTTGAGCAAGCGATTATGTTTGAGAGTCTCTTTTATAGTGATGGTTGTTAACTATCTTTTATACACGATCGAATGTGCTTTTCACGCTATCTATGTCTAACTTTACCTTAATGAATCTCAGAATTGTACCTTATTGATTCATTATACAGAGCCAAGTTAGTAGCTCGTAATATACTATATCTTAATTATAACTTCAATTTTTTTTATATCGTTTTCAATGACTCTCTCTCTTCCTTTTCCTTTTCCTTTTCCCTTTCCCTTTCCTAGTTATGTATTATAAGATGAGAGCTATTACACATTATTTCATTACGACACATTGGACATTCTTTAATTAGGTTATCATTTGAAGTTTTTGTGCGAAGCTTTCTCCAACAATCTCCACAAAATTCATGATTACATGGAGTTGTTATACTGTCTTGCTTATGTTCAAGTAACCACACCGATTTTCTAGCACACCATCTATTTCGAGTAATGGCCTCGTAACATATTGGACAATCATCAAATTCGTTTTCGGGTTTATCATTATAGTAGTTGTCTCTACATGTTTGTAATAAATGCCATCGTTCGTTCAATGCTCTAACCATTCGGTTTTTAGATAATGATAATGGAATTGGATTAAATATCAAATTTTTACTACATTTACCTTTTGCTCTTGATCTATATGAGAGGTTATTTTCATACGGTGTTTCAAATGCAATCACTTTCAACTCCTTCATATTGTAGTTACCAAAAGTTGGACATTCCTTATCCTTCATTACTGTCACCAATATCTGATATTTATTCCGCATAGTGCTGTTACATTCTAGGGGTCCATGACGTGCACTGTCACAAAATATGCAGTTTTGAGTTCCGTTGGTCATACTAACTAATTTTCTTTTATTAATAAGTAATAATTACTACAGACTATAGTGTAATTATATTTAAGTTTTTAAGTTATTTAAGTTTTTTAAGTTGCATTGAATGAATGTTACATTTTTTCTTCAATTTTTTTCCAGAAAAATGTCCCCCATTGGTGATTTATCTGTAAACTATTGATATATGAATTAAATTAAAGATATTTAGATAATAGTTTATATTAGAAATGGATGGATTTCAAGATAGTATAAAAAAATGGGTACATCTAGATACCAAAATAAAAAAACTAAACGATGATATCAAGGAAATACGGAACGAGAAAAACAAAATGTCTGAGAATATCATTCATTTTGTAGATGATAACCAATTAAGTTCATCTACTATTAAAATTTCGGACGGAAAACTAAAATTTACAGAGACTAAGCAAACTGCACCGATTACTTTAAAATTTCTAGAGTCGTGTTTATTAGAAACAATTGGCGATGAAGATAAAGTAGCCCAACTTATAAATTATATTAAAGAAAGGAGAGAAACTAAATTAATTCCTGAGATTAAGCGGTATTACAACAATTAATTTATGTACACAATATGTATATGGATAGCATTAATTATAAGAAAGATTTTGTATTTATGACCGATAAAGGCGGGAATTTAACCGGTGGTGGTTTTAAGATTCAATCTGATTTATTAAAAGATACCATAACTGGTGTTGGAAATAATCAATCTGGTGGAAACAAAAATAGTAAACGAATTTCGACCAACTCATCTAGTGTTTTCGATTCTTTGAAGGATTTGGTAATTCCCGCTGGTTTATTCTGTAATCAAGGTGATGAATGTGTACGTGATCATAGTATTAAATATCAAAATCATGACGAACCTTTACATGATTCTATATATGACAAATTATTAGATTTGGTTACACCTGGACATAGAATGACATACTCAATTAAAACAAGAAAGAAGAGAGAAAAACCAAACAAAAAGTCGCGCAAAAGAGTATAGAAATTTTATTCGGCGTAATAGTTAATTATTAAATATGTTATCTAATAATTAATTGTTTTTTATTTTTTACATTCATATGGTAAATGAATTAAATTAAACTCCATACCTTTTTATTGAATGGAGCTACCAATATTTCTGGTATTCTCTTTTTCCAATAGTCGACACGTTTCTCTTGTTCAATATCTTTTACGGTTTTTGGATATAATGAAGATGTATCCATAATTTCCTTTTCTTCGTCTGTAATTCTTGGCTTGTAACCAAAACAATTTGCACCAAATTTGACATTTTTATTTGCTATATAACCTCCGTTAATACCTGGTCTACCACAGTCATTTTCATGACCAGGTTCGCCTTGTAAATGCTCCCATGTTTCTTTTTGTGTTGGGAATAAACCTAATTGTTTATCAGACCATCCATAGCTACACCATTCTGCACCCTTTTCATACGCATCTTCCATTTCATCATATGTTGCTAATCTTGAACCATATGCTTTACATAATGCATCGGCGTTATCATATGTATACTTATTACCGGGAATATGATATACTTGGGGCTCAATTGTTATTTCTGGAATTGGAGCAACTTCGTCTCTAGCCTCCGTTTCTTCTACAGTAATATCTAATGTAGGTGTTGTAGTAAATAAATTATTTATTTCTGCTGTTAAATTTATATTAAAAAAATAAGACATACCGTTCATTAAAAATACGGTTAGCAAAACACCACCCATTAAAATAATCATGGAATTGGAACCGCTGCCATTATTACTTGTGTCTGATGTCATTGAATTTTCTTTTTTTCCTAAATTTGCAAATATCATGATAAAAACAATTAATATCACTAAAAACAATAACAATGATGAACTCCCTAAAACGAATCCTTGTGTATTGTTGTTTTTCGTTGTTTCATTTTCATTTAATGTTGGTACTCCTAATACTGAATTATAGGACATAATCATTATACTATATATTTATTCATTATTTATTTTTTATTTCATTCGTTTCTATGTATTATTTATTTTTTTCGATAAAACAGACAATATCCAGATGTGTTATTCTTACCGTCGAATTTTATTTTAGATACTTGGGTATCATTAAACAAATACCAATCAGTTGGACCTACTTTGATGGTTGCAGTATAGTGTCCTCCTAGGGTGCCTCCACTATGATTACAAACACCAAATAATTCATATTTATAGGACTCCTTATTGTATCCTTCTACATAATTACTTAAATCTAAATTGTCTAATTCCAAATCAACTGGTTTTTGTATTTTCTTCCCATTGTATGTGAATCGTTTTAAATCTATCACCATGATTTTCGGTAAACTCCAGAACACTATTTTTTTATCAACATCTTGTTTTTCTTTTGTTTTTTCATTATACCACCCGTTCTCTCCCTCTAATGTTTCACTAGAACAATAGTTGTCAAAACAATCCTTTATAGAACATGTTAATCTGTTTATAATAATCGGTAAATCTATAATAAAATAAGGTTCTGGTTTTACGCTCATAATCGCACCATTAGCCTCTATTTTAGATACATGAATTCCATAAAAAATGTCGAGTATTTCAGAATATTCTTTGCTATACATTGTTTTCATGACATTGAAACAACTAACTGCCAATTTATCAGTATTATTGATAACATCGCCTTTTATTTTCATATCGACTTCTCTCCGCATACCATTATGAAATGTGTCTATGATAAACAATAAAAATTCTGGCAAATCATTTTGAGCATATCCAGTAAATATCTCTCTGCCTTTTTGTTTGGCAACTGAATGTATTGCTTTAATAAACCCACCTGGAGAAATTATCCGGTTTTCTTCCCACATAAGTGTACGCAATTTATCCCATTCTACCAATATTTTTGAATCAAGAATATACTTTTGATTATGATGAGCAGATAAACGATTTTTATAGTCGCCATTTTTTTCATCTAAAAATATATTTAATTCATGTGTGTGACTTAATACTTGCATACATGAATTGATAAAACATGTATTTCCTAAATTAGCCAATCCTGTTAATCCATTGCCTTTTTTATTCATGTGTTATAGAATGATATAGACGAGTATTTAAATGAATTCATTTAATAATTACCATGTTTACACATTTAAATATATTTACATTGTATATTTAATGGACCTGAATATTCAGAATCGTTATTTAGATATATATAGCAACATTCTTCAGAATACATTGGTTAATTATAACCAGACAATTGATACTATACGACAAGTAGAGACTGGTATAAGACAATTAATGAGACATAACAACGAAAATAGTTTATTAGACAACGATTATAATACGAATCATAATAGAAGCTATGGATATCCCAGAACAAATATAAATAATAACATAAACCAAGAACTATCCCACGAAGGATATTTATTTCGCGATCCATATTTATCGCAATTTTATTCACATAGGAACCAACCTAATTCAAATAATAGAATGCGACAACCACAACATACATCAACACGACCATCTACCAGAAATTACAATACATCTACTAGGAGGCAATCTTCTGCTCCGTCTGTTCGACCTGCTCCGTTTGTTCCATCTGTTCGACCTGCTCCGTCTGTTCGACCTGCTCCGTCTGTTCGGTCGGTTCCTGGTATTCAAACCACTAGAAGAACAAATGTAACATTTGATCAATTACCTTCATTGTTAACAAGTTTTTTTACGAATAGTATGACTCAACCAAACTTAGACAATTTAACACCTGTAATAGTTAGACCCACACCAGAGGAAATTAGTAATGCTACAGAAGATATCTCGTGGAATGTGGATATCGGATCTGATATGTGTCCAATTACACAAGAACCGTTTAATTCATATGATATTGTATCACGAATTCACCAATGTGGACATTGCTTCAGTCAAGATGGTCTTAGACAATGGTTTACATTAAGTGTATATTGTCCTGTATGTAGATATGATATTCGCAATTATACAGAGAACACAAATGAAGATAATGAAGATAACGAAGATAATGAAGATAGTAATAATGGTGGTGATAGTAATAATGGTAGTCGCGGTAGAGATATAGATGAGAATGAAGATGAACATGATAACGATGAACCTGACAACGATGACGCAAATACAAATAATATATCAAATAATACAACAGATAGTGACATTTTTACTAGTGATTTATTGAGGTCGGTTACAAGACAACTCACTCAATCATTGAACGAAAACTTGCATGGATCAACAAATGCAAACGACATTTCTAATAATATTGCCAATACTGCCAATAATCTTGGCGAGATAACATTTGAGTATATTGTACAAACCCCAGATAATGTATATTCCTCTACATCTTTGTCAAATGACAGTTTATCTAACTTGTTTCGTAATACATTTTTAGGTAACAATCGATAACATTATTTTGAATTAGTGTATACATAGATAGATTATATAAAAATATATTAAAGTTTTAGTTATAATCATATACAAAATACAATGTTTATGAAAATGTATAACCGTATAATAGATATTATTATTTCTATGAAACCGTTATTAACCTTTTATGTAGGGTGGATTTTTATCCATTATGTATCTTCGCATTTATATACAACATATTGTACACCATCCACATGGTACGGATTTGTATTTTCCCCATTTCTCTCTATAACTCCATATTGTATTGCTTTTAGGTGGGTCATCCATGAAGGTGGAAATATTATATATACTATGTGGGCTTCTCTAGGAACATGGTTTATGTCTAATATGTTACTCAAAACATAAAAAATATAAAAAATATTAAATAGTCTGCGCCCAAACTATGTAATACCGAGTGTTTTAAAACTTCACTATCCCCTATGAAGCATATAATATTAAAATTCCGATATAAACACTTCTAAAAACTATCGACTGGCATAAAGCAGACAATTTACTCGATTTTTTATCATTTATAATAGAGTGATCAGCTGTATTATAAATGATCTTCTGTCTCGTATAATTATCCACCTACTATAATGATAACGGCCTAACTAACCATAGGCAGTAATTTCTTACTTTTATAACAAATCCATCGTCCCTATGATATATTCAACCGTCATTAAATATATCATTGTTCAAATCGCCATATTTGTTTTTTAACGCTTCATTACATCTTGTTCTACCTGTTTGAGCCGAACAAGAAGCTCACATTCCTCTATCACCCAAATTTTACAACTACCGAGTAAGCATATTTTAGTCCTCTTAGTCATAGTTGCAAATCACTGGAATGTTTCTGGGCCATGAGCTATCCGGCCCCATATATATCTAAAGAATATAATATGGTATGGGAAGGCTACATAAGTATGCTCACCGGTTAAGGTGGCTACACACCCCCTGCTTGGATTTTTAAGCAGGATTCAGGACAGTTTAATGACTTATCCAGGTCAATGTTTATTAGCTTTTATCTCAGTATATGTATTTACTCATAAATAACTGAACAACTTCATTTTTTTTACTTGAATGCCGTTAATTACTACCCTGATATGTTAGGTCAATAGTAGTTGTTCTACAATATGCACATCTAGCCGTATGTCCTCGAGACAGTTCCATTGATATGTTCTTTACGAAACAAGGAGAGCAAAATGTATGACCACATGGAGATGTACATTGCGCCTGATTTCCGAGAGGATCTAAACAGATTGGGCATACATTTTGTTCTGCTTCTTGTCTTTCTTTTTGTGCGGTGATAGTATTTATTTGACTATTGAAATCCGTAGATATTTGAACAATTCTCCGGATAAGCTGACCTTTTGTAAATTTACAGAGAGGTTTGCTTCTCTGTGTACGAGGCTGTAGTACAATACTGCCAACGATATTGTTACTATAACTTCTTCCGTATTCAAGCAAATTTACAGCAAGACGTAGAATGTTTTTTGAAATATCAGGTAGATGTTGCTTCCATTTACATGTTAAATCTGAAATGAGGTATTCAGCAAAAGCAACATCTTGACGAGAGTGAACATGTTTACCTACCTTGGTATCATTATCCGAACAACTAGAACTGGATTTTTTGAAATTTCTTGATGACATGCTACTAAGTTTTTGAATGATACTATACTCATAAATACGACAGCAACTTCAATTTTTATGGGAATTCTTTTGACACGACCAATAATGTACTCTTTCTTTATGTGAAGAATGTTGTAATACTTTTCATTCCATTCTTTGTGTTGTCTGTCTCTCTCAAATACGCATCGAATAACAATGCCTTCACCTCTTTATTCTTCAAATCGGATATTTTTGTCGCTAGTTTATCGGGTTCATCAATCGTATTTTTCAAAGTCTCTATTTGCATTTGAAAATTACGCTTCTTTCGCTTAAATGCGTCAATATTTTCTAGGACTAGTGCAAAGACTTGTTGTACTGGTTTCATTATTTGATTGGTAATGTAAAACGAGTAATTCGGTCTAATTTTATTCTGTATTATGTAATCAGGGTGTTCTATTTTTTCGCCTTGCAAGGCTTTCTTGTTTTTTGTTTCAATATATACAAATGGTATTCTATCACCACTACTTGGTTTATTTCCCGGGTCACGTTTACCTATACGATCAGCCAATACTTTATGTGCGATTTGTTTGGGATTTTTATAATTTGAACGAAGTGATTTTGTGATGATTAATTTGTCCATTGGATATTTCTCCTCGATTATATTTTGTAAACAAGATTGAAGAAATTCCACAGCTTTTTGTATGTTTTTCTCTTTCATAAGAATATCAATAATACCACCATATACATCCTTTACAATCGGAGCATTATCTCTACGCTTCAATACAATCCCCATACTTTTACGACTACCCTTATTTGGATCATTTTCATACAACATTCCAACATATCGCTTTTTGGACAGTAAACAGAATGGCATGAATGTCTTTTCATATTCCAAATCATGTGGTTTCTTCAAGAATTTCGTCGCCATTTCTCCAGCTTCTTTTGCCAATTCAATCGTAATTTCTAATGCTTTTTGACCACGAATTTCTTCACCTTCTGGTGTCTTCAAATTAAAGGTAAAGAATACAGAATCTGTATTATGAACAATCATATTACCTATACCGGCAGCAAAATGATGATTCTCAGTTGTCAAGTCATATACATAATCATCGTATTCTATTTCCATGAGTTTCTTTATTGCATTACCCTCTTTTCTCTGTGCGCCTTTGGTCGCTGTAATCCTATAAATATTTTGCTTGTCGGTGCGTGTATTAATGGATGTCTTATATCCAATACTATTTGCCAACCAACATATGTGTGCAGCACTAATTTGACTTTTTTGGTCAATTCTTACATAACCGTTTTTATCCTTGTCGCCATCCGCATCATATAATCCTTCCCAAAACGCTTCTCTAATATCGTCAGTTCCATTCAATATAAAGTCTGGAATTATTTTACTCTTTCCACTATACATATGACTTCGATATGTTTCTATAAACTTACTCTTAGTTCCATACACATCACTGTTAAATGTAATTTTGTATACACCAGAACTTTCTATTGTATCATATATTTGCCATGTAAATTCTGGATAACACGATCTACACAAGCTAATATATTTATCTAATACATATTCATTCGCATTATTCAATGCCCAAGACGCCTTTTTTCCACTAGGACAATCGTATATTCCACAACTTCCATCACCAAAGAAGAATCCATATATTTTTGCCATATCAGCCGTCATTGATTCGTTCGTTAAATTGTGCTCCAATGTGTTGTGCTCCAATGTGTTGTTCTCCAATGTGTTGTGGTCCAATGTGTTGTGGTCCAATGTCTTGTGAAGTAACTTTGTGCCAATAGTAACTTCTTTGGGGGATATTTCAATGCCAGTATCTAGTATGAGCGAATGGTCATCAGTTACATCTACCATTCCAGTATGTGTTAATACTCGGATCATTTTCTTGTGACTGGCTAATTTATGTCGTATTACTCGATGTAATCTCGTCCACCCCTTATCTGTCCAGGTTTCTACATTCGTCAATTCACAAAATTCTTTTTCTTGTTTACCTTCCTCTAGACATTTGGTCCATTTGTTACCACCATACTCTTCTGCTAATGTTTCCATTTCAACAATTTGTAATTGTCCATTTATTTTTACATAGACTGGTGTATATTTTGCTACACTATCACCGTACACATACTCAGCATTTGAATGAACCTTGCCAAACTTAGTTTCTACAATAATATCACCATATGTTTCTTCAATGACACGCTTTGCATAAGTCAATAGTTTACGACCGGTTGCGGTACATGATGCAGCTACATCTTTCTCGTAAAATGTACTCGTTTTTGCACCACATTGACCATATAATGAATTCGCTGTCAACTTATAACTCAATTGTCTTTTATCGAGAATGTTTTTCATAAACTCATCGGTTTGTTGTGGAATCATTTTTCTAGTTGCTTTTCTTGACGCCAATAATTCTTCTAAAATCGAAGGCATGATTGCTCGTCCTTTTGGGAATTGTGCAAATCGACAAACCTTGGTACCGCTGTGTGTTTTTTCGGATTTGCCTCTCGCATTTGGTATCCACTTGAATGTATCATATTCCACATCTACATATTCATAGTCTGGCAAATTATCGTATATAAATTTACCTGAACGGTCCTTTTCACCTGTTTCGCGAATTTGATTTCCATTGAGGTCATATTCTTTTGTCCATACCTTACTATCATGTGACAGATTTTCACTAATCATTGACGACGGGTAAAGCGAACTATAATCAACACAAGCAACCGGATTATCCAAGTATAAATCACATTTTGGGTCTAATACAATTGCTCCCTCGTATCCATCATCAAACATTGGTTTTTCTAGAACAGGCATTAGCGTTTTCTTTTCTCTACACTTCTTCGCAATATAACTCGTTAGCTTAATTCCTTGACCACGCATTACCAAGAAATTGACAGGTACACTACAAATTTTCGCCATTTCTACATATCCTGTCATGACATCGATCTTATTCATCAAATGGTGAACTAGATTACAATCCTGAATACAGTATTTCGCAATAATGGCTCTTTCATCCGGACCTTCGTTTGTCATGCGGAAAATATCTTGGGGAGTTACATCATCTTTGGCTAGCCCCCATTTTACATGTTTTGTCATATCGGGACTTTCAATGCCTTCTATTTCAAATGTTCCATCCTCTTTATTTACGCATGATACTTTAAACTTTTTTCCCTCTTTGTAATAGTCTGATGAATGACTCGTTTCTTCGAAATTAATATAACTACCATTTTCTAGACCAGTTAAATTTTTGCTGAATATTTTGGTAATGGTATTCGCAGTGTTAGCTGTATTGGACAAAGTGTTCGTAATATCTTCTCTTGCTGTATCATGAACATGTTCTAATTTTTTCACATCGTCACCGATAAAATACCCAGACACAGAATCGAGCTTATAAGAAGTCAAGTTATAATCACGCCTGAAATAATTATATAAATCCACTTGGAGACGACCCGTCATTTTGATAAATCGTAAATCATGTTCACCGCTGGCTATGACTATTTTACTTTCTTCAATATTTATTCGTCCTTCGTCGTCTTTATTGCCACATACCTCACCAACATTTCTAGATAATTTCAAAAACTCCTCCTCGCAACTATTTTCACGCGCACGAATATGCATAAATTGGTAATCAAACCCAAATATATTGTAACCAATAATAATGTCTGGATCTTCCTTTAAGATTAAGTCTTTCCAGGCCAATAATAATTCGCGTTCTGTTTTGTAGGATACAACCTCGCTATTTTCAACCTCTTTAATATCACTACAAGTATTTAATACCACACAATTGTTTAAGTATGGTTTTTCTTCACCATATTTCAGAAAAGTTGACCCTATAAAGGTTACTTTGTCACCTTCTAAATCAGGGAAATTTGCACCTTTGAAGGCAATCGTTAAATTATCTACTTTTTCCTCACGCTTTAATAATCCGGAATTAATCAGTTCAACAATTGTCATATCTGTATTCGCATCCTTTACTTTCTGATTTGAAGCGCTTTTTTTCCCAAATTTGGAATAATAAGAAGAATCGGCGCTGTTATCTTGGTCGTTATCTTGGTCGTTACCATTGTCTTCTTGTCGGTCCATTTGCATTTGTTCAAATAAAGTTTCAATCGTATTTTCTTGTACAACTGCCTTACAAAGATCTTTGATGGGTTGTTTAAATAATGTCTCGATTCTCTTGTTAATTTGCATCAATGTCATTTTTGTTTTTGGAAATACTTTGTCAATGTTGATAATATCGTCGTAACCAAATGCGGTTTTGATTATTTTTGTCAATTCACCCTTGGTGAGTTCACCGTTATTAGCATCATAGTATTCCATGATATTACCAGCGAGCTTCTTATACGATTTTACTGGCACTGGGAAATCACCATGACTACTACTTGCTTCAATATCAAAACTACATATTTTGTAAGGAACAATGGTTTCTTTATTATTAAGAGGTATAATATCTTTGTTACCAATTTCGTATTCATATTTACAGGATGTTTTCTTTTCAATTGGACGCTTTGCTTTATTTAATGGAATAGATATCCACCCAGATGGACTAATTTCTTTGATATGAAAATAACGAAGCAGTGGTGGGATATTGGCTTCATATAAATAGGTATGTGTATCTTGAAATACATACCCATTGTCCATGAGTCTACGACCATTTTGACCATTTTCATAATATAGATTTTTTACTTTATTCAGTGCCGATGTATTGTTGAATTTTAATTGTACGAATTTATATTCTTTACCGGCATCAAACCCATATAGCTTATGTCTTTTTATAATTTTACAATCGCATATGGAATTTTCATAATATTTCCCCACCTTTTTCTTTAAATGTGACAAGAATTCTGTTTTTCGGTCGATTGTCCAATCATCGCCCACTTTGACATAGAAGAATGGTTTGTAATCATTGACGAATACACTGAACGTTTCACCAGTTTCATTGATACCAAACATTTGAATGACAAATTGCTTCACATCGCGTTTAACTTTATACTCTTCACCACTATCACTACCACTCTCACTTGACAATTCTTTTTCTATGACCTTGTCATATATGTTAAAATCGAGAAGTCGAAATGATTTATCCATGGTTGGCATGTTGATCTATTAAATATACTATTGTTTTCTGTTTATTTTCTTTATCAATTTTTTATTATAAGTATTATAAAAAATTCATATTTTGATTATATTTTCTCTCTTTCTGTGCCTTCATTATGAATAAATAGATTAAATGGTATTATTTATAAAAAAGGTTCTATTTGGATTTCCAAATTCGTCTATATTTTTATTTATATCATAATTATTTATAAATTCTTGATTTATTCCTTTGAACATCCCTTTAAAATTAATAACTTTTTCAATATTCCACATGGTTATATCATAATTGAAATGTGTACAATTATAAAACATATAACTCATATCTGTGACATTAGATGTATTCCAATTGCTAATATCTTCGTTAAAAATTGGTATAAAATAAAATAGTTTTTCAAAAGAAGTTACATGTGATACATCCCAATTGCGAATATCTCCATACATAAAAATGGCCAGTTCTTTATTGTATATCCATTCTAATAACATAAAATGTATATTGCTATTTGTTATAGTATTATTTCTCTTACTAAAACTCGGTTTACTGTTTAGTTGATACTTACTAAGATCTATTTTAAGAATATCATTATTCATAATTATACTACTATTCGGAGTAATAGTAATTTGACCTGAAGCATTACATTTTATCCAATACCCGATATTCGCTTGTATGCTATCATGAGTGATTAGAGTAAATGTATTTGTAGATGAGTCATACATATGAAGTGTATTTGATTCAATTAGATTTGATGATACTGATGCCGTTGAATTTGCAATCGATGAATTCCACCCAACAATATTCCAACCACTATTTACACTACAATCAAAACTAGTTGGTACTGAACCGGTATAATAACTATATGATGTATCATATGAATCATTTGTATTATTAATAAAGTACGCAGTATTTTTAGATACACTAATAGAATTATTGTTTGTAATCGGAGTATCCTGATACTGACCAGAGCTATATTTATATATAGTATTATTGCTATTCACATTTGTAATATTTCCATCATAGAATGTGTATATAATATTCACTCCCGGTTGAATCTTCAAATTGATTATAGATTCGGTTGCAATAGTAACATTAGCTATCTCCGCATCCGTTGGTGCTGATACTGGTGTACTAGTATTGAAGTTAGTTGCTTGAGCAGTAGCGATTGTTTCTGTAGCAACCGTAATTTGTGTCGCCTTTACAAATACTTCTTCGAACGATCCAGTTACATCTATATTGGATATATCTGTATTTACTGCCTGTATAAAGGTAGTACTATTACTGATTATATAATCACTTACAGTTACTTCTGAATTATCACTAGTAACTTGATTGACTATACCACTTATATCTTGAGCAGAAGACAAATTAATGGTTTTAGTTGTAATATTTCCATCATTTGCTATTTTGATAATGTTATTGGCTAAGGAATTCATAATTGTATCTTGAGACACTGCACTATTATTAATCGCACTTGTCAGAGTATTCACCGTAACTTCTATTTGTTGTACTATCTTTGCCGTAGCATGGTCAGATACCGCAATAAAATCGCTGGTTATTGTTTGGGGCGTAATACCAAACGCTTTTGCTAAATTAGTAGTTGATGATGTTAATATACTAGCATCAATGGTACCAGAATTAGAGGCGGATGCTTTAACAATATTGGTTAAAATAGTGGATATGGGAGTTACATTTAATACAGCAGAACCCGAACTTTTTGCGATATCCTTTGTAGAAATACTTGACATGGTTGTTGTCGTTACTTTACCAGTACTTGTATCTGTACCACCTGGTTGAAAAATAATTGTATATACAGTTGGATAGTCATCTAGTTGTGTAACTAACTCATATTTTCCGGCGTAATCAGTAGTAAAAGTTTCAATAGGTGAGTTCAAATTATTACTATCATATAGACCTCCATTCGCTCCACTAATATATCCGTCAATGAGTCTACCTGGTACATATGGTGCTATATCCAATACAATATCAGTCTGCCAATATAATTTGTATGGCACATTTGTCTCAGTTGAATAATCAATAAAAACCTTTTTACTGTTACCTTCATGTATGCTATTTCCAGAAAAATTATCTTTATTGCTATTCGTTACTATATGAATAGTATCAGAATTCAATGCTTGATTCGCACTAGCATCATTCCAATCTTGTCCGTTTGTTGTATCAACTGTGTAACAATTGCTTATGTCAATACGGACAATACTACCCTTAGTGGTTATCCCAGTATTACCACCTGCTATAATATTTCTACCATAAGCATAACAGTTTATTGCTTGAGCAGTACCATTATTCTCACCAGCAGCATTTCCAAAAATACCACTACTAGCAGTTGTTGCACTATTAAAATTACTAATATTACCATTAAAATAACAGTTTATTGCTTGAGCAGTACCATTATCCTTACCAGCATAATGATTAAAAATACCAGTACAACTATAATAATTTAATTCTCCTTCAAAATAGCAGTTTTTGGCTATAGCATTACTACTATTAGAACCAGAATAACTGCCAAAAATACCAGATGTATT